CTTGTTGATTAGTAGATTCTTTGTTTGATTTTGAACCAAACATTTTATCTAGGAATGAAGGCCCTTGTTCTAGTTTCTTTAGTTCTTCTGCAACCTTTTTTTCCGCCGCTTCTTTTTTCTTTGCAGCTTCAGCTTCTTCAATTGATTTTTTCTTTGCGATATCAGCCGATTTTATATCTTGCTCTGCCTTTTTCTTTGATGCGTCGGCTGCTTTTAAATCTTCTTCTGCTTTTTTCCTAGTTGCTTCTGCTGCCTTTTTAAATTCTTCGTCACCTGATTGTTCTGCTTTTTTCTTTACTTCTTCTGCACGTTTTAAATTTAATTCGGCCTTTTCCCTAGCTGCTTCTGCTGTTTTTAAATCTGCTTTGGCTATTTCTTGAGGAGTGTCTGCTAGTTTTTTTCCAGCTTCGGCGCCAACTTTTTCACCTATCATTTCGCCGCCCTTACCACCTAACCAACCACCAACTGCGGCACCTAATATTCCACCTATTGCAATGCCCACTGGTCCTGCGACTGCACCAATCATTGCTCCTGCTTTTGCACCGCCCAGTGCGCCTGCGACACCGCCGGCTGCTGTTCCTGCTCCTCCACCGACAGCTTCACCCTTTTTAACACTTCCCTCTTGTTTAGATATTTTACCTTCTTCAACATCTTTGCTGGCTTGTTTAACACCCTGATATGCACTTATTGCACCAGTACCTAGTGACAATGCTGAACCAATTAAAGGTGCATTTTTAGCAATTCCTGCTAATGGTGCGGCCAATTTAGAAAGCGCAGTGCCGGCTGCTGTTGCGGCTGATGCGGCGGTTCCTGCTCCGCCGGCGGCTCCGGCTGCTGTTGCGGCTGCTGGTGCAGCTACTGCGGCTGCTGCTGGGGCTGCGCCGGCAGCTACTGTTGTAGCAACAGGTGCAGCCATCTTACCAGCCATACCTAATGCTGTCTTGACAGCATCAGCACCCTTATCTGCAATTCCTTTAATAGCCTTTGAACCATAAGCTATTGCAACACCACCTACTGCGGCTGCAGCTAATGTCGAACTAATAGTTAATGCATTAAATCCGCTTAGTAATGGATTAGTAACAGCAACAAGTTTATCAAGTGCTTTTCCGGCTTCAATTTCTATAGTAGTCATCTTAGCTCTAGCATCTTGAGCCGGATCTTTGCCTGATTGTTTACCTTCAGCGATTTTTTGTCGTGATAGTTCTAATTCTTTTGCGTAACTATCGTTTCTTTTTGCTGCTGCCTGTGACATTGAGTTTTCACTCATGCTAAAGTTCTTAGCTATTTCTGGAACTCTAGATGCAGCAAATCCTACTTTTTCTGTTGTTTCTATTAATTTTTTATTGTACTGGTCTTGAAATTTAGCTGTTAACATCTCAGCATCGCCGCCGGCGGCAATACCGGCTTTTAATTTCTTTAATTCATCAGTTAGTCCTAAACGTGCAAGTGCCTGTGCTTCGTCACTAACTAATGTACCAGTACTTAAAAATTCACGAGCACCTTTCATGACGCTTTCGTCAAATCCTGCTAGTGTGTTTATAGCTTTTTCGCGGCCTTGAGCTTCTTTTCTTATAGCAGCTGCCTCGTCTGTTCGGCCGGCTGCATCCAATCTTCTTGCTCTAGTCTCCAAATTAATTTGAGCAACCTGTGCCTCTACTGCCCTTGAAGCATCTTGTTGTTTTTTCTTTAATGACTCAACATCTTGTCCTGTTAAACTAGAAAGAGCCGTTAGACTTTCTGTATATTCTAAACTTGCTCTTTGTAGTGCTGCTCGATCTTTTGCTTCGTTACTAATTGTCCTTCCGGACATTTGTTGTAGTTTTACATAATCCGCTTGATTCTGAATTAGTTGTTCTTGGCTAACACCTAAACGTTGAAATTCTTCACGTTGTTGATTAGTGATCTTAGCCATAGCAGTAAAGGCTTTAACACCTTCACCAGTACTTCCACCCAAACTAGTAAGAGCAGGTCCTAAACTCTTGATTGGATTGATAAGCGTGTCCATGTTCTTGGAAGTCACACCGGCGCTGTGCGCCATATCCATCAATTCTTTAGTTGTGAATGAGCCTGCAGTTCCAAATTGTGCAAGTTGATCATTTGCTTTTAACAACAAATCAACTTGTTGCATTTGTGCACCGGCTATTTTAGTGAACAACTGAACCGATGCACCGATTGCTTTACCTAACGGTCCAAAGTTTTCTGCTGTTTTAGCTACTGCGTCACCTAATGTGCTGAGTCCATCACTGTATTTTGCCATAGACCTACTAGGGTCTTGACTAATTAAGTTGTTGAATACTTTCTTTAATCCTTCTCCCCCAGTTTTAAGCGATGCGACATAGTTGTCCATTGCCTTTTTGTATTCTTCAGCGGCTTCAACATTTGCTTTGTACGCTCGTGATGAACGGTCTACTGCAACAGTGTTGCCATCAACTGCACCAGAATTTCTACCAAAAACTTGTTCTAGTTTTAGTTTATCAATGTCCTCTTGCTTCATCCCGAGCATCATCATACGAGCCTGATTCTCTAGCAATAGGTTATTATTGCCCATCAGTTCCGCTAATCGGTCCATCGATTCTCTTAGTTCTTGATTATTTTCATCCATAATTTTGCCAAATAAATATACTTGTATTTAGTATTGGGTAAAGACCCAATTTTAACTTAAAAGGAACAAAAATGGCATTAGATAACAACCCGCTGAAACAGTATTTCCGTCGTCCATCAGTATATGTAAAATTACCTAGCGGTGGTAAATATTATCCGCAGGGAGTAATAGACATGCCCGACAACGGCGAGATCCCGATCTTTCCTATGACAGCGATAGATGAGATTACTACAAAAACACCAGACGCACTATACAATGGTACAGCTATGGCAGAATTAATGAAAAGCTGTGTACCAAACATCAAAGACCCGTGGGCTATCAACAGTATGGACTTAGATGCTATATTGATCGGTATTCGTGCTGCAGGTGGTGGAAATGATATGGAGATCGAATCCGAATGCCCTGCATGTAAGGACATTGGAAAATATGGTATAAACCTCATCAACATGTTAAGTCAGATGAGACCCGGTAACTATGATACTGAACTAGAAGTCAATGACTTGAAAATCAAGTTTAGGCCACTGTCATACAAAGAAATGAACGAGGCCAGCATTGGTCAGATCGAAATTCAACGAGTGTTTATCATGTTGGAAAACGAACCCGATGAAGAAATTCGTAAGAATCGTGGTCAAGAGGCTTTGAAAAAAGTAACACAATTAACAATTAAACTATTGACTGGTGCGATTGAATACATAGAGACACCTACATCCAGAGTAGATAACAAAGAATTCATCTTAGATTTCTTGAATAACTGTGATAAGAATATGTATGTTGAGTTGCGTGACCATAATGCAAACTTGAAATCTCAAACAGAAATTAAACCATTGAGAATTAAGTGTGTGCATTGTGCCAATGAGTATGAGCAACCATTTACATTGAATACATCAGATTTTTTCGCCTAACGCTTCTCCGCCTTGATCCCAAAGGCATACAGAAGCTAATTGAAGGCTATGAAGCAGCCGTCAATGACATAAAGAAAAGTGCCATGTCCATGGCATGGTATATGAGGGGAGGTGCGACATATGAAGATATTCTGAATATGTCCACCACCGAACGAGAGCAACTCAAAGAACTTATAGATAGTAACTTAGAAGTAACTAAGAAGTCAGGATTACCCTTCTTCTAAACCCGTAACTGTTCATTTAGTCAATTATCGGCTTATTCTTTACATCTTGTTTCTCTTATAAAGATGTCCTTCGGACATCTAAGAACTTCGCTACGCTCGTTCTTATTCTGTTTAACTTTAATTACTGTTTATTCTATCATGGATAACATAACATTAGTACTTGCACTTGAAGCCATGGTAGTGCTAAAAAGCACCACCATTGGTAAAGGGTTTACTTGCCCGTCATCCATTGTTATCTTTTCCCCGTAATGTCAGCTATTTGTTGCTACTCTTACGCTACCGGTTGCTCTGTAAAGTTTATGGGACTGTAGTTAGGTCTATCAATGATCTTTCAATTGACGCCTTCGCAACGCACATTCTATAGCTTAAAGATAAAGTTGCTATAGACTTGTTGAAGGTTCGCTTTGTCGATTGCCTTCTCGGTATATCCAGAAAAATTAATTTCTGCTACTCCAGAATCTGACGGCACAGCACAATCTGTACAATCTCAAGGAGAGTCTAGGTACCTAGACCAAACAAATTTAAAGACTAAAGTGTTTTTTATTTTAAGGTAGAGAGGATATCTTTGGTTTTAAGATTTTCGATTGATGACTTGGTGTCTGTTGTTTCTGCGCCTGATGCGTATGTTTTGAATAAATCTTTGTTGTATTTCCAAAAATGATCGAACTCAATGAGAATCCAATCATTATACTTGTCAGAAGTATAGTATAGAAATTGATCAGTGATCCATGTAAGCTTTGACGGAACACAAACAAATTTACCCTTGCGGTTAAACTTCATAAACAAGATGTTTACATCGTTTGGTTCTGCTACTGCCATGAGTTGATCTAGCCAACTATTTAGTTGCTTGCACTCTCCTGCAAGTACTAAGTGAAAGGGGAAATCAGCGTAAGACTTCGCTTCTGCATTGAAACGTGTCCATGAATCAGGTGGAATTATATCCCCCTTATAAGATTTGGCTTGGTTCTCACTTAGATATTCCTTTCGATAGGCATTTGATCCACCTATATAGGCTCCGCTATGAGGAGCTCTAACAAAAGAATCATTGTATAGTTTAGACAAATAAGTAGCGATTTCCCGCTCAAACGAACTGCCTTTGTTTTTACTTTTTGATCCACCCATCTAATGCCTCTTTGTATAAATTAATATCTTTGTGTATTCTACTTATCAGTTCATGATGACAGTTGAATTTTTCAGCGAGCCTTCGATACAATCCATGGTGATAAGGGATAGACTCTAAAGATTCAATGATAGAAACTTTAAGTTCGGGATTAGTCTTGCGAATACTGGCTAGTAAACAATTGCGTTTTTGTTCAGGTGATCTAGTCTTACCTAGATTTTTTGTAACTCGTTTTTGAATGTGTTCTTGCGTCTGTTTTACTCCGGCGCGTTGTTCAGACCAAATCTTGCGTGTCGTTTCTGAAGGAAGCCACCCGGTATTGCTAGTATCACCACCATCTGAATAATTAGTTAAGATACCATCTCCCTTAATGATTCTGCCGTAAGTGGCCACTAATGTTTTTTCGTGACTCAATGCATCAGACTCGTGTGTGTATTCAGCTATTATCTCTACTTTTGGCTTCAATCCGGCAAGTTTAATCTCGGCTAAAAACTTTTTCTTTAGAGGATTACCGCCTTGCTTGGTATTAATAGTCGCTGACATTCTATACTTTTTTCCCTTCCCTACATAAAAGGGCTTGTTATTTCTTGGATCGTATAATACGTAAACATACCACATAAATGTCCTTTCAACTCTTACATTGTATTTATCATTTATGTGCAAAAAATACACCTATTAAATTATTCAATATCTACTGCATTACTGTATGTTGTAAAGCCGTTTTCTTTGATAACCTTTAGTACGTTTGGTACACGACCTGCTAGTTCTTCGCGGTGACTTACGATCCAAATAGATTTTTGTCTACGGCGAGACATGTCTTTCAAAATAGCAAGACTGTTTTCAACACCCATTGTGTCAAGTCCGCTATCAATCAATTCGTCAATGAACAATGTGTTTATAGGTCCGTACAAACTTTCATATACATCACGGAATGCAAAACTCAAGCCTAAGATTAAACGGTTACGTTCACCTCTGCTTAGGTTATCAAAATCAAGATCACGACCCAGTTCAGTTATTTCAACTTGCAAATCGTTTTTAAATACAACTTGATGTGGCAATCCAATCTTGTCAAGATAATGCGTTAGTCTTGTGTTTAGATAACTCAAGTTTTGGTCAATGATTTTCTTACGAACGAATGAATCCTTACTAGTCAACAAATCAAGTAAGAACTTTTGGTGTTCCATTGTCTTTGTCAGAGTATTAATCCCATCAAATTTTATTTCTTGCAAAGCTTGTCTTTCCATATCAACCACTTGTTCTTGATACGGATCAGCTTCCTGCGCTTTGACCTCAATTTGTGATAGTAAAGATGATACCTTTGCTCTGTGCTCAACTGCTTGGGTTTCGGTATCGTAATAAGTAGATGGCCTTTTGCCAAGATTGACGCTAGGCGTATCAAGAAGTTGTTCACTAAAGGGGTTATTTTCATGCTCTTTTTCTTCTATCTGTTTTTTAATGTTATCAATTTCAGTAGATTGGCGAACAGCCTCAGCTTCAGTTTTATAATGCGGTGTAGGTTTATCTCCTACAACTATAGGATTAGCAACAAGTTCATCTAATTGAAACTTCAAATCATCTAAATGACTTTTACTTGTGTTCCATAATTTAATCTTGCTATTCAACACACTTGTGTGTTGGTCGTCATGGAAGTCTTGACCACACGCATAGCATTTGTGTTCTTTAAGAGTTTCGATTTCTTGTGTTAGCTTTTCGTAATTTTTACCTTCTTTAGTAATGTCCTTACGTAAGCTATCTACTTTATGGTCTTGCGCAGCCTTCAATTGCATTTGCTGATTGTATAGAGCTAAATCTTTGTGGCTCTGTAACTCAACTGTAAAATCGATATGACTCAACACATCCATTTTTAGTTTCAGTGCATCAATATCTTTATCTTGTTTCTGCATCCACGCAGTTTGTCTTGCAATCAAAGCAGTATAAGTATCATGCTGTAACTTTTGACTGTTCCAAATAGCTAAATCCTTGTGTGCTTGCAACTCAGATTCAATATCAATTTTTATTAGGTCATCATACTCAACTGCAAGGCTACTCAAATCTTCATCATGCTTTTTAATCCAAAGCATTTGTCTACGCTTCAGTGCATCAATTTGTTCTTTGACTCGCTTGTTGGCTTCTTCTGTTGCCTTGATTCTAAATTCTTCTTGTTGTATGTCATCTTTACTCTTGCGAATCATTTCTTTAACTATATCTGCTTTTTCAGATAGTAAAGTGATACCTAATAACTGTTCAATGATATCTTTTTGTTCATTGTTTTTCAAGGCAAGAAATGGCTCTGAATAGGTATTCAATACAACGATGTGACGAAACATATCAAGAGACATGTTGATGACTCGTTCAATGAATGCCTGAGTTTCTTTGTTCTCACCCTGTTGATCTTCTGACGCTTTTTGATGTACGTTGTTTACATAAAATTTTAATACATTAGGCTTACGACCTCGTTCAATTTTATAATCTGTGCCGTTTATATTGAACTCAAGTGTAACTATCATACCTTTTGTATTGGTACGATTAACTAGGTTGTCCTTACGAATGTTATTGATAGGCTGACCGAACAGTGCATAACACAGTCCTTGAATCAACGTAGTTTTACCAGTGCCGTTACGAGCACCATCACCGCCTAAGTCTAAGTTCTCACCTAGAATTAATGTAATGTCTTTCTTGTCAAAGTCAACCGCTTGGGTAACTTGTCCAATGCTTAAAAAATTTCTCAGGGTTATGTTCTTTAGTGTAATCATTCTTGTATGTTTCTATCCAACTTGCCGCCTCATCATAATTAACAAATACTGTTCTTTTATAATCAGGCAATTTTTTAGTATACTGCATTCCGTTCAAAAGGTCAATATCATATAAACCCAGACATGGTAAACTAAATATTTTATGCCAGTCTTCGTAATAGATGGTAGTAGAGTTTAACTTTTCAGTATATTTTAAAAATCTTAGATGTGTTTTCACCCTATGACCTATATATTTTTTTACTTCTTCTTCATTTATGACTATTTTCTTTTCAAGACCTGCTATAAGCGATGGATGGTCATCCATCGTTTCATAGAATCTGACATTAGTGAAATTAGTTGTTACCTCAATAAATTTCAAACTAAAAAAATGTTCTACTAAGTTTCTTCTATCACAACGTATTATGTGTATGTTTTGATTGGGTTTGATTTCTTTATTGAGATTCCTGATATAATTCATATCATGAGTATCAAGGTAATCCAATGTTCTTCTTGTATCTCGTTGGTATAAAGTTTTTATAAATTCTATTACGTGAGTGCCGCCGCATCTAGGTTCACGCACGGAATAAATGAATGGTTTTTCCATCATAGGTTATTGTAAATGTCTAGTAGAATTTTCTTGTCGAAATTTTTGCTTTCGATTGCATTGATTTGTTCAATCACAATTTGATCAACTGATTCGAATTTTAATCCGTCAGCACTTTGCCCTTCAGTAGGCTGCTCACCTTTAACCGGTATCAATGCCATCTCTCTTAATTTATGTTCTGGTATCCAAGTCTCACGTAAGAAGTTTGCTTCCTCATATGAGATTTCAATATCTAGGTGAACTCTAACATGACTGTCAATCAATAACAATCCCTCAGGGTTTTCCAATACATCACTTAACTTATGAACTCGAAATACAGGTTGACGAGGCCAACTGCGAAACTCTGGATCTTGTCCCCATTCAAGTATCATCATGCCACGTGCATCATCACCTGCATCTGCATAGTTATGCGGGAACGCATTTCCAATGTACCACACGTTACCTTTTGATTGCCGCTTGTGGAAATGTCCACTGAATACTTTATCAAAGTTTCTAACATGTTCTGCATTGACTTCACCGTGATCAGGCATCTCAATCATTGCGTTCATTAAAAAGTTAGGTAACTCAAAATGACCAAACAGATATTTGCCTTTTAACTTTTGTAGTTTTTTGTAATCCTCACCTACTAGCCACGGTGCGATAACCACATCATCTTTTTGAAAGAAGTCGTTGATGATCTTGACGTTTGGTAGATGTTTAGCCCACTCAATACTATGAATGTCCCTGCGATCACGATAATAAAGATCGTGATTCCCGGGAATGAAATACACGGTATCAAAGTTTGCATTTAGCTTTTCTAGTGCTTGAAGACCAAATTGCAAAGTTTGAATATTAATACTGGCTCTGTGGTGATTGTAATCACCCAAGAAGAAACATGTTTCACATCCTTCTTTCTTTGCAGTGGCAATGAACCAATCTACAAAGTTAGCACAGTCTTGATTATGTTGTAGGCTGTTACTCTTTAGTCCAAAATGCACGTCGGTGAAAACTGCTGCCTTCTTAAATAAATTCATTCATTGTCCTTAAGTTTGTATCCATTATAAAATTCCCCGTTTTTTGATTTTTCTCGAATAGTACTCATCCACTGACCTGTTTGTCTTTGGAACTCACTGATACTAGTATACACTTCTACTTCTCCGGAGTCACGCAATAAGGTAACCTTCTTGGATGTTTTTTCAGCACCTTTTAATCCGTTCTGTACTCTATATTTTTTTGCGAGATCTGGATTTTCTTTTTGCCATTGTTTTATTCCAGCACTATGTTTTTCTTTTGCTCCGGCTACTGAATCATAATATCCTTTTAAGGTAGTCGATCTGTTCTTACGGGCATCATCTGTGTGACAGTGCCTAATCATTTCTTGTCGTTCTTCGACAGTAGTACCCTCCCATTTTTTCTTGTTGAACAACCTCCATTTTTCACCTAATGCTTCTCTAATAATTACTACTTCTTCATCAGTGAACATAGTTAAATCATTGTTCAATCCATCACCACCGGGTGTGCTATTAAGCCCATTCTTATAAGAATTATATTGACTAATATATTTTATTTCTGCTAATGCGAGTTGAGATATAGAATCAAACCCAGCGTCAATTACTTCATATACACAATTATCAGGTCCATAATGATTAATAGCTTTGTGTAATTTTCCTTTAGGATTAGTGATTGATTCCTTGCAGTGTGTTTTCCAACGAGATTTTTTATACTCAGGTTTTGTATCTAACCCAATGTATACTTCTCCTAAAGGAACAACAGTGATTTTGTAAATGAACATTTTATAACCCTAAATGAATGATAGACTTATTTATCATTTAGGGATAAAATATTGATTATTCTTCAAAAGATGGAGCACCTGCCCCTGAACCTTGACGAGACCAACTAGGATTTAATCCGTTTATCTCTAAGATATCATCTCTGATGTTTTGATTTCGTTTTTCTGTATTGAGTACACGACAAAAACTGTTAGTGATAGCAGCCGTATAGTAAGCGAATGGGTTAGCAGATTTGGCTTCATTGAATCGTAAACCAACATATGTCAACTGAAGGATTGCTGAATTGCGCATCTCATCATTGTATGTATAGCCACGCCAATTGTATTTCATAGCATACTTTTCACACATCATGATGTACATACGGGCTAACTTGTTCGTGATCTGGCCATGATCTTTGTTGAAATTTCCGGTTGCTAAATCACCTTCCCAATGACTTTTCCCTATACAATAAAAGCTATTGTTTTCGTCTATCTTGTAGTGTTGGAATGGGGGGAAATTTACTTTGACATGCACCATGTCGTCAACATCTGCTTTAATTGGTGCGGCATCTTCTAAATCTGCAAAAATCTCATCCTGCTCATCAAACTCAAAGATATCTTTTGCTGTTTTCTTTTTTATCGTTTTTCTAGGTTGCTTTTGGGCTACGGGCACATGATCCCAAGTCATTATTCTAAATACCAAATCATTAGTTGATATTGAATTTGGGTCTACTGTAGAACCGGATTCGATAGATAATCTATGGGCTCTTGTTTCTTTTGCTTGTTGTATAACCTCGGGAGAGAATGCATGTTCATAGCATTTTTCTAATGGTTCTTGCGGCATATCAACGATGTAATCGTAGCGATGATATTCTGGTTTTGCGAAATAACAATAAGTTGTTTTACTTTCGTGAATCTCTTTGAGAATGTCTTTGTTGTTTAAATAATTTACAGGTTTTCTTGGTGCTGGTAATAGGCTCATATGGCTCCGTAGTTTTGTTGAGATAAGTGTAACACTTTCTTTGCAAAAAAGCAATAGAAAGATAGAGGAAAAGGTAAAAAGCGCATTATATTTATCAGATAAATATAGATAAGGATAATACTACTATGGCACGAGGACTTCAAGGAGCAACAAGTCAAACAAGACAACAAGGATCGGCTCAGGATCAATATAACTATGCCGCCCTCAAAGACTGGAGAGTCAGATTAAGTCTTGCACCCGGGGCGGATGGGTATATGTACAGGGCCGCTAATTCGGGTATTATGTCACCATTAGCAGAAACTGACGGTGTCATATTCCCCTACACCCCTCAAATTCAAGTACAGTATGCAGCCACATATGATACCTCCGACGTTGCACATAGCAACTACAAAATATTCCAATACAAAAACAGCAGTGTCGATACTATATCAATAACCGGTGATTTCACTGCTCAAGACACTTATGAAGCTAACTACATGCTCGCGGTCATACACTTTTTCAAATCTATGACTAAAATGTTCTATGGAAACGATCAGGATCCTGTCAATGGAACTCCTCCCCCATTGTGTTATATTTACGGTTTGGGAGAATTTCAATTCAATAAGCATCCTATAGCTATAACTAGCTTCGCCTATAACTTACCAAATGATGTAGACTATATTCGAGCTAGCATTACAGCCGATAGTATTGAAGCTGAAGACCAAGCTGTTGCTGCTAGATTTTCCGGTAATCCAACTAGCCAAAGAACTGCGAGTTCTGGCATCAGATCCGGCGGACTACCTATGCCACCTGAATGGTCTTTATTAAAAGGTAACGGCAATGCCCCCGGATCAGTCGAACCCACATATGTTCCTACAAAACTACAAATTCAAATAGGTGCTATACCGATAGTAAGTAGACGAGATATAAGTCAAAACTTCAGCCTGCGTGATTATGCTTCAGGTGAATTATTGAAGGGATCACAACGAGGAGATCAAGGTGGAGGTATCTGGTAATGGCATCAATTAATAATTTGTATCCGTCAACAAGCCCGTATTCAAACACGGATGTAGTAAATAGTAAATTCTTAGATGTTATGATTAACAAGCCTATACCAGCATTGGGTTCTGATGTATTTTGGGCGATAACACCAGTGTATGAATTTAGACCTGATATATTAGCATACGATCTTTACAGCGATTCTAGACTCTGGTGGGTATTTGCACAGCGAAATCCAAATAGATTGAAGGATCCTTACTTTGACTTCATCACTGGTACTGAGATATATCTTCCTAAAATGGATACACTTAAAAGAGCATTGGGCATATAATAATGGCAGTCGTTTATGATGAATTTGGAAATGTAATAGGAGATTACGGTGACGGTCCGCTGGATGTAGGTCCGCTGGATGAAAACTCAAAATCGGGCACAACACAGGCAGGAAGTCCGGGCGTATCCGAAAACTCAGGCGTAGGTTCTCGCAGATTTAATCCATTGAGTACATACTCAAGTTATACTTACCAGTTATCATTGTATATGATTACACCTGACGCACTAGATGAATTCAATCGCTCAGGCAGAAAAGACATCTTCATGTTTAATGGCGCTAGAGAGTCCGTTGGAAATGAATCTGGTGCATATTTAATAGCTCAAAGCGGTGGTATCAATAATCCTGTTACTAGGGCTCCTGGATTTGAATATGACTATTATATTGATAACTTAAAAATCTTGTCAGCCGTTAGTGGTACTAGTACATCAGCACCTACAACCAATGTAAGTTTTGACTTTACTATCACAGAAGCATATGGCCTTTCGTTTATCACTAACTTAAAAAGAGCCAAAGAAGCATTGGAAAGATATTCAACAACTATAAATTATAAAGACAGCACTAATGCCAGCCGACAATTCTTCATACTGGGAATAAAGTTTTTAGGATATGACGCCGCTGGTCAATTGATAACTAAATCAAATTTAGTCAATGAACCTGATCCTACTTTTCAACGATTCTATGATATTAACATTGTTAGTATTGGATTCAAAATTGACGGGAAAACAACAACATATGCCATCAAAGCAGCTTCGCTACCAATAGCTAGTGCATTAGGTCAAAAAAGAGGTGTTATTGATAAAGGTGCTACTCAATTAGTAGGAAATAATGTAGAACAGATTCTTAATCAGTTGATGCGTAAGATGACAAAAGATCAAGCAGATGATGTTAATGCTAAAAAGCGAGAATTTGGTAACACCTATAGTATACGATTTCTAGGTGACGCTGATAGCATTGCACAATCTTCTATTGTTAGTTTAGCCGATACAAGTAAAATCAAATGGCCAATGGCTAACCCAACTGACAAAAAAACTGTTAATGATAGTTTGTCAATAAAAGCACAGCCCAACAGTAACGAAAGAACGGTTGCATTTAACCGAGACACACCAATTCTACAAGCAATCACTAGTGTGATAACGCAAAGTGAGTATTTGGTCAATGGATTAAAATCTGTATACACTACAGCCGAACAACCAAACTCAGAAACAAACAGTCAGTCATCAGAAAAAATTGACAGTAATAAAAGATTAAAGTGGTTTAATATAGCACCTGTAATTTCAGGAACTAAGTTTGATAACATTGTTAAAGATTGGGTGTTTGATATTGAATATCAGGTTCGAACTTATGAAATTCCAGTGTTAATGTCTGCGTATGCTGATAAGACTACTCCTTATTACGGTGCTGTAAAAAGATATGAATATTGGTGGACTGGTCAAAACTCTGAGGTCATTAGATATGAACAGTCGATGAACAACGCTTACTTTAATGTATCACTAGGTGCCGGTGATGCATCAAGTACTGCCACTGGCGGAAATGCACAGGTTCCTATAGTAACGAGTAAAGTTCAACCGGCCGACAAATTAGGTAAATTGGGTGTAGGTAAAGAAGCACAAAATAGTGTAACTACTGACCTAATGTCACCGGGTGATTGGGCCAAAGCAAAGATAGAAATTTTAGGTGATCCTGATTGGCTATCGAATGAAACAGCCAATATAAATGATGACGCAAAATCATTCTATGGACCTGACGGATTCACAATAGATTTTAAGGCTGGGCAAGTTTTTATTGAAATTAAGTTTCTAGAAGCAGTTGACTATGAACACGATACTGGATTGATGAGAATAAACACAGACATATTATTTTTTGACTATCCTGTTTCTATTGCTAAACAATTAGATGGAGCAATAAGTTATCAAGTTACTAACATAACACATAATTTTAAAGGCGGCAAGTTTACACAAGAACTAGAATGTGCAATAAACACTTTTGCTGATGTAAAAGGTCCTACTATATTACAAGAAAGAGAAAGAAATAGAGCGACAGCGGCCTCTGCTCCGATTGCTTCTGGTCAAAACGCCCGCGATGATTTGTTAGCTAGAAGTCCCCCACCTGCTGGATTAAAAGCTGATCCTCCACCATCTACTGGTACTACTGGTGGAAATCAAACAGTAGGATCATCAACACCCGCAACTACACAAGACACAACTACTAAAGGTGTAGCAAATGATGATGCTTCATTTGACTCAAATTGGGAACAAAATTATCTTCAGGGAGGTAGAGGATAATGGCTGAAGACATATTCAAACCGGCTGGTGCATCTAAGGCAAGTAAACCAGACTCCGGCGGCGGCGTTGTTAGAAATGTACCTGTATTTGGTATAGTAAAGAACAATGTAGACCCTACAAGAACAGGTCGTATTCAAGTTTACATAACTGATTTAGGTAGTGATGATCCTGATAATCCTGCAGGCTGGGTAACAGTATCGTACATGAGTCCCTTTTATGGATTCGTTGAACCAACTGCAGGAACTACAGGCGACGGTGACTTTGCAGCTAATCCTGCAAGTTACGGTGTATGGAACAGCCCTCCTGATTTAGGCACAAGCGTAATTTGTATATTCATTAACGGTGATCCTAACTATGGATTCTACATAGGCTGTGCTCCTAAGGCAGAAGCATTGCACATGGTTCCTGCTATCGGATCTAGTGAAAATATTATCACTAATAATAATGGTGAAGCACAAAGTTACGGTGGTGCTTCACAACTTCCAGTAACTAACATCAACATTAATAACAAAGCTATTTCTGACGGTGGCAACTTTTTAGATGAACCAAAACCAGTACACAGCTATCTAGCATCTATCTTATTCAAACAAGGTTTAGTTCGTGACCCATTAAGAGGCACAATTACTACCGGTGCTCAACGGGAAAGTCCCTCTCGTGTGGGATGGGGTGTAAGCTCACCCGGCCGCCCAATATTTGCCGGTGGATACACGGATTCTAGTATCGTATCAGCCGCCCAGTCTGGTAAAGACTCTGCTGGCATGACAGTTATTTCACGTAGAGGTGGGCATTCTATTGTTATGGATGACGGTGATCTGATAGGAAGAGATCAATTAGTTAGATTACGATCAGCAGGCGGCCATCAAATATTAATGAGCGATGATGGACAAACACTATTCATTATACACAGTAACGGACAATCATGGATAGAGATGGGCAAAGAAGGCACCATCGATATGTTCTGTACAAATAGTTTCAATGTACGAACACAAGGTGATATAAACTTTCATGCTGACACTAACATAAACATCCATGCTAAGAAAAAATTAAACATTAAGGCTGAAGATATTAACATTCAGTCTGAAAAGAGCACTACACAAAAAGTAGGAACAGATTTTAAAGTAGAAACATCAGGAAAGTATACTCACAAAGTAGGCGGCTCGATGAGTTTGCGATCGGGCGGAGAAGGTAGTTTTCACGCTGGTGGAACTTGCTTCATTAATGGTAGTAGAGTAAACTTAAACACAGGTCAAGGAGCAGCCCCAGAAGCTGTTGCTCCATTACAAGATATTGGTCATACTGATACTATGTTTGAATCCGTAAAAGGCTACATAGCATCACCGGGCACATTAAAGAGTATTACAACTAGAACACCTGCGCACACGCCGTGGGTTAACGCAAATCAAGGTGTAAATGTAAGTACTAGTTCCAATGCAAGTGACAAATTACCATCTGCACCCAGTGCGAGCGTAGCAAAGGCAAACGAAGCGGCGGCAGTAGCTCCTACTGGTAACCCAGTTCAACCAGCGGCACTATCAACTGTACCATCTACCTCTGCAATGAGTGGAGCAATGGATTCACAAGCAACCGGATCGATGGTCAGTGCTGTTGCAACTAATGCAGCAACAGGTGCAGCGGCAGCAGCCGTAGCAACCGGTGCAGGCATCGTACAAACTGCTCAAGGTCAAGTTGCATCATTGGGTGTTCTAGCTCAAACTCCTGCTCAACTAGAATCAGCGGGTATATTAAAGCCTGGATCATCTGCGTTAGTAAACTCACTAGTTAAATCAGGCTCACCTCTATCACAATCATTGCCTAATAACATGTTCACTGGTCAAGGTGGTGTATCTAGTCTGTCATCGTTTGTATCTAATCCAAGCGCACAAATATCTGGTATGGTGTCAAACTTTCAAAAGTCACAAACAGCATTGACTGGTGCAGGATTAATGACAGGAAAAGAATCGCCTATTAGCATTGCAGGATTAATTATGTCGGGTGCAACTGCAGGAGTAAGCAATACGATTAATGCAGTAAAGAATTTAGGTTCACTTGCATCTAACATATCATTGCCTAGCTTAGGATTACCGGGTGTTACTAGTCCTATTACTAACGCTATTAGTTCAGGTAACTATGCTGCTGGACTTGCTGAAGCAAGCACAGGCGGCCTAGGCTCAATAATGAGTACGGTGTTGCCTGTAGCAGGATTAATTGCCGGATCTAAATTAAATAGCAGAGGATCCAGTGCAGCCGCATTTGGATTGATAGCAGCATCGTTGTCTTCATTACCTCGAGGTCCAGTAAACCTAAGATCGAATTCTAATTCAAATTATGATCTCGCAGTAGCTAGGTCATCTGGTTACAATGATCCATTAACATCAGCAACTAGAGTATTGAGAACTACTGGTCAAATACTGGGTGGAAATGCTGCCCGAGTTACGAGCGCAGTTGCAGGTAGCATAACTGCAATTGGAAGACTAAACTCTGCACAGAATCCTTCACAAGCATTAAGAGGATTGACAGGAGTTCTTGGCAGCATAGGAGCTGTTGGAACCTCACTGGGCAACAAGTCGATAGCCAAAGCTTCTAGAGATGTGAACGCTATTATTGGTGTGACCACACAAGTTAATAGAAGTCTTGCTTCTATCGCTAATGCAAAGACATCTTCACAAGCATTAAACGGATTAGTAGGTTTGTTTGGTGGTGTGGGTCGGGGAGCATCTATATTTGGTAATAAGAAGGTTATTAGAACCACTAGAGACATTAATAAGATTCTAACGAACACCGGTCAAATTTTACGAGCATCACAAGTATTGAACACAAGTAAAAATGTGAATCAAACACTAGGTGCATATAGTTCCATTATAAATGCTGCCGGTAGAATAGCCGGCGTATTTGGTAAGAATAGTAAGACTACTGGATTGTTTGGTATACCGGGCGGACAATTGAGCGTAGGATCTATTGTTAATAAATCATTAGGCTCATTGGGTATACCCAAGAATCCTGCATTGAATTCTATTATCACAAGTGCAGTAACATCAGCACTGAACAGCATTGCGTTCCCTAAATCTGTACAAGGTGCAGCAGGTTTGGCTGCAGGCCTACCTACACTGGCATCAGGTCAAATCACTAGCGCATTGAATAGTTTACAAGCCGGCGGTCAAAACTTAGCCGGACTAGCTATGGGTGGGTTATCTCTTGGTGAATCAGGACCATTAAGTGCAGCAATGTCTGCAATAGGCTTTGGCGGTGCAGGAGCAATTAAGATGCCAAGTATAGGATTGAACACTAACAACATTGCAGAAGTCAACGCACAGATCAGTTCATTGTTAGCAGATTCTAGAATTCCTAAGCCTAATTTTGGTGATGTTGATGAATCTGCGGCAGCATTGTTAGATGCAATGCTAGCACAAAATGATCAAATTGATAGTGCATTTGAAGAAATTGAAGGATTGACTGAGCAGGCCGAATCTGCAAGAGAAGAATATTTTGCACTTGAAAATGCATTACCTGCAGGAGATCCTCAACTTGAGTCTGCTAGAGCAAATTGGATCTTACTAAGTCAAGACTTGCAGGCCAGATTGGAAGCAGTTGATAGTGTTATAAATCAATCAGTGTTCATTGCTGACTCTGATACCGAGGGTAACGACTTCGCATAAATAATATCATGCCACAATACATAGGATTCAGCACAGTAGGTGCAAATTTACCCAGAACAACTAACGCTCCCGTAGGAAACGACGGGGGTGTTGGTACCGTACAAAGATCAGTTAATACTGGCAGAAAATTCAGATTGGTTGACCAGCCTCTAGTGATCCAAGACTTTGTAAATGCACTGAATATAAGACAAGGTCAAAAGGTAGGAAACCCAGGGTATGGTACTACTTTATGGAATTTTGTGTTTGAACCAAACACGGCTGATGTTCAATTCAAATTAGAAAATGAACTAAAGCGTGTTGCAAGTTTAGATCCTAGACTTCTAGTAAATACTGTCAAGGCATACCCTCAAGAAAACGGCATTCTATTAGAGTTAGAAGTTGCTGTAGCGCCCTTTAATCAAGTAAATCTGTTGAGTGTCTTTCTAAGTTCTTCAACAAGTTCTGCCGCAATCCAATAAACCCTAATAAAAGACGGTTTTTAGGTATGATAAATACTTAAAAGAGATAAACCTATGGCTACAAGTTCAAGACAATCTGCATTATTCGGGGTGAATGATTGGCAAGCGATCTATCAAACGTTCCGCGAAGCCGATTTTAGAAGTTATGATTATGAAACTTTACGCAAAAGTTTCATCGATTATCTACGTGTGTACTACCCGGAAACCTACAATGACTATATTGAGTCTAGTGAATTCATTGCGTTATTAGATGTAATTGCGTTTATGGGACAAGGCTTAGCATTCAGAAACGACTTAAACACCCGCGAAAACTTCATTGACACTGCCGAGCGTAGAGATAGTGTTATCAAGCTTGCTAATTTAGTAAGCTATACTCCTAAGCGTAACTTAGCCGCTCAGGGTTATTTGAAAGTTGTCAACATTCAGACAACACAAAACATTACTGACTTAAACGGTACTAACCTAAGTAATCTTCCAATTCTATGGAATGACCCTGCTAACCCAAGTTGGTTAGAACAGTTCAATACTATTATCAACGCTTCTTTAGTTGACACTCAGCGAGTCGGTCGTCCCGGTAACACCGCAGACCTAATAGGGGTAACCACTAGTGAATACACCATGAGAATTCCTAATACTTCATTACCGATTGTACCGTTCTCTTCGGTTGTTGATGGTATTGCTATGAATTTTGAACTTTGCAGTGTGACCAGTGTTGACGAAAACTACATGTATGAAATTCCACCAGCACCCAGCGGAAGATTTAACATGCTATATCGTAACGACAAATTAGGTTACGGTAGCCCAAATACAGGTTTCTTCTTCTATTTCAAGCAAGGTATCTTGCAGAATTACGACTTCACATTAGAGCAACAAATCGCTAACCAAGTAATTAACATCGACATTGAAGGTATCAATAATGAAGATACCTGGTTGTATCAGTTGAACACTAATAATGGAACCAGAGTTCTTTGGAACAAAGTTGAAAACATTTATGCTGATGCATATCTACAAACTGAAACTAGTAACAGAACTATATTCTCAGTGAACTCACGATTCAACGACCAAGTTAGCTATGTGTTTGGTGACGGGGTATTCAGTCAGATTCCAGTAGGAACATATCGTGCATATGTTCGTGCAGGCAATGCGTTAACATATACAATTGATCCAACAGAGATGCAAGGTATAACTGTTTCGATTAGTTATATAAACCGTACAGGTAAAACAGAAATACTGACACTAGGGTTAGAATTACAATTGCCAGTGTCAAACGCACAAGTAAGAGAACCATTAGCACAAATTAAGCAACGAGCCCCTACTCGTTACTATACTCAAAACCGTATGGTCAACGGCGAAGATTATAACAACTTCCCATATACACTGTACAGTTCTATTATCAAGAGTAAAGCGATCAATCGTTCAAGTATCGGTGTTAGTAAGAACTTAGACTTGTTAGATCCTACTGGCAAATATTCAAGCCTAAACAGTTTCGCAACTGACGGGGCATTGTGGCAAAATGATACTAATGGTTTTGAATCATTGACAATTAATACTGTTGGTAATATTATTACTTTCTTAACTGACACATTAAACAATGTATTGTCAAGTAACAGAGTAGTTCAATACTATACTCAAAATTTCACCCAATATTCAATTAACTCTGCGTCAGGCGATGGAACAGTTTATTGGAATGCTAGTACAGTTGATGGCAACTCATTGACAGGTTACTTTTTTAACATCACTGACGGCAGTGAGCTTCCAGTACCAATTGGTACTTACTCTACTAACAATGTAAAGTATATTACCGCAGGTGCATTAGTTAAGTTTGTTGCACCTAGCGGATTCTACTTTGACGCAAACAATCGTTTAGTGTCAGGTATACCCGGCCCTAGCAATCAAACATATATTTGGACAACAGTGTTGGCAGTGATAGGTGATGGTTACAATAACGGTCAAGGTAACTTTGCTAATGGTACAGGCCCTGTAACATTGAATGGCTATGTACCTGAAGGCGCAATTCTAACAACTGTTCTTCCTGCATTCGACAATTCATTGTCTAACGAAATCGTGCAAGAGTGTATTATTCGTATGGAACTACAGCAAAACTTTAGTTTGGTTTTCAACAACTCATTAACTATTGCACAAGACCGCTGGAGCATCAAACAATATGACGATATTAATTGGTTCATAAACTTTCAGTATGTAAACGGAAGATACATTGCTACGTATCGTTCATTGCGTTACTATTTTGGTAGTGTAGAGGATACTCGTTTCAGCTTTGAACGTGACAAACTTGTATACGATCCACTAAGTGGAAAGATTCTTCAAGACTTTATTAGTGTATTAGCAACTAACACACAACCAAACAGCAACTCACCGTTGTCTAAACCCATTACTGTAAACATTGTTGGACAAACAGTGGAAAGCGACGGCTACATCAATGATTTTGAAGTTGAAGTTGCGAGTAATGACATTAACAATCGTGGATTGATTGTAAATCCAGACTTCTTTCAAACAGTTACTGGATATACTACCGGCGGTGCAAACTCTGGCATCTATGTTTTCTTTGAACTAGTTGAAGATGCTATTAATTTATCCAGATATCAAATAGTCCCTACATCAGATGTTGTTCAGTACCAAACAAAGACACAAATTGAGGTAGCTAAATATGAGTATCAACTTGGACAATTGTTCTATGCATTTGGAGAAACTACCTTTTGGAAAACAGTACAGGACAACACGGTGAACACGCCATTTTATATATTAGAAGAACAACCCCAGTATTCTACTAAGCCGGGTCGTCAAGGATTGCAGTTCCAGTATCGCCATAACAGCAACAACACGACTCGTATTGATCCTGCAACAACTAACATTATTGATTTGTATGTAGTCACTCAAAGCTACTATACTCAATATCAAAACTATATCCAAGACACATCTAATACGGTCGTTATACCACCTAAGCCAACTATTAATCAGTTGAGTGAAGAATATGGGGAACTAAACAATTATAAGATGTTAAGTGACAGCATGGTTCTAAACAGTGTAGTGTTTAAACCACTGTTTGGACCTAAAGCAAGTCCAAACTTACGAGCCACTATTAAAGTGATTAAGGCATCTAACACTAATGCTAGTGAAAGTGAAATTCGTAGTGCAGTATTAACTGCAATGAATGCCTATTTTGAAATTAATAATTGGAACTTCGGTGATACATTCTACTTCAGTGAATTAAGTGCGTATCTGCACGATCAAGTTGGAGAATATATTAGTTCCGCGGTACTGGTACCCAATGACCCTACTATGAAATTCGGAGACTTGTATGAAATAAAATGCGCCCCGTATGAAATTTTCGTTAATGCTGCTACAGCAAATGACGTATTGGTTATCGCTGCTCTCACACCAGCTGAATTACAAATTGCATAAGTAATATATTATGGCATCAAGAATAAGAACACTAAATTTTTTACCGGACATTTTCCAAACAAAAACCAACGCTCAGTTTTTAGCGGCGACACTAGACCAAATAGTAGCGCAACCAGAGACGAAAAAAATCGAGGGTTATATAGGAACTAAGTTTGGTTACGGTATTAATGCTAAGGATTACTATGTAACTGAACCTACCAAGATTCGCCGAGATTATCAATTAGATCCAGGTGTAGTTTTTACAAAAACAAATGAATCAGTTGCAAAAGACTTTATAAGTTATCCAGGTATTATTGATGCACTTAAACTTGAAGGTGGTGTGACGAACAATAATAATAGATTGTTCAACAGTGAATTTTATTCTTGGGACTCTTTCACAAATTTAGATAAGATTATTAACTTTAATCAGTACTACTGGATTCCAGAAGGTCCTGAAAATGTCACGGTAACAAGTGAAACTGTTTTTTACAGTAATGATTACGTAGTATATGACTTACCTAATGGTTACAACATTGTTCCATTAACTTCTGCGGACAACTTAGGTAGCACAAACCCCACACTAACTTTATTGCGAGGTGGTACATATTCATTCGCCGTAAATCAAGACTCTCAATTCTGGATTCAAGGTGAACCAGGCGTAACAGGATTTAGTCCAACTCAACCCAATTTGCAAACTCGTGAAATATTAGGGGTGAACAACAACGGCGCAACGCAAGGTATCGTCACATTCACTGTTCCTCCTAAAGACGCACAAGACGAATATAATTTTTCAGGTAACAATACAGTAAGCCTAGTCTCAAATTTACCCTTTTCACAAATTAATGGTGTTAGAGTAGCTGATTTAATTAACGGTATAGATGGTATAACCTCGCTTGACGGCCTGCGTGTAATGTTCTATAATACTGGAATTCCAAACGAAGTAGGATATGTATCAAACTTCTTTGACTTTACTCCGTACGATGAGAACAATGATTTAACTGAATTAAAAACTATCAGTGTTACTAACACGAATGGATTTACTTATGCTATCACATGTAATAGCACTAGTGAACTAGTCGTAGGAAATGCAATCATTTTTAATGGTAACCCTTTTGGTGGATTAGCACCATACTCTGCTACCTTACCAAACACAATTTATTATGTAGAGTCAGTTATAAATTCTACTCAGTTCACTGTATCTACCACACCCAATGGTTCTGTACTTGCACTATCTACTGAATCTGGAACAATGACCGGTGTTATCAATCAAGGTCAATACGAACAAGGTTACTACACAAATGTAAATGAATATTTCTACACTATTCAATTGTTAGGTGATCCTTCAGAACAAGTTATTCGTTTAGTCCAATCATCTGAAATTCCAGTTAACGAAAAAATTACTGCTACTTTTGGCACTGAGTGGGGAGCTAGAAACTTTTATCGAAACACTTCTGGAATTATTTTATTAATACCATACATTAGTGCTCCTCTAGATACACTGTACTACCAAGACGGAACCTCTTCTAACAAAGTTGGTATCATTCGCCTGATTGAAAGTAATACTACAAATACATTGAATGTAGAAACTGATATCTTGGGACAAGCTCAGTTTACTTCTACTAACGGAGTAGTGTTTACCAATGGCCTAAAAGTTGTTTTCCAAGGTGATGTTATACCTACCAGCTATCTTGCAGGTGAATACTATGTAGAAGGTGTAGGTACTGCAATTGAATTACTACCGGTAGAAAATTTCATAGCACCTGAAAGTTTTACTGCAAGCACATACGTGCCATGGGATGTTTTAGGTTGGGACTCTGCTGCATGGGAAGGTAATTCGTATATTCCAGTGACACCTGATTACATTACTATTGCTCGTAATAGCATTGACAAAAATGCATGGTCACGTAGTAACCGCTGGTTTCATATAGATGTTATAAATGCAACTGCAATATACAATAATAATCCAAATCTTGCAACACTGTATGCAACATCGGAATATAAAGCAAAAAGACCTATCATTGAATTTTATCCTAACATAAAGATGTTTAACTCTGGATCTGAAGGTAAAAATCCAGTAGACTTTATTGATACTAGAACCACAGATGCGTTAACTAAAGTGGCCGGTCAACAGAATTATTACCCTGATGTAGAAGTTTATACTGCATACACTGGTACCATCACAAGCACTGATTACATTGCGACCAGAGTATTAACTGATGCATCTGCAAGCACTGATGTGTTTACTACCTCAACAGGCACTACTGGTTTTAGAGTTGATGATTTAATTGTATTCGATAACATCACACCTGGTTTAGGAATAGTTAACGGTGCTACTTACTTTGTAGCAGAGATTGTTTCTAGTACCGAATTTAAAATATCAAGTACTAAAGGCGGTGATGTAATAGGGCCTAATTCTAATATTGGACCAGGAACTTACGGATTCGAATGGACTCCCCAAAGTACCATATTGACTATTGATTCAGTCGATGTGAATGGAACAATAACTGTTGGACAATATATAACTGATTCAACTAATCAGTTGCCAAGAAACACTCAAGTATTGTCAATCAGTGGAACTACTACATTAACAATTACAGTGGGCTGGGATGAAGGTTCTTCTGGATACATACCTACAACTACTGATTCATCATTTGTTAGCACAGACACTACTAACGACAATTATGCATTGTTTGAAGGCTCTAGAATTATTTTCACACAAGACGCAGATTCGACTGTAAAGAATAAAATTTATGTATCTAGATTTTCTGTAGTAAACGGATCTTCAATACCGGTGATTACATTAACAGAAGTCAATGATGGTATTGTTCACACTGATCAACAGACTGTTGCACTAAGAGGTTACTTCAATCAAGGAAAAGAATTTTGGTACAATGGTTTAGATTGGATTGAAGGACAGCAAAAAACTACAGTGAATCAGCCACCTCTATTTGATATATTTGACACCAATGGCATTAGCTTTGGTGACTCAGATGTATATGTTGGTACGTCATTTATTGGTTGTAAATTATTTGCTTATGGTCTAGGAGCCGGCATTGATGATTCTATTTTAGGATTTCCTATTAGATATAGTGCTATAGACAATGTGGGTGATATTAGCTTTGATGTCTCCTTAAATGCAGATACTTTTGACTATGTGAGTGGAACTGATCCTATCACCCAAAAGGTTAATACTGGTTATGTATTTCAATACAATAACAGAATAGAGTATCAACGTCAATTGGGTTGGCAAACAGCAGTTGCGCCTAGTGTTCAGTATCAAATTTTTGAATTTAATTATGATCCATTAAATCCTGCTGCCTCATACATGTGTGATATCGCTAAGTCTAGCGCAGACAGCATTGCATGGCCTACAATCGAAGTTTATGTAAACAACGTAATTGTTAATCACGGTGAGTATACTATAACTGTGGGCCCAGACACTACTACTGTAGTTTTAGCAACAAATCCGTTAATCGAAACAGTTGTTCAAATCTTATTGTTAAGTGACCAAGTAAGTAAAACTGCATATTATTCGATTCCTATTAACTTGAACAACAACCCGTTAAACGCTGACATAACTGTCGCTAACATTGGTGACATTCGTGGTCAGTATCAGAGTATGTTCTTTAATAATCCTAATACTACGGGTGACGTATTTGGATCTAATAACTTCCGCGATCTTGGAAACTTAGTTCCATGGGGTGACAAGATAATTCAAAACAGTGCAAGCTTAATATTGCCAGGTGCATTCTTACGCAAACAAGAACACAACTTGTTCAATTCGTTAATGTTTAATGACAGAGAATATGTAAAATTCAAAAACTTACTGGCATACACTATTCAAAATAGTGACTATGAGCAAAGATATGATCCTGCTACTATGTTAGATGATGCATTGGATCAGATGACTGCATCAAAAACTGATAGTCAGTCGTTCTTTTGGTCTGATATGTTGCCTAGTAAGGCAGCATATATATCTAACACATATTCATTTGCAAATAGCTTAGATGTAAGCATTTATCCTTTGTCTAGAGTGTATGATTATGCTACTGCAAATTACTACGGGGTGTTAGTTTATTTGACTCGCACTGTTTCAGGGTTAACATCAACTCAACAATTGGTTAAAGGTCAAGACTATACTATTAGCACAACAGCACCGTCATTGACTGTTAGCTTAGACTTACAGCCTGGTGACAGTATAACCGTTAAAGAGTACAATCAGACATATGGTTCATATGTCCCCAACACTCCAACTAAGTTGGGATTGTATCCGTCTTACATTCCTGAAGTAATACTAGACAGTAATTACAATACTCCTACATATTTCATTAGAGGGCATGACGGTTCATACACTAAATTATACGGTGAATATAATACTATTACTGGACTGTTGTCTGACTTTAGGGATCAGGTATCTCTAGAATTTGAATTGCGTGTTTACAATAACTTAAAATTAAGCAATATCATTCCTATTAAAGAGTACGAAGTTGTTCCTGGCTTTTTCCGTGATACTGATTATTCATATGCTGAATGGTTAGAAATTTACAGCAACAGTTTCTTGAATTGGGTTGGCCAAAATCGTTTGAATTATAAAACTCAATTCTATAATGCAGGAAACACCTTTACATGGAATTACTTCCAAAGTGGTAATGCGATAGATAAGGGTGTGATTAGTCAAGGATATTGGAGAGGTATATATCAATACTTCTACGACACTACTACACCAAACACTACGCCATGGGAGATGTTAGGCTTTACTGAAATGCCTACATGGTGGACAAATAGATATGGTCCAGCACCCTACACTAGTGATAACTTGGTTCTATGGACTGATTTAGCAGAAGGAATTGATTGGAACAACGGAGATCCAGTTGTAATTCCTCAAGCAGTTAGACCTGGACTATTAGAAATAATCCCAGTTAACAGTGCAGGTAATTTACTACCTCCGATTGATTCTGTTGTAGGTAGTTACAATCAAAAATTATTCCAACGTGATTGGAAAGTTGGTGATGGTGCGCCCGTTGAATTCAGTTATAGACGTAGTAGTTCATATCCATTCGATTTGATGAGATTATTAGCATTGACAAAGCCTGCAGCATTCTTTAATTTGGGAGTTAATGTAGACAACTACAAATACAACGAAGAATTTAATCAGTACCTAGTAAATAATCGCAGTCATTTGAGAATGAGTGATATTGATGTGTATGGCACAGGAACTCCGGTTACCAGTTACATTAACTGGGTGGTTGACTACGAGAAACAGATAGGAATTCCAGCGACAGCAAACATAACCGAAATGATAAACAACACTGATGTTCGTCTAGTGTATCGACTAGCTGGATTCAGTGATAAGACCTTACTAAAGTTTTATGTTGAAAAAGGAACACCAAACAGCATCAACGCTAGTTTGTTAATTCCTGACGAAAGTTATTCTGTATTGCTTTATGACAACCAACCATTCAATAGAATAATTTATTCAGGCGTCATAATACAGAAAGCATCCACAGGTGGATACACTGTATACGGAAACTCACAAACATTTGCATACTTCAAAACATTGAAGCCAAAATTTGGCGGCAAGTATGATACTATTGAAATAGAAGATTTATCTGTACGAGTAACACCTGACCACTACGCAACAGAACAAATTATACCTTATAACACTACGTACTACACTGTACAAGAAGTTGCACAGTTCTTAGCAGACTATGGTGCATACTTAACTAGTTTAGGTATGAAGTTTGATGACATGGAAAATGAACTCGAAATTAATTGGGGTCAAATGATTGCAGAATTCATGTATTGGTCGCAGACAGGCTGGGCACCTGGTAGCATTGTTACATTGAACCCTTCAGCTAAGAAACTAACTATCGACAAAGATAGTAACATTGTTCAACCATTGACATTGCAACAATCAAACTTCATATTGAATCAGAATCTATATCCTATTCAATTGAATGACATGTCTGTGGTTCGTGAAGGCACAAACTTCAGTGTGGCAGCATTGAATGCAGGTGATGTATTATCATACGGTCAGTTCAACCTAAGTAATTTTGAACACGGTATCGTATTTGATAATATTACATTGTTTGGGGATATCATTTACAACTTGACCACTGGCTTGCGTCAAAATCGTATCGCATTGCGTGGTACTAAGAGTGCAGATTGGAATGGTACAGTCAACGCAAGCGGCTTCATTTACAATCAAGATAACATCAAAGAATGGAGTCGCACAATCAAATACACTAAGGGCGAAATTGTCAAATATAAAAACAAATATTGGGTAGCCACTAAAGTAATTCAGGCCAGTGAACTTTTCAAAGAAGAAGATTGGAAGCGCACTGATTATGATAGTATCCAAAAGGGATTGTTACCTAACTCAAGCACACGTAGTTATGAAAGTTCGTTGTACTATGATGTCGATCAAGCTAACTTGGAAAAAGATGCTGACTTACTAAGCTTCAGTCTGATTGGATACCGTCCGCGTGATTATATGGCTCTTGCAGACTTGACAGACATTACGCAAGTCAACGTATACAAGAACATGATTAAGAACAAAGGTACATTGAACGCAGCTAGCGCATTCAAAGGTGCTACATTGCCACAAGGTGGTATTGACTACGAAATTTTTGAAAATTGGGCTATTAAGGCAGGTGAGTTTGGTGGTGTATTAAACAACAACTTCATAGAATTCAGAGTCAATGAAAACTCGATGACCGGTAATCCTGCAGTAGTTGGATTAACACAGGGAATATACAACCAAGGTGTACAACAAGAAGTTCCGTTATACTCATTGTTTAATTACGGTAGAGCAGTATCTAATGTAAATGTCCTTCCCACAACTAGCGTAGAAAGCATCAGTCCTGTGTTCCCTAATGCAGGCTATGTTAATTACAACGATGTTAAAATGTCTGCCTTCTTCTATTCTCAATTGGGAGTAGCAGTAGACAAGAGTGGTTCTATCGTTCCTATACAAGAATTCTTTGTGCGTGATTATGTATGGCTAGCTAACTACTTAGAACAGTGGCAAGTCTATACTCCTGTATCTATGGGTCAAGTGATTAGTGCAAGAAACAACTTGAATGAAACAGTTACTATCACATTCAACAAACCTCATAATTTAAAACAATATCAACCATTTGCTATTGTAAATTTTGATCCAGTGATCGACGGCTACTATCTAGCAACCATTGTTATCGATCAAAATAGAGTATTAGTAAACAGAGTATTAGACACTAGTATCAAGACCATTACTGGTCAAGGTGTTGCTATGAAGTTTACTTCTCAGCGTGTTGCAACTCCATCAGAAATAGCAGATTTGCCTCTAATAGAAGCAGAATTCAGAAAGAACACGGTATGGGTAGACACTGATGCATCTGGATCATGGGGTGTGTATAGAAAAAATATCAATTACACATTAGAGAATCAAGTAACTAAAGCGTCTTCTCAATCTTTGGGAAGTGCAGTTGCTATTAGTAGTCAATTGGGTTACATGATTAGTGATGCAGACGCAGGCCAAGTATATCGCTATACCTTTAATGAATTGAACGATGCATATGAACTTGTGCAAACTATAACAGGAAATGCTACATTTGGTAGTACTATTAGTTATGCAGGTGATCTATATGCTATTGCAGAAACAACCGGAGCATCTAGAAGTGTTAAGCTATATCAATTACAAGCTACTACAACCAGTGATGATCTAGTTTTGGTTCAGACTATACCTTACGCAGCCGGTGCAACAACTTGGGGAACTGCAATTGCGATAGCAAAGAACCAAGCTTGGATTTACATATCTGATATTGATAATGATACAGTACATGTTTACCAACGTTCAAATATATTAACTACTGCTGGAAACTTTGAGACTAGTCAAACATATATAATCAACACTATTGGTACTACTGACTTTACTGCAATAGGTGCAACATCTAATGATGTTGGTACTATTTTTATTGCGTCAGGGTTGGGTACTGGTACAGGTGTTGCAACAAAGATAACATATACTACTGCTGCTACAATTGACGGTGATGCATTAGGATTGACTAATCCAGGTGACAGATTTGGATATTCTATTGCTACAGAATATAATAGCAACAAAATAATTATTGGAGCTCCCTACAAAGATGAAGGTACGATTGATAAGTGGGGACACACTTATGTATTCCAACGACTATGCCAAAACATAGAAATTCAATACAACACCATAGCACCAAGCACACAGACATTACAATTAGCGTGGACTCCGGCAGCAACTCAATATACAGTTACTGATACTAATAGCGCCGGTGACGTTATTACATTATCAATTGGACTGAATGTAAGCACAGACTTAGATAAACCTATCATGTTTATTGGAGCAGGCTTCGCTGGCACGGACATAACAACATCAAAGGTTTATTATGTCTCTACTATTGCAGGCTCTAATATAACTATCAAGGAAACCAGAGAAAGCACAACCGATATTGATTTATCAACCGTATCCGGAATGTCAAATGCCAGTGCTTACCTACAGAACGACACCTTGTTTGTTTCTAGGAATGGTACATTGGTTCAAGATAACAATTACGCAGTAATTGATGATACTTTGATTTATACTGATTCATTGAATGCAGGTGATATAGTAAATGTAAATGGAAACGACATTACTCTATTTCAAGATATTGCCCCTAGTGAAACTCCTCAAACCGGTGCACAGTTTGGTATAAGCGTTACAACCAACACAACTGCTAGTGAAATATTAATTGGTGCACCATTTCAATTAAGCACTCAGACTACTGAGGGTGTAGTGTATCGCTACACTGATCCAGGTGCGGCGTATGGTATGTACGTAGGCGTGAATGATTGTAACGTTACCACTACTAGAAAGATTTTGATAAATGGATTCCTAACATTTATACCTGCAGGCAACGCTGAGGTAGTAGCCAATGCTATTAATTCATCTAATATAACCAATATAGCTGCAACATCCATCGATGGCAAATTAGTAATCTTCTTGATCGATAATAATTTAGCTCCTGTTAATCAGAAATTATGTTTAGGTGTAACTGATACTGTTACATTGGGTGAATTAGGTATTGTCGTCTTTGACATGACTCAAGAAATTAATTGCCCACATACCGGTGGCCCAACACAATTTGGTACGATAGTAAAGTTCAATGAATACGGTAGTTTTGTAGCTAGCGCTCCAGTTGGCACTAGATATTCTGCAACTACTTTTGACTTTATTGATGATGAAAATCAAGATAACGATACTCTGTTTGATAACAATACTACTTCTTGGATAGATGAATCACCAAACTTTGGTGCGGTGTACATGTTTGACTACATTACTCAATATAATGAAAGCTTGTTGAATCCAGGTAAGTTTGTTTATGCACAAAGCGTCAACTCACCTAACTTAGTATACACTCCGTTTAATTCATACGATCAGGATACTGATATCACTACTAGTAACCAACCACGTTACGGTACTGCACTAGATTTCAATAATTACGGAGTAATTGTAGGTACACCCGGCGATGTAGGTGACACTACTGGTAGCGAGTACGCCGGTTCAGCAACAGTTTATAATAACAGCACCGGGGTAAAAGATTGGGCACTATACAGATATTCTGCTCCTATAGTAGATATTAATAAAATATTCAACATTCAACTATTCAGTGCCGAATCGAATGAGACACTGATTAACATGGATTACATTGATCCATTGCAAGGTAAAATTTTAGGGGCGGCAAGAGAAAACATTGACATTGTTTCTAACGTTGATCCTGCATATTATAACAATGGAGAAACAGTAACCGGTGGATTAGTATGGGGAGCAGACCATGTTGGTTTAGTTTGGCTGAACACAAAGAACATGCGTTATGTAAACTATCATCAAAATGATGATGTAGCGTATAACAGCCAATATTGGGGTACATTGTTCCCGGGTAGCGATGTTGCAGTTTGCAGTTGGGTAGCAAGCACAGTGTTGCCAGGAGAGTACAGAGGACCAGGCACACCATTAAATGTTGATTCGTATTCTATTCAGTATGTAATAAACGCATCCGGTGCATTGTCACCCGTATATTACTTCTGGGCTAGAAACACTAATACTATATTCACTGATAATGACAAGACTCTGGCAGATTCTATAATTGCGTCTTACATTGAAAATCCAAAGGCATCTGGCATCAGTTACTTTAGTCCAATATTACCAAGCGTATATGGATTGTACAACTCAGGTGATTACATCAATGCAAATGACAGTGTATTGCACATTGGATTTGCGACAGGCACCAATGATGATGTATCACATGAACAATTCAATTTAGTTCGTTCAGGATTCCCTAGTGACTTCTTACCAGGTGTCCCGTCTACCGCTAGTGGTATCCCTGATAGTTTGTATGATAGATTATTAGACAGCTTGTGCGGTGTAGATGAAACTGGAGCAATTGTTCCTAATCCCTACTTACCTAAAGCAGTTCAAACCGGTATACTAGCAAGACCTCGTCAGAGTTTCTTCTTAGACAGATTCACCGCGTTAAAGAATTATCTACAGTATGCAAATAGTGTAATATATCAATTCCCAATTACAGAAATTAGACAGTCATCTTTCTTGACATCTACTGGAGAATTCTATGATACCGCTGATTATTGGGAATTTGTTAACTGGTGGGCAACAGGATATGATGACAACACTAAATCAGCATTACAGGTTCCTATCTATGCAGATTTGTCTACACTATCAGTTGCAGTTGGTACTATTGTAACTGTTTCTACTAACCGCAGCGGTCAAACAGAAACATACATATATGAATCTAACGGAATCTGGAGACGTATTGGTTTAGAAAACGGCACTATTAGATTCAAGTCCTCATTGTGGGATTATGAATCTGTTCGTTTAGGTTACGGTGATAACTTCTTTGACACTGACACCTATGATGTGTATCCAAGCGAAGAAACACGCAAGATTGTTCGTGCATTGAACGAACAGATTTATACTGATGACCTTCTAGTATATAGAAACCGCAGTTTGATTCTACTATTCGAATATATTCAAAGTGAGACAACAGAAAGTCAAAATTACTTGCCATGGTTAAACAAAACATCATTTATTGATGTTGCACATACCATTCGTGAACTGCGACCAATTGAAGTATTCCAATCAGACAATCAAGACTTCTTAGCTGGTTATATGAATGAAATAAAACCATATCATGTGGTTATTAAAGAATTCTTATTCAAGTATACAGGAGAAGAAATTTATGGCGGAAACATTACTGACTTTGACTTACCTGCAAAATATGACAGATCACAAAATCAGTTTATAACACCTCAATTAGTTTATGCTAATTCTAACGGAGTAAATCAGTTTACTCCTGATAATCCTATCTGGGAAGAACAAGAATACTCACAGTGGTTTGAAAACTATGGTTTAGCATTAACCGGCGAACCAGAAGCACAGATGACTACATTAGCATCGTATATCTCTTTGAACACTAAATCATTTGTGGTAGATAATGCTCAGGGTTTCCCTATCAACGGCATAATCACGATTGGAACTGAACAAATTGGATACTCATCAGTGGATCGTGCATTAAATGTTATTACTGGTTTGACTCGTGGTGTTAATGGAACTACTATTTCTGAACACATTCCCGGTGCTCATATCTCTATGAACTTGCCGGCTGTCTTGTTATTAGACGGTGGCAGGGGATATACTGAACCTCCTAAGGTTACAGCATACATAGACCCAATATTATATCCAACTCCTACAAGACCTGCAGTGTTAACCGCAGTTATGAACTTAGATAGTGTACTACGAGTCGATGTAGTCGATCCAGGCCAAGGATATGCAGTGTTGCCAAAGATAATTATTGATACTGCGATTGTTGTTCCATTCTCAAGTACAGATGTAAACACATTTTCGAATACAGTTCAAGTTTATGCTCCTCTATTACAAACAGGTGATTTAATTCAGTACAAAGTAGGTGCTGACAGTACTGCAATTGGTGGGTTAGAAAACAACCAATGGTATTACATTAACGTGTTAGAAACAGTACCTTCAGTTGTTGTTGGATTCTACGATAATTATGCAAACTGCATCAATGACCATGACAGACTTCCACTATTCAATGCTGGTACAGGTTCAAGCCATAGTATTAATTTAGGTGCAAGAGCAAGCGCAATTACTAGTGCATTGCCAATAAGAGAAAACGACATAGTACTACGCTTTGACAGAACAACATACAACTCACAAGTTATTGAATGGTTGTCAGGTAGATATTACGGTGCATACTATGCAGGTACATATTCTAACAGTGAGTCCGTCGCTAGTTCATCTATAACTTTACAAAGCACACAGCCTCCAATAGCAGATATTTTAGCAAGTGCTCAAGGCGTGGCGTTTGAAATAACTGATTTAAGAAATGACCGAGTATTAACATATAGTTCATTCATTCGTTATGTACACAGCACCTATGCTTCAAACGATGTAGTTAGGTTGGCGTTGCAAGACGACGGTTCCGGTAATCCAAACGCATCAGGTGGTACTAATGGTTTCTACATTGGTATGCCTATCAAGTTTACAGGTGATATTGGTACTAGTGGGTTAGTAAATGAACAAGTTTACTATGTAAACAGCATCGTAAACCAAACTGATTTCACATTATCAAATGATCCTACTGGTAGCCCAATGCTATCGTTGTCTAACTGGACAGTAGGTCCGGCCGGACTAGAGTGTTTTGTTGGCGAAGTAATTGATACTGCTGTAATTACAGTAAACTATCCTGGAATACTCAATGTAACTGCAACTCAAGCAGTCACTAACAAGTTAACTGTTCCGTTAAATGTCACTGGTACAGGTGGTACTGCTGGATTCTATATCAACTTACCTATATTCTTCACTGGTACTGATTCTAATCTTGTTCAAAACGGAGTGTTTGGTGGAATAATAGAAAATGAAGTTTATTATGTAACAACAGTAGTTGACGATCAAACATTTACTATGTCTGAGACACAAAATCCACAGACATTTAATGTTACTGCTACAGTAGCTTCTACTGATACAATCGTGATCGATGGCGACACTACTAGGTTGTCAGTCAACGAGCAGATAATTTTTAACACTATGATAATTGCAGGTACCAAAACTTCTACTTTTGGTAACCTAGTGTCCGGAACAACATACTATGTTGCCTCTATTGTGAGCCCAAGTACATTCCAAGTATCTACTACTATCAACGGGCCAGCAGTGGCACTGTCTGATGTTTCTGTTGCAAGTAATACTTCGGCGTTGTTGACCAGTCAGAAAGACACTGTTGCATTAATTACAGCTACTGGAAGTGATATGGTAGTCAACGTTAGTCTGCCAGTAAGTCCAGGTCAAGTCAATGGTCAATTATTTACCCTATACGAAACATCCGAGCAGTATCCAAATGTATCTGGTACAAATGGCAACTTGATTACTAGAGGTGTTGCGGCATTGATTGGTGAACGTACTTCAGGAATTGACGGATTACAAGTCGATGTTAACGCAATCGTAATGACTAACTATAATGCAGGTGACACTGTTGCAAGGGGTTTGACTAACATATATGTTAATATGCCTATAGAAATTTCAGAAGACTTATTCTATACTAATGCCCTTGTTCCGGGAACAACTTATTATGTAGTAGACAAAGGCACTATTGAAATTGAAGTTACAAACACATCATCTTCAACTAATGAATTGACTTGTGATACTACTGAGATGTTATTTGCTGATATGCCAATTCTATTCTCTGGTTCTGGTATGGGTGGTGCAGAAATTGATGTCGAGTATTGGGTAAAAAAAGTAGTAAGCGATACTAGGTTCACGATTACTAATACTCCAGGCGGCCTAGAACTAACATTGACCACTGCCAGTGGATTGATGACTGGTACTGGTTTACCGTACATAAAAGTTGCGGAAAACCTCGGCGACCCTGCTGAGTATCCTGGCGATTCACAGCAGAGCGCATCTATTTCAGCAGCGAACCCTGCGGTTATTACTGTTGTTAATGCCCCTGAAGACGGTACTACTGTTATTTTTAGAAACGGAACTGTACCTGCAGGAATATCTTTGGGAACTACATACTATGTCCGTAATGCTACAAGCACTACATTTAATGTATCGTTGACTGCCACTGGGGCGTTGATTGACACCTCTGCAGGATCATTGTCAAGTTCTACAATGGTCATCACTACTGAAACAACAGTAGATCAAACTCCATTGACAGTTCCTGAATTCGATGTTAGCTATATTTTAGGTGGATATCGAGTATTGATTAGCAATGCAGGAACAGGATATGCAGTAGATAACACGATTGTTATTCCGGGAAATGTGATAGGTGGCACGACCCCGCTAAATGACTTGACATTAACTGTAAATGCCATAGATGATGACGGTGAAATTACTAGTACAATTTGTTCAGGTATAGCTGCCGGTGTAGTATCACAATACTATTTGAAAGTCATATCTCCTACAGAATTTGAATTGTATCAGAATGCATTAATGACAGTACCGGTAAGCGGACTAGCCTTACCTTATGTGGGTATCACTGAGACAACTGTTACTTCTTTGGACTCCGGTACTGATGAACTAACATTAGCAGATGCTTCTGGATTTGATCTAAATGATGCTGTGGTATTCACTGGAAACTTAACACCTACACTAGGTGCCATCACAGAAAGTCAAACATATTACATAACCTTCATATTAGGAAATGTCATAACAGTATCGGCCGAACCGGGCGGCGCTGATATAAACATCACCACTTCTATTGCATCAAACTTTACGATTGCGAAATCAGGATCCTTTGCCCTATTACCTGAACCATTCATATTCAATCAGAGTATTGTCAAGTACAATAACCGTGTATATGTCTGTGTGATATCAAACAACGACAAAGAATTTGTATTTGGTAAATGGGAATTGTTGACTAGCGGGGACAGAAGACTAAATGCAATGGATCGTGTATTTGGTTATTATGACCCAACTGATAACATGCCGGGTAAAGACTTGTCCCAGTTGTTCGAAGGTGTGATTTATCCTAACAGCACCTACTTAGGTAATGCGTTTGCGCCGGATGACCAGTATCCAATAGACACTGTGCTACAAGATCAAGCATTCTATCCAACTGCGGTAGATATTCACGCTATTGTATGGGATAGTGTCCGTTATTTGGCTGCTGCTGACACCCCGGATTATTCTAGTGTATTGTCAAGTTTGACAGGAGAAGAATGGGAAATTCAAAAACTAGCAAATACTCCAATAAACACCACTGACATGATTTATGCAGGTGGGTATTATATAATGACATCTAATAACCCGGCTACCCCGATATTTAGAAGTGCGGATGGAATAACTTGGACTACCAATGGATACTTTACTCCATATGGGTCTGTCCCATACGACACAACTACATATGATTTTACTGCGTTGAGCATTTCTGCATTGAACTTGAACTCAGTTGGATATAGAAATAACTTATGGATTGCAGTCGGAGACGGAATAGTTTCTAGTGATGATACCTACATATGGAGACAGCGTTTTACATTTAGTGACCCTCAATTGACCAATATTTTATACGGTGTCAATGGTATAGATGTATCCGCATTTACTGGATTTATAGCAGTAGGTAAGGGACAACAACTTGACTACTCTACTGGCGTTGGTGTAACAATAGATGTTAATCTAATTATAACGAGCACTGACGGTATATCTTGGAATCAAATACCGGCAGTAAGTTCTAAAGGTTTTTACGGAGTAACACATAATGGCACAAGCATTGTAACAGTAGGTGAAGATGGTGTAATTTACATATCAAACAACGGTGCAAATTGGTTAGGTGTAAATGAAGTTACTGTAATAAGCTCCAATGATGCATCCAACGAATTGAATGTAACTAGTACAGCTGGATTTGTAGTTGGAAATCAAGTAGAATTCTCAGAATCATTCAACGTCTTTACTGCAGGAACACCATACTTTGTGGTTAATATAATTTCAAGTACACAGCTACAGTTAAGCACAACTTTTGGTGGATTACCAGTAACGTTAACCGTTGATGATCCTACGACCACAACTTATATGTTTGCACCAAGAACAACATCATTAGTGGATGTTAAGTATGCAAACGGTGCATATGTGGCAGTAGGTGATAATGGTCTAATCAAAGTATCGACAGACGGCTACACATGGGCACCACATACTTCAGGTACATCAGAGGATCTAAATGGAGTGACGTTTAACGAAGACACCTCTGAATGGATAGTAGTCGGCGATAATAATACTATTTTGATTAGTACTGACAACGGTATTAATTGGACTAGTTCATCAGTGTTTGCACCCCAGGCTACGTTCTATGATGTACAGGGTGCAGAGTTCACGTACGGTTATGGACCAGAAGAACTAGTGCCCGGTGTTGTCACTGATAATATCACACTGACCGTTGCAACCCGACCAGGTACAAACTGGGACGAGACCATCTACGCTCACGTAGGGTATGAAGTTGTTAGTGTCGAGTACACCCCAGAGTCTGGTACACAAACGACATATAGTTTTGACATTGGCAACTTGTATGATATACAAACCCCTGCGCAAATTGCAGTGTATATCATTGGCGGAACAACCGGATTAAGCACTGCTGTCTATCAAACACTAGACTACACGATTAACTGGATTAACTACACTATTACACTAAACACCCCGTTGACTTTCTCTCCGGTTGCTGACAAGTTACGCATTGATGTGTATGAAGTTGGTAACGGAAATCAATTAGTCAAAGCTAGTACAAAGACTGATCCTATCAGAACTAATACTTCAACTGGATGGAATGAAATATATGTGAACTGTAATTATTCAGGTCAAATATATGATGGATCAGGTGTCATAAGACCTGATACAAATCCAGTTGATGTAGAGGCTACTGAAACTGATTCGACTAATAATTCGATACTGTGTGCGAATGTAGAAGATTTTGTATTGAATATGCCTATAACATTCCAAGGTAATGTGTTTGGTGGCATTCAAGAAGACACCACATACTATGTTAAGACTATTAGTTATGTTACTAATCGAATCACTGTTTCTACTACTATAAATGTAGGAACAGGCACTGCAGGCCCTACACTAGCATTAACTGATGATACTGGTTCTATGAATGTTATCATTAAAGTTGGTTACGGTGAAGTATGGACTGCACCAATCATTTATCACAATGGTGATAAACTATTGATCGGCACAACAAGCACTGTTACTAGAACAAAAGCTAGCAACAATGCAGTAACAACTAACACGACTGGGGGTATGGTCGTGGGTGAACGTATTGTGTTCAGTGACACCATGTTTGGTGGCATATTGTTACCTCAAACAACATACTACGTTCAATCAATCATTGATACTAATGAGTTTACTGTAGCAGCTACATCCGGCGGCCCTGTAATAACATTGACTAATGCTACAGGTGGCGCAGAATTCATTACTAATGACTATGCATTTGGAATTGCAGATAACGGTATAAGTGCATCTATCATATTTGCATCTAATAGTTATGACAATGCAACTGATTACATCAGCTATACATTATTTGGTGAAACTACTCCTCAGCAATATGGATACACTATACCTGAAGTTCAAGTTATAGAAGCTGACGGTAGTTCAACGTATGAATTAGACAATTATGTAGGTGATGACAATTCTAATAATGCTATCGTAGAAGTTAACGGTCTACGTTTGATTAATACCACTGATTATACTATTGATGACAACACCAATGAAATTACATTCACATCTGCACCTACGTCAGGTGATACAATAGCAGTGACAACCTTTAACAATACTGAACGACAGTACCTAAATACTCAATACGGCATAACCGGAGTAACTGTTGCTAACATAATTGATATAAACAACTCGATAGTTCCGTTTTCAGCTATAACTAATTGTACAGCTTCAAATGGTACAACAGAGGTAATAACTTGCGTTTCAACTACCGGATTTGTTCCAGGACAAACTATTCAGTTTAAGGGAGCAACTAGTTTTGGTGACATAGAAATTGATGGCACAGTATATTACGTTCGTGCTGTTCTTTCTCCTACTACGTTCACTATTCAAGATGAAAACGGAACGATAATTGACTTGTCTACTGGCACTGGATTAATTGTAGCATATGTTGGTGGGCAACAAGCAGTTCGAGTTACTACTGGTACCGCGCACAACCTAACATCTGGCGATCTAGTAAGAATTGACGGAACATTGGGTTCTGTTCAATTAAACAACAATACTTATTATGTTCATGTAATTAACTCTATACAAGTTGACTTGTACTTAGATCAACCATATAGTTCAGGACTAACTGCGGTTAACTCTCCAGTAACCGCAATATCATCCTATGTAAGCGGTGGATATATTTGGGAAAATAATTCTTATGTGATTGAGACTCTAGAAGTTACTGCTACTACGAATGATCCAATTCTAGGTAATTACCTAACAGTATCAAGTACTGTTCCGTTAATTATAGGTACCCCGATAGTCTTTACTGGAACCGTGTATGGTGGAGTAGCAGCCGATACTACTTATTACGTTAAAGAACTAATAAGTGCGACTGAGTTCTCCATCAGTGCAACTAGAAATGGTAGTGATCTAGTGTTATCTACTGACACTGGATCTATGTTTGTAACTCAATGGGAACAGGATAATGTTGATAGACTATGGGTAACAGTAAATGGCTATCGTGTCCCATCCTCAGAACTAAAATTAAATGCTAACAATGAAATTAGCATTTTAACAGTTATCAGCACATTGGATGAAGTTACTATTACAAGTATGATGCCAAGCGCAACTCCAAATGAAGAAGTGTTTTTAATTAATGTTAACCAATCTGGAGCAGGTGTTGCATATCGTGCAAATACTCAAACTAGAACTTGGTTAACTGAACCGTTAAGCAACACTGATACTGTCATGTATGTAGACGATGTTACTAGATTAACTGACGTGGTTACCCAATCAGAAACTGTTCCTGCAGCAGTCGACGGATATTTCTATATAGGTTTAGATGCGGATAAGAGACTTATATCCAACGTAACTGTCTATAATGCTACTACAGGTCAGACTATTGCAGGTAGTAACTATGAAGTCGTAATTGTTAACTTGTCTCCTGTCTTAAAAATAACATCTGGTGCGTATATTACTGTTGGAAATCAGTTGACAATAACAGTATTAGAAGGAAATCTATTGTATATCAACGGAGAACAAATTAAGTTCAGTTCTGTTGATTTAGCAAACAATACTATTTCTGGTCTACAACGGGGCACTAATGGTACGGGCGGCCAGTTCTTTATACCTCAATACAGTGAAGTATATGGATTATTGTCTAACAACCGAATGTCAATAGCAGACTATCAAGAAACATGGAACTCTGATGTATATAATACAGTTGACGGAGATCCGTTGCAAATATCAGTGACGGAATCAGCAACATTCTTGCGAGGTGATGTAAACTGAATGATAAATAAATTATGAGCGAAAAACATACGCCAATCCAGGAAAAAGTACAAAAAAAGCCCGAAACCAAGCCTAACGAGCATGGGGGCTTTTACTTTTCCTCAAGTGTGAAAATTTTCGACCCAAACACAAAAGAAGTTTTAGTACAAAAAAGAGGCGATAACTAATGTCAGGAATACAAATAACATATCAGATTGAAGGTTTTCTTAAAATCCATGACCCTAATACTGGGGAAGTTTTAGTGGATAAAAAGAACGCTATCAACTATGAAAATATGTCAGAAGCTATTGCTGACACATTAAGCAGTCGAGGTTACGGAGAAATCTACGAAATGGCATTTGGTAACGGTGGTGCAAGCGTAGACGAAACAGGAGTTATCACTTATTTGCCTCCTAATACTACTGGTCAAAATGCAGCATTGTATAACCAAACTTATACTAAGATTGTTGATGATACTAGCGTTTTTAACTTAGATCCTACACGTAACAAAATGACAGTTTCTCATACTACCGGTAAGGTCTATACTGACATTTTAGTACAATGTTTGTTAGATTACGGTGAACCTGCAGGACAAAACGCATTTGATAACAGTACTCAAACCGACGGTGAGTACGTTTTTGATGAACTTGGCTTATTAGCCAATTATGGAACAGATAACGACGGGAATGTTATAACTAGACTTTTAACTCATGTTATTTTTCACCCCGTACAAAAGTCTTTGAATAGACAAATTCAGATAGATTACACTGTTAGGATTCAGGCCCTGACTAACTTAGTAACTATTTAAGATAAATAAGAAGAATATCGGAGTGATTTGAAATGGCATATACAATTGTTAAAAGTGATGGAACAGTTTTAACTACCGTACCAGACGGTACGATTAATACTACCAGCACAAGTATCGGGCTTCCCGGCAGAAACTACGCTGGTTACGGTCAAACCCTAGATACCAACTTCGTCCATCAACTAGAGAATTTTGCCGATACAACCCCTCCGGCTAACCCTATACGTGGTCAGCTTTGGTACAACACGAACAACAGCACACTTTATGTCTGTCCTACAGACGGTGAAGCAAACGCATTAGCTTGGTTAGCACTAACATCTACTAGCTCGGGCGGTACCACTACTTTTGGTGCAGTGACAGTTACTGGAAACGTGCAAGCAAATAACTTGTCTGCAACCAATAACGTTACTGGTAATGCAGCGTCATTTAATTATATTACAGTGTCAGCAAATGCCAATATTGCAGATGCTAACATAACTAGTGCTACGATTGGAACACTCACTACAACAACTATTACGACCGGAGCAAATACTACTGCAGGTAGCTTGACTGGTACATGGACAACAAATGGTGGATTGTCCGGCAACGCAATTATATTGACAAATGGTAATTTGTTTATAGGAAATTCAGCAGGTGCAAACTTATACGGTGTCAGAACTGACAAATACATGTATGCAAACGGTGATCCTATCTCTTTTGCTGGTACATATAGTAACAGTAACGTAGCTAGTTATCTACCTACGTACAACGGTAACGTTTTAACCGTTCAAACGCAAGCTACAGTGTTAACTACTGGTGCAAACACTACTGCAGGAACAATGACAGGTAACTGGACGTTAAGTGCTGGTTCAAGACTAAACGCTACATACGCTGACTTGGCCGAAAGATTTGCTGCGGATGACATATATGATGCTGGTACAGTAGTTGAATTAGGCGGCGAACAAGAAATTACTGCGGTTCAGTATGAATTAAGTGAAGATGTATTTGGAGTCATTTCTGATACAGCTGGTTATTTAATGAACGCTGGTGCAGGTAACGATCAAACTCACCCACCGGTCGCTATGAGCGGGCGTGTTAAGGTAAAGGTCACTGGTGTAGTTAATAAACATCAACGATTGGTAAGTGCAGGTAATGGTATTGCAAGAGCTGCCGAAGAAGGCGAAGCAAATGCATTTAACACAATCGGAAGAGCACTAGAACACAAGACTACAACTGGCGTTGGCACAGTTGAAGCCATTGTAATTATAAAATAAGGATAAAAGATGAGTTACGCACAATATGGTTTAATTGAAGCCACAGACTTCAACAATCTTGTTGGTGGTAACCCTGTAACTTCAAGCGGTAAACTTAATACTGTTTGGGCAACTGGTGGTACAAACGCAGGATATGGTCAAACAGCAGTTGCCAATGTGTCAGTGGGCGGAACAGTAGCCGCTACTGATTGGGCAAATTTGGTTAATAGAACTTCAAATTCAGCATCACATCAGGGTACTAGCATTACAAGCGTTACAGCACCATCAGCCGGCGGAACAGTTACGTTCTTGTCTGCTATTCCAACTAACCTAACTACTATATACACTAGTAGGTTAAATGCGGCAGCACAGGGTTCAACCACTGCTAACACCGCAACATATGCCAGTACATGGAGTTCGGCAATAACATTTACTCACACTGCTACTTTTGCAAACGGTGACGCTGCACGTTATTTCTTTAATTCAGGCGGCCAACTAGCAATTACCTGCGCACATCCTAGTGGTACTGGTATTAACTTGTTGTTAAATAACCTAGCAAGCAACGTTGGCACTGTAGTATTAAGCAGCCCAACATCAGGTGCAATAACTGTAGCAGGCACATCATACAACGGAATCACTAAAGTAGGCGGTGGCGGAAATGCACCCACAATTAGTACGAATAGCGGATATTATGCATTGACTGCATCAAACGTTACGGCATTTACACAAACTGCATCAACCGGACCTAGTGGTTATTTAAGTACATTCATTCGTGTGATTGTAAAAAGTAACGGCACACAAGGCTCAAACGGTGATGCAGGATCTGTCATCACTGTCTATACTATTTGGGATGAAGTACCGGATGGATTGACAGCAGCAGCTAACTCAGCAACTACCTTGACCGTTAGACCTCCCGCAACAACACACATATCTAATACTTGGGGTGCAATTACTTTATCCGGAACTGTATCTGGATCATAATTTTTAAGCGAGTGCTTGTGTTTATCTAAATACTCTTAGGAGTGATCTATGGACACAAAAACTTTAATTAGCGATGCTAAAGCCCGCTTTAGCCACAACGCTGCCAAATCATATCTAAAAGAAAAGTATGAAACACGCTTAATTGTTGCAGAGCAAGGCGGGCTTTGGAGAGCAAATCTCCAAACAATCAATTTTTTAAACAATTCTCAATCAGAAACTGTCATCTTAGTTGACAGTTTTGAAAATCCAGTTGAGGTAAATCGTACAGAACTTTTAGCTAAACTTAATGAAACTTACGAATCTGTAATGCGTGAGTGGCTAAATGAATGGGCAGAGTTAGAGAAAAAACGATGAATAGAGGCGCACTACTCTTTGCGTTTAACTCACCCAAATACAATTACTACGCTATGGCGGAGTACACTGCAAAGAGAATAAATCATTTTTTGGGACTTCCAGTAACAATAGTTACTGATGAATCCAGCATACCAAAGAATTCCACCTACATGTTTGACAATACGATTGTTGTAGAACCAGACAAGAACAACATTCGAGACTATGTAGTGTGGATTAACAAAGGTAGATATCAAGCATATGACTTAAGTCCGTATGATGAAACATTGCTATTAGACACTGACTATGTGGTTAATAGCAATAGGTTATTAAGTACCTTTGATATTTGTGAAGACTTCTGCTGTCACGATACTACATCATTCTTGATGCATCCAAAAGCCCCGCAAGAAGTATTAAGTGCTTATAGCTTCAATACATTGTGGGCCACTGTAATCACATTTAGAAAAACAAACCGAGCAAAGCAGATATTTGAATGTTTAGAAATGGTTCAAAAGAACTATGAACACTATGCAAACATTCATAGCTTTATCGCAGGTGTATATAGAAATGACTACGCATTGACATTAGCATTACGTATAGCCAACGGACATGTGAACCATGAGTCAGATATTATCCCATGGAACCTACTTCATGTTGGTAAGAACACATCAGTGTATGCCGATAAAGAAACAGAATTCAATACTGAATACACTGTTATGTTTGACAACTGGCAGCGTGGTAAAATTCGCAAAGAGTATATCAATATCAAAGACACTGACTTCCATGTGATGAACAAAGAAAACTTTTTGGAGTTAATAAAAAATGGATAAAGGTTTCGTTATCGTTGCACAAGATGGTGGCACATTAGACACTTATCAGAAATGCGCAGAAGCATTAGCAAAGAGCATAAAACGCACAATGCCTGATGCTAAAGTGTCAATCATCACGAACAATAAGATTAAAAACACTGCACTCTATGATAAAATCATACCCTTGCCTTACGGAGATCAATCACCTAAAAGCTTTTGGAAGTTGAACAATGATTGGCAAGTATATGACGCTAGCCCATATGAGTACACTATAAAACTAGAAGCAGACATATATCTTCCTAGATCAATCGACTATTGGTGGGATGCGTTGAAGCATCGTGATTTGGTAATCTCAACTAAGATTAGAGATTTCAAACAAGAGATAAGTCCATCACGGGTCTATCGTAGATTCATTGATGATAACAAGTTACCCGATACGTACAACGCAATTACATATTTTAAGAAGTCAGAGACTGCTAAGAAGTTCTTTGAAACAGTTCGGTATGTGTTTGAGAATTGGTCTGAGTTTAGGTCCACACTCAAATGCAGCCCATATGAAGAGGCAACTACTGATTGGGTATACGCATATGCTACACATGTTATGGGAGTAGAAAATTGCACATTGCCTAACTTTGATGAAATGAGCATGGTTCATATGAAACGGTTGATTAACAATCTTCCCACTGAAGATTGGACTGATGCATTAGTGTATGAAATATTACCTCACACATTGAGAATTAATTCTTGCCCCCAGCTTTACCCTTTTCACTATCATGTGAAGACATTTTCTAATAAAATACTAAAAGCCTATGACTGAAACTACACAAGATGAAGTACTAATTCTTTGGGAAGCACCCAAGATTGAAGTTCCGGAGTTTCGTCTATATTATGATGAAGATACTGGTCGAGTCACTTGCTATACTTGCGAGAAACCCGAAGGTACTTATCTGATAGTTGACGCTATTACTTTTGCACAGGCACGCCCTGATATTCGAATCATTAACGGTAAAATTTCTACTGCCAGTAACCATGCAATTGTTTCTAAACTCATGCCTCATATCACTCAAGGTCAGATATGTGAAGCAGAAGATATTAGTTTAGTTTCGTCAGAAGGTGATAACATTATTAGATGGAAACTAAACACTTATGAGCTTAAATGATATTGTTGATGTAGCAGATTTGGACTGCATCTACCTAAGCTATGACGAGCCACAAAAAGAAGAATTCTGGCTAAAGATTAAGAACATGGTCCCTTGGGCCAAGCGTGTAGACGGGGTCAAAGGCTCTGATGCTGCCCACAAAGCTGCCGGCGCCGCTAGCGACACTGAGCGATTCATATTGATTGACGGGGACAACATGCCCGACGAATCGTTCTTCAATATGCAACTTGACTTCACGGGCCGAGATCCATCATACTATAAAGCACAATTTCGCTGGAAAGCAGTCAATGCTATTAATGGGTTGCGTTATGGTAATGGTGGTATGAGTTCTTGGACAAAGACTTATGTTGCTAACATGAAAACGCATGAAGCACAGAAAGACGGTGATAGTTCACGCATTGCTGACTTCTGCTTAGATAGTAAAGACAACTTGTACTGGGCGATGTATGACTGCTACAGCACAACCTATCCCAATCATACACCATTTCAAGCATGGCGTGCAGGGTTTCGTGAAGGGGTCAAGATGGTTCTTGACAAGGGTGAGAAGCCGGATGCTACTGAGTTCAAAGAACGGGTTGCAAGTCGCAATCTAAATAACTTAACTATTTGGCAGAACGTCGGTGCAGATGTTGAGAACGGTATCTGGGCTATCTATGGCGCTCGTCTTGGAACATACATGACGATGCTAACTGAATGGGATTGTCATAATGTGCAATGGTTTGATAACTATCCAGTGTTATGGGAAGAACATGAATTAAAAGATCCGATGAAACAATCAGAGTTGATTGGCGAAGCATTGTATGCTAAATTAGGATTGCCTATGTGTACATTAAGCCCTGAACAAAGTAAGTTCTTCAAACGTCACTATCAATCTGATTATCACAATCAAGGCCCTCTAGTCACCGAGATGGAAGTAATTCGAAAAATTGAAGGATGGTAATGAGCGAGAGTCACGAACAAAAAAGAATCAAAGACATTAGGATTAAGATCGAAAACGAGACTGGTCCTACATTTTGCCTTGCTAAATGGCATCATGTAACAATGTATTTGCAATCAGGAGAGACTCATAGTTGTTACCATCCTCAACCTCATAAAATTCCTTTAGAAGAATTATATGATAACCCTTCTGCACTTCATAACACACAGCAGAAGAAAGAAGAACGTAAACTAATGCTTGACGGTGGTAAGCCTACTGGTTGTCAGTATTGCTGGAACATCGAGGCAATGGGTCCGGATTACATCAGTGACCGTCACATTCGTAACGCAAGTATCTTTACTGATGAACGATATGAACAAACAGCAAAGGGTCCGTGGAATCAAAACATCAACCCCGAGTACATCGAAATCAACTTCGGTAACGAATGTAACTTCAAGTGCGGCTACTGCCACCCTAAGTATAGCACAAGCTTCTACAAAGAGATTGAACAAAACGGCCCTGTAACATCAGTTAAGAACCATCGTTGTGATATAGATTGGATGCGATTGTATCAACGTGAAGATGATAACCCATATGTTGATGCATTCTGGGAATGGTGGCCTGAGATGCGCAAGACACTGAACATCTTACGTGTTACCGGTGGAGAACCTACACTACATCGTTCAACATGGACATTGCTAGAAAAAATTGATGAAGATCCAATGCCCTGGTTAGAGTTGAACATTAACAGTAACTTAGGTACTAAGCCTATTCTTATTGAGCGTCTTGCAGAGAAAGTTAAAAAGCTTACTGACGAGGGCAAGATCAAAAGTTTCAAACTATTTACTAGCCTAGATACATGGGGCCCTCGTGCTGAATACATTCGTACAGGCTTAGATTTAGAGCTATGGGAACAGAACTTCCACACATATCTTAAAGGAACTGATAGTCCGATCACGTTTATGATTACGTTCAACATCTTCTCAGTGACTACATTCAAAAGCTTCTTGGAGAAGTTTATTGAGTGGCGCAAGATATACGGATGGTATGATGACCCGGTCAACCCACAACATCGTGTGCGTTTTGATACCCCATATCTACGTGATCCTATTCAATATGATATGAACATCCTTCCCAAAGAAGAATTCATGCCCTATATGTATGAGGCATTGGAGTATATGAAGGCTAACACTGATGACAAACGCAGTGATGCATTTAGCTCAATAGAATATGAAAAGTTCAAGCGTGTAGTAGATTACATGGCTGAGACTGTTTACCCTGAAGAAAAACTAATCGAAGGTCGCAGAGACTTCTATAATTGGTTCAATGAATTAGATGAGCGCCGAGAAGCAGACATGCTATCAGTGTTCCCTGAGATGCTGGGCTTCTACAGACTGTGCCAAGAAACAAACCAACTGAACCCATTTAAATGAACAAAGACCAATTATTAAACGACAGCAAGACATTTTGTATGTTCCCGTGGCTTCACTTAAATGTGACTCCTAAAGGTGACATCTATCCTTGCTGTTCAAACGATTACACCAAACCTTTTGGTAACACAAAAGAGATTACCCTCGAACAAGCATTCAATAGTCCTAAGATGAAAGAACTTAGATTGGATATGCTAAACGAGCGTAAGAATGAAATATGCAAGTTCTGTTATCAACATGAAGAAGCAGGTCCGCACAGTTTCCGTAACTATAGTAAAGAACACTTTGGCAAGTATTATGACGAAGTTGTGCCCACTACCCAAAAAGATGGAACGGTTGACGAGTTTAAGATGCGTTACTTTGATATCAGATTCAGTAACATTTGTAACTTCAAATGTCGTACATGCGGTTCAGAGTTTTCTAGTCAGTGGGGACTAGAGATGAACAAGAATTACGACAAGGATCACCCAATTGTTATTCACGTGGATGATGGTAAGGGTAAAGTTCTAGAAGAAGTATTGGATCAAGTAGAACACATAGACCTAGCGTACTTTGCGGGTGGAGAGCCCTTGATTACAGAAGAACACTATGTTATACTAGAAGAAATGATTCGTAAGGGTCGCACTGATGTAACATTACGCTACAATACAAATGCTAGTAATATCAAGTATAAGAACCATGATGTACTTGATCTTTGGAAACACTTTAAAAAGGTTGAATTGAGTTGTTCAATAGATCATTATGGTGAACGTGCTGAATTATTACGTTCGGGCACTGATTGGGGCAAAGTTGAAAGCAACTTGTTGACGTTTAGAGACTTAGATTATGTTAGTTTTCAAATGAATACGGTGTTCTCAATCTTTAACTACTTGACAATCGGCGAGTTCTATCAGTATCTTAAGGATAAAAATATCATTAGACGAGAAGATTGGTATCATAGTTTGTATCTAGCAGTCCATCCGTTGTATTACAGCGCAAAAAGCTTACCAAAATCATTGAAGCCATTAGCAGAAGAAAAAGCATTAAAATGGGCAGATGCCAACGACAACGACGGCACTAGCTTATCACGATTGGTGCGTGATGCTGTAAATTTTGCAAACGAGAGTGACAGTTGGAGTGAAGTTAAGACTCAGTTCTTAGGACATACCAAATCACTCGACAGAATACGTGAGGAAAGTTTCTGGAAAACATTCCCCGAGTTAAATAAATTATCTGAATTATTGGAGTAATCAAGATGGATAACGTAACAGTAGAAAACTTAGTTAAGCACGGAAAGCATTTCTGTGTACTACCCTGGGTTCACTTTCATAGCTGGCCTGACGGTCGAGTAATGCCTTGCTGTATTGCAGATAGCAACATGCCTGTTGCAGACTTAAAAGACGGAGAATCAATCATTAATATGATGAACAGTGTAGATTACAAAAAATTACGCACTGCTATGATGAACGATGAGCCAGTTGAAGCATGTAAGCGTTGTTATGATCTAGAACTGATGGGCACATGGACAATGCGACAGTCTCACAACAAACGCAAGGGCCTAGAATATGTGAATTACATCGCAGAGAACACCATGGAAGACGGCAAGTTAATTGACTTTGAAATGAAGTACATGGACTTGCGCTTTAGTAGCATCTGTAACATGAAGTGCCGTAGTTGCGGCCCTGGTTGCTCTAGTCAATGGGCACAAGAGTTTGTTGACCGTGTTGGTATGGACAACTATGAGAAATACTTTAAGACCACTAAGATTGTTATCAATTCAGCAGAAGAAATGGGATTCATGGCCAAACTCAAGCCATATCTCAAAGACGTTACAGAAGTTTACTTTGCAGGTGGTGAAATCATTATTACCCCTGAGCATTATGAATGCTTAGACTACTGGATTGAGAACGGATTAACGGATCAAGTGGAACTGACTTATACAACAAACTTTAGTAGCTTGAAGTATAAGAAAGATGTTGACTTGATTGCGTATTGGAAGAAATTTCCTAAACTGAAAATTTGGGCATCACTTGACGCACACGGTGATGTTGCTGAATGTATCAGAAAGGGTACAGATTGGGATCGTATTGTTAGTAATATCAAGTTAGTAAAAGAGCAAGTGCCGCATGCTGAATTTCAGATTACTCCAACCATCAGTATTTGGAATGTGTTTACTTTTCCTGACTTCTTTGACTACATGATCAATGAAGGGTTTATTGATACTAAATCTAGCCCACGCTTTAATTTAGCTACCAACCCCTGGTATGCTAACATTATGATCCTACCCGCTAGTGTAAAGCGAAGACTCGCTGAATTGTATCGTGTCTATCAGAACCGTTATAAAGATAACATTGATATCTATAACGGATTCAAGATGATTATCTACAACTTGACAGTTGGTGATGAGAACAAAGGTGGCATCCAAGAGTTTATCAAGTTCAATGAAGAACTAGATGACTTTAGGGGCGAGAAATTGGAAGAAGTTATTCCAGAACTAAAAGAGGTGTTTGATTGGGCAAGAAGCTAATAGCGATTGAGGCTCCCCAGCCCTATCTCGCAATAACATGGCAAGTAAACAATTTCTGCAACTACAAGTGCAGTTATTGTAATCCTGGCAACTGGGGAGGCACTGACCGCAACGAAGGTAACTTAGACATATACCTAAATAACTTAGAAACGATTATCAATCGCTATAAGAGTGCAGGGTATAAGAACTTTAAGTTCTTCTTCAGCGGCGGAGAACCTACAGCCTGGAAGAACTTTATTCCTATCTGTGAATGGATTTACGAAAAACTACCTCGTGCTACTCTTGCAGTTAACACTAACTTGAGTCGTCCATTAGAATGGTGGAAGAAACACTATCATCTTTTTGATGATGTGGTTGCAAGCTTTCACATAGAGTTTGCTGACAAAGAGCGTTATGAGGAAAACTCTATCTTCTTGTGTGATAAGGTAAACTATCTTTCTACTAAGATGTTGATGCATGAAGAAAGATTCTGGGAAGTAGTTGATTTCGGCAATCATATGAAGACAGTGATGCCTAATTACTTCTTAGAGTGGACTCCGTTGTTTGATGAAATGTCAGTCAACACCGGCCCATGGCACTACAAAGATCCTGCTAAAGAAGCATGGTTACGTGAGCATACTACAGAGATTCAGCAGACTAAGCGTAAGCCTATGAAGCGTACTACATTGACAGTAAGTTACAATAAGTATGAAGACAATTCTACCGAAGTGTGTAACAGCAACGAAGTTATTGTAGCAGGAAACAACTTCTTCAATGGATGGAGTTGCAACGTGGGTGATTGCATCTTTATCAATCCAGTCGGCGAGATGAGTCTTGCAAGTTGCGGCATGGGTGGGTATGTAGGTCATATACTAGATGATATTAATCGTGTCGGCCCTAAACAAATCATATGTGAGAAAGAACACTGTCATTGTGGAACAGACATTATTATTCCTAAATTTGATGGCGATTGGTTAGAAAAAAATGCAGTTAAATGAAAAAGACCCACTAAAGATCGTATATAGTTGGATAGGACCAAGAGGTCCAATGGTGAACACAGAGTTGCCTAACATCATGAGTTACGCTAGCGTGGGTGAAAGCACCGACGCACATGGTAGTAATTTCTTTTGGGCAGATGATATATATTGGCGAGTGTTTATGCACAACGGAAATCATCCGTTGAGTTCTACATTTGGTTTAGAAGAACATGAATCATTCATATATCCTTATACATTAGCGTGGCGTATACAATTTCAGAACTATTTCTTGAACGGTGGCGGCCTATTAGAGTTTAGTCATACTCCAAACCACATAACACATCAAGTCAGAGATCGTAATGGCTTCTTCTTAATTGACTACGCACCTGAAGCATGGGTACAAGATGGACAGTTACGTGCAATGCATGCCTACTTTGGACATTACAATAGAATTCCAATGGGTAAGGTCATATACATTACTGGTTGCATGAACGCAGAAGAATTATACAACAACTGGTGTAATCGAAATGGAATCCCCGATGATCCAATGCATCGTATGATAATGATACCTTTCCCTATATCACAACATGCATTATCATTACAGTTACAGAACACTCCTGAGCCTGAATACGATATCGGCACAGTGCCTGAAAAAGTATTCTTATGCTGGAACCGTAGATTTAGGCCGCACCGCACACATCTCGCATTGGCATTAGATAAAGCCGGCATCGTTGATCGTAGTTATTACAGTATGAACTTGACTGATCCCGAGATGAACAGTGTTCATTTTAAGACTACAGTTGATTTGTATTCTAACCCAATGTTACAAATAGGCAACACTGATGTAGCAAAATTCATGTCAAAGTTACCGTTAGAAATCGATGGCGAAACAGAGATACAAAGAATGTGTGGCGACTTTGATGCTGCAGCCAGACCCTTCTATCAGAACAGCTTAGTCAGTATTATCACTGAAACTAACTTTGAGTTGACTGAGCTAACAGCAACTGAAAAGACATGGAAGCCTGCCAAAGAAAAGCACCCGTTCATCATGGTGGGAACTGCAGGTGCGTTGCGAACATTGCGTGAGTTTGGATTCCAAACGTTTGATGACTTCTGGGATGAATCATATGATGAAATTGAAGACCCTAAACGCAGACTGTTTGAGATTGTAAAAGTTTGTAAAGAAATTGCTAGCTGGACACCAGAACAAATATTAGACTTTAAGCGTAGAGTAAAACCCATAGTAGATCATAACTTTAAGATATTGACTACTAACACTTCTAAGACAGTAGCAGACAAGATACGTGTAGAAGTCTCTAAACGATTAAGAGAAGAACCTAAGGATTAATATGAAAAAGATTTTAGTATGTGGTGCTGGTGGGTTCATTGGATCCCACTTAGTAGAAAGATTGAAAAAAGCTGGCCACTACGTAGTAGGTACAGACTTAAAAGAACCCTTATACAGTAAGTCGCTGGCTGATGAATTCTATGTGGTAGATTTAAGAGATCAACAAAATGTAGAGAGCTTATTTCATACAATTAGGTACGATGAAATATATCAATTAGCTGCCGACATGGGCGGTGCCGGCTATATCTTTACCGGTGAACACGATGCTGATATCATGCATAACTCTGTGATGATTAATCTAAACATATTAGATAATGTTCGTAGAAAGAATAAAAACGCTAAAATATTCTATAGTTCAAGTGCATGTATGTATCCGGAGCACAATCAGCTAGACCCTAACAACCCAGTTCTCACCGAATCAAGTGCATACCCTGCAAATCCTGACAGTGAATACGGTTGGGAAAAGTTATTCAGTGAACGATTATATCTAACTTATGCTAAGAACTATGGCATAGAAGTACGCATTGCACGGTTTCATAATGTATTTGGTCCTTATGGATCATGGAACAATGGCAAAGAAAAAGCACCCGCGGCTCTTTGTAGAAAAGTTGCAACTGTCGAGCCCGGCGGAACAATTGAAATATGGGGTCCAGGCACTCAAACTCGTAGCTTTTTATTCATTGATGAATGCTTAGACGGTGTTCAACGTTTGATGGAAAGTGATTTTTCAGAGCCAGTCAACTTAGGTAGCTCTCGAATGATATCAATTAACAATCTAGTCTATCTAATAGCCGATCTTGTTGGTAAAAAAGTTCATATTAAAAATATACCCGGGCCAATGGGAGTTATGGGTCGTACTAGTGATAACACATTGATACGTGAAAAATTAAATTGGGCTCCTACAGAATCGTTAGAAGTAGGTATACATAAAACATACAACTGGATTGTTGAGCAAATTGATTCAGGTAAGACAGATGACTAAAAAGAAATACATCGTAGGTTTAGGATGCAGCTGGACTCAAGGTGAGGGCGGCTATCCTGAAGAAATATGGAATCAATACAACGGTAGAGTACAGTTGAGGGGTGTTCCAGATTATCACTTGCGTAAGTATGAACATGAGAACAGTTGGGTAAATCAATTATGTACCAATCACTTTCCAGACTATACTCCTATGAACTTAGGAGTTCGTGGTATAGGAAACACCGCCGCTGTTAATCAATTGCATTTCTGTGATAGAATCGATTGGTCTAATAGCGAAGGATATATTATTCTTATGCTTAGTGGATTCGAACGATTAGACTTCTTTCAGCCACATCCAAAGCGCAACGAGAAGCTAAATGATGGATACAGTAACGGGGATTTTGCACACTATAAGTGGAGAACAGCCTGGCCTATAGCAGGAGAGGGAGGCGCCGAAGAACCATTGTGGGCTACATATGGAAAAATGTTATGGAGTGAGCAATTCGCAGCAAACACTGCATTAATGGCACTTTTAAATCTACAATCATTTGCTAAAGCGCACGGATTCAAAGTAGTTGTTGCTAATGCATTTAATCAATCTCCGGGCGGCTCAGTGCAAAAGTATCTACTAGAAAATACCGGACGAATGTTTACCAAGTTTGATTGGTCTACATACTTACACAATCAAACAAAATACGGTGCATTTGTGCAGCGATTTGTAGAACTAGATGGACTCATGAACCCTAAGGATTGGGGCGGACATTATGAGTTTTACAGTAAGAGGGCATGGCCAGCTAAATATTTGACTAACTGTATTCATCCAACTGTGGAAGGATACAAGTTCATAGCCAAAGAATTGGCCACCTTCATACAGAATAAAAATGTCTAAAAAGATAATCAGCTTTGTCAGTCCAAACTTTCAACAGGGTCCTAAGGAATTAAACGCATATTACTTGCCTTATAGTCCAGGAATCCTGTGGAGTTACGTAAATCAGTTCCCTATAATTAATGAAAACTATGAATTGGGGGAATTTATTTGGCGCCGCGAAGACATAGAAGATGCAGTAGAGATATTAAAAGACAGTGATGTAATTGGTTTCAGTACATATATCTGGAATCGTAGTTACACTAAAGAATTGGGGAAAGCATTAAAATTAGCTAATCCTAATCTATTCATTATTGGTGGCGGCCCTGAGTTCCCTATTGAGAAAGAAGATATCTTTGAACAATACCCTTTCTTAGACATATGCGTTAAGTTAGAAGGTGAGAAAACATTCAGAGCCGTACTTGAAGAACACTTAAAAGATACCCCTGACTATAAATCTATCAACGGTATGCTAGTCAACGACAACGGTGTAGCAGTTAGTACGGGTGATACTGTTCGCATTGATGACTTAGACACGATTCCTAGTCCGTACTTGTCTGGTATATTCGATAAACTAATGAAGAAGCACCCTGAGATTCGTTGGAACGGAACTATCGAAACAAACAGAGGATGCCCCTATGCATGTACATTCTGTGACTGGGGTAGCTTAACATACAATAAAGTAAAGATATTCGAATTAGAAAGAGTATTTGCTGAATTAGAATGGATGGGTCAGAATCAATTTGATTTTATTAGCTTTACTGACGCCAATTTCGGTATCTTTGCAGAGCGTGATAGCTTAATTGCTGATAAATTAATTGCCGTACAAAAAGAATACGGCATGCCACGTGCATATACAATTGCCTGGGCAAAGAATCAAAAGAAAGAAGTTGTTGATATCGTTAAGAAATTGATATACGAAGGTGGAGCCAAGATCGGCTTGAACTTGTCTGTGCAGACTATGGATGAGAACACACTAGAGATTATCAAACGAACTAACTTAGATACTAACAAGATTGGTGAAGTGTTTGTTATGTGTGAGGAAGCTAACATCCCATTGTACACTGAGTTGATTCTAGGCTTGCCGGGCGAAACATTAGCAAGTTGGAAAGAAAACTTCTATAGATTGTACAAAGCAGGCAATCACACTGGTATCACTGTATATCAAGCACAACTATTAGAAAATGCTGAAATGAATCTGACTCAGCGTAAGATGTATAAATTACAAGGTCAAGTTGTTTACGATTACTTAGTAGGCTCTAACAACGAAAAGAACCTACGTGAGGGTGTTGAAATTGTAGTAAGCACACGTGACTTGCCACTTGACAAGATGCTTCAAGCGCAATTACATGCCTGGTATCAAAATACATTTCACATTAATGGCATGACAAACTATATTAGTCGTGTATTGTTTAAATTGCACGGTGTTGAATATAGAGATTTCTATGAAAAACTCTATCAATATATAGAAAAAGATCCATGGGTTAACAGTGAGATTCAACGTATTGGTAAACATTACGGATTATGGGGTGAACGAGGAATGATTGATCACCCATTATTAATGGGTATGCAAATTCACGGATGGAACTTAATACACAGTACCATTATCATGCTACAGAGTGAGAATAAACATAAGCATATATTTGATGTAATTGAAAACTTCTTACTGAAAGAGTATCCATTACCCAAAGACTTGCACGATGAGTTAATGCTTATCCAACGTAATTATTTGGTTGACTATACACAGTGCGGGACATATCCTAAGGTTATTGATTTCAAGTATGATATATTCGGCTATCTACAGAATCAAAATGAATTAGAATCACCTGCTAGTTATGAGTTTGATTTCCCTGAGGATAAGACAATGACATTAGAAAAGTTTTGCGAACAGATATTCTTTGCAAGACGTAGAAACTTTGGTAAGGCATGGGTTACTAGAAAATGAAAACAGTTTACATCAGTCAATTAGACGAACCCTCATATGAAAAGTTTGTAGACATTGTTAACACAGAGAAGCCAAATACAATAGTATTTTTATGTGAAACAGAATGGCATTCTCGTGAATTAACAGTTGAATTAGCAGAACTATTAAACAGTAACAATATTAAACTAGTTGTAACAGTTGGTTCCTATCCTACTAGTTACTATCATCAACAAACTCAACACTTTAACAACATAGAGATAGTTAATTGGTACACATACTGGTTAAACTGGTCTGTAATGTGCAGCAACCATTTAGACTTTAATCAAACTTATACTGATTTCGATTATCCTTATATATGCTTGAATAACAAGAATCACATGCATCGCTGTATGTTAGTAGATGAGTTAACTGGTCAAGGATTACTAGATAAAGGTATTGTGACATGGAACCGATTTCCAGCACGAAATCCTAGCTTATATCAATTCAAACACTATAATGATGAGGTTAGATTAATATCAGACGACTTTGAAACTAAACTAGATTCATTCTTAATACCGGACAAATACTATAAATCATTCTTGCATGTAATAGGAGAGGCTACCACAACAGTGCCATTTATTACTGAAAAGACCTGTTTACCTATATTATTTAAAAAGCCTTTTATTATCATGGCCGATCAATATTTCCATAAGAGATTAGTTGATTTAGGATTTGAGTTGTATGACGAGATTATAGATTATAGCTTTGACAGTGAACCCGATATGCTTAAACGTGCTGAGGCTATCGCTTTGAATGTTAAGCGCATAACAGAACAAAATACTACTGAGTTATATCAGTTAATAAAAGAAAAAGCACAGCGTAATTATGACAATTATATCCGTATAATAAATGAGGTAAAATATATACCGCCAGTGATTAGAGACCGTATAGTAGAATTAAGAAATGACAATTCTATTGTGCATAACGCAACCGACGGCAGATACATTTATATGTATAATAAAATGATTAATAATCATGAAATTATAGATTTCAATATATGGCACAATAACACATTAGACAGGGCCGATAGGTTTATGGAAAACGCCGGCCGGGTGTCTAAGATAATATATAACGGTGCAACTGAGTTTGACAGCAATACTATTAACGGATCCGTAGAGAAATTCAATGAATTAGTTGAGTTTGCTAAAATACATAACATAGAGTTTGATTTAATAACAGCATCAGCGTCAGACAATACTCATATAAATGTAGATAAACATGTTAATACATATTACTGGACTACATTCTGGTTCTCTATGGCATTGGCTAGGCTATCAGTAAGTCCTAATTATCAGGCTAACAATAGTATATGCTTAGATGTAGAAAATATTCGTGTATCTGAGAAAACCCCCATTAAATATCCATATATTAGCATGAACAAAGCTCCAAAATTACATAGAGCTAAAATGATGGATATGCTAGCTAAACATGATATAATTGACAATGGTATAGTTATTTGGAGAGAACTCACAGACAATTATCAGTTTGAATACTGGAATCAACAGATAATGTTACGAGATCAGGTTGATGGTTTTAAATCTCAGGAAACATTCCCATTAGAATATGCATTATCGTTTATGCAATTAGTTCCTGAAACAGATGACATTGCATTTACTATAACAGAAAAAACAGCAATGCCGTTATTCTTTAATAAACCTTTCTTGGTGGCAGGGTCTATAAACTTTCATAAAAAGTTACAGGAGTTGGGTTTTAAGTTATACGATGAACTCTTTGATTACAGTTTTGACAGCGAACCCGACACTAAAATTAGATACGATTTAATAGCACAGAATGTAAAAAGATACACTGATAAATCACCCTCTGAACTAAAAGAACTATATGATTCTGTATTTGAAAAGTGCATGTACAATAAACGAGTTATATTGAGATTAGCAACTAATAGCAATCTAGTTCCTAAGCCATGGCAGGAACTAGTTAATCATCAGGTTCTTAATAAGATACAGGATTATTCTGTTGACTTACTTAATTTTATCAGAGAAAATGAAAATAAATTTAAAGAAATATAAGCGTATATTCGCATTTGGTTGCAGCTTCACTGCATATAAATGGCCCACCTGGGCCGATATAATTGCAGTAGAAACAAAAGCAGATTACTATAACCATGCCATGGCGGGTATGGGTAATTTGGGCATTATGGCTAGGGTTACTGAAGCCAATGCTAGATATAAATTTAATGATACTGATTTAGTTATGATTATGTGGTCTACATTTAGTAGAGAAGACCGCTGGATTAATGGTGGTTGGTTTGCTCAAGGCAATGCCTGGAACAGTCAGTATCCTAAAGATTGGGTAAAAGAATATTGTGATCCAACCGGGCACATGATTCGTGACCATGCTATAATTAGTATTACCAATAAGTTACTACAACAAAGCAATTGTGGTACATTGTTACTAAGAAGTGTACCATTTAAATACACTGATTTTGGAAAAGTTGATGATATCGAAATATCAAGAACATTATCAACCCTATATCAAAAAGAATATGATAATATGCCTATGTCATTATATGATTTTATGGGACGTGATTGGAGTAGAGACCCAGTAACATATATCAATCACGATGGTCAACCGCATGCTGATCCTCACCCTAAACCAATAACTTACTATGATTACTTAGAAGCATGTGGGTTAGAGTTTAATACAATCACTAAAGATTATGCAACCGTTACTACAACTGCCTTGGCCCGGTGTAAAACTTTACACAATATTAGACAGAATTTTAACCAATCAATCAGAAACTTAATGAGCAGAGATTATCTCCCGTTATTATGAAATACATTTACGTTCGAATTGCTGCCTATATAGGCAATACAATGAAGTTTGACGATATCATTGAGGATATTCAATTTCAATTAAAAGCATATTATGCGCCCGGCGATGAAATTATATTCAATGCCCTAGTTGAGAGCCTAAGCAGTTTTGATTCAGATTACTTGAATTCAATATCAGATGAGGTAGGAAAATATGCACAGTCAATAAATATCCCACATCATTTTCTATTTCATGATACTGCTAGAGAAACAACCGGGCATAGAACAAATGTGTATTACTTAAACACCTGGGCTTATATTACATATAAACACAGTTTAAAAAGACATACAAGCAAATGGTATCCAGATAGCAATAAAGCATTGTTTTTAATAGGTAAACCATTAAAGAGACAAAGAATAGGTCTTATGCATCATTTCTATGTTAACAATTTATTAGATTATCTAGATTATAGTTTGTATTTCCCAGCTAGCCAAACCAATATACATGCAATAAAATCATTGGATATAGAATATCTCCAAGACGATAGTTATATAAGCAAATTATTAATAGATATACAAAGACCTAGCTTAGACATTGATATATCAAAATGCTATGATACCAATGTATTTGAGTATACTGGTTTCCCAACCAATCTAAAATATTACAAAAACACTTGTCTTAGTATTGTCAGTGAGAACAGCTTTGATGTTAATCCTGGCACGATTACCAGTCTGAAAATGCCATATCTAACTGAAAAACTCTACAGAGCGATGATTAACCATCATCCTTTTATAATTATAGGGGACGATGGCATTAATGAACACTTAACTAGATTAGGTTACAAGACATTTGATAAGTTCTTTTTACCGTATACTAATAGAATAAGCCAAGACTCAGAATTGATTTTAGATTGGGCTTCAAAAAGTGTTAAACATTTTATAGATAACTTAGACAAGAATGTAAATGAAATAAGAGAAATGGTAAGACACAACTATAACCATTACATGAATCAAACAGAAAATGAAATAAATCAACTGCAACTGGCTCTTCCAGGTATAGAGTTAGAGCATAGAGAATTACTTGGTAAACTGTAATTTTAAATTTGGCTAGTGTCCCTAGCAAATAAATATTAGGTATATACACGAGGTATTAAATGAAAAAAGTAGCAATGATTGGTGTGGGTAAATTGGGACAAGATTGTGCAGAGGTCATGGCAGATGCCGGTTATGATGTTGTTGGATACGATGTTGTTCCTAGGACTCCTGCATTCCCCATGCGTGACACAATAGAATTAGCCGTAACAGACAGAGACATTATCTTTATCGCGGCACCCACACCACATGATCCTATCTATGGTGGTGAAACTCCAACAAGCCATCTTCCAAACAAAGATTTTGACTATACAATAGTCACTGACATTTTAAAAGAGGTCAATAAACATGTTACTAAAAGTCAATTAGTTGTCCTCATCAGTACAGTGCTACCCGGAACAGTTCGTAGCATCCTAGAGCCTTGTATCACTAATGCAAGATTCATTTACAACCCTTACCTTATTGCTATGGGCACCGTAAAATGGGACATGGTAAATCCAGAAATGGTAATTATTGGCACAGATGATGGTAGCCTTACTGGTGATGCTAGTGAATTAATTGACTTTTATAAAGTGTTTATGCAGAACGAGCCACGCTATGAAGTTGGCACATGGGATGAAGCTGAGTCTATCAAAATCTTCTACAACACATTTATCAGCACTAAGCTAGCACTTGTCAACATGGTGCAAGACGTTGCAGAGACCAATGGCAATATCAACGTAGATGTAGTTACACAAGCATTGGCTAAGAGTACACATCGCATCATGGGTCCGGCATACATGAAAGCCGGACTAGGAGATGCAGGTGCATGTCACCCAAGAGATAACATTGCACTACGCTATCTAGCAGACAGACTAGACTTAGGTTATGATTTGTTTGATTCAATCATGGCCGCACGTGAAGTACAAGCCGAGCGCATGGCCCTACGTTGCCTAGAGAATGGTCGTAATGTAACCATCATTGGTAAAGCATACAAACCGGGGGTGAGTTATATTAACGGTTCTGCAAGTATGTTAGTAGGTTACAATATTGAAAAGCATGGTGGCAACTTAAACTACTACGATCCAAATACTGAGGATCATGACCTGCGTGAAGACTGGACTCATGTGTTTCTAATTGGATATTGGGAGTCTTGGGTCGAACGTCTACAGTTCAAAGATCCTGCTGCTGTAGTTATTGATCCATGGCGCAAGATGACTAGCCAACAACACAGTGGTGAAATCATACATTACGGTGATACTCGTTCTAAACATAAATATGAGGTTCCGTCTACTACTACAGAAACAATGATGCGTCAAGTACTTGAGATGTTTCCGGCCATTAAAGAATATGAGCACAATATTCATTTAATTGATGCTACAATTAACTTTGAAACAATGTTTGTTTGTAGACCTACACAAGACATTGTTAAAGAAATGCGTCTTGCACATAAGAACGGCAAGTCTAAGTTCTTGTTCTTTGCAGCCACAGAAGCATTTATGCCGCATGTACAAAGCAAAATTCAGCGTATTGCTAACATTGTTGACGACATTATTCCAGAAGAAGACATAATTGTATTGACCGGTGTAATTGATGCTGACAAAGTGTATGAAAAGTTAATTGACAAAAACGGCTGGAACAAGCGTGTTTCGTTATTAAACTGCCATTTCTTTAATTATATCACTACAACTTATGCACAGGGATATGAATATATCGGTGGGTACGATGTTAGATTCCGTGGAAAAAACTTTACTTGCTTTAACAAACTTAATAGAGAACATCGTATGGTATTGTTGGAGCGTATGTTACATGAGAGTCTAGTAGATAAGGCCTGGTATAGTTTTGAGGGCGATACCGATTTTAAAGAAAAGATTCCGTTATTGCATGATCAAAAGTTTCCATTAATTAGACAGAATGCAGATATGTTTCCTATGCGATTGAATATCACTGAAGATAGACATAACCCAGTGGACATTCAACCCGATGATTTGCAATACTATAAAGACAGTTATTTCAGTGTAATCACTGAAACATTGTTCTATGATAAGGATCGTCCGGATCAAGCGCATCGTCCTTTTGTAGAAGATAGTCTGTTCTTAACTGAAAAAACATATCGTTGCTTTGCACTAAATCACCCGTTTGTATTAATGGCTAGACCTTATTGCTTGCGTGTGTTACGTGAGCAAGGGTATAAAACATTTAGTCCATATATTGACGAATCATATGACACTATTGAAAATGATGATTTACGCTTTGAAGCTATTGTTAAAGAAATCAAACGATTGAATAACTTCACCGGCGGCGATTGGGAAGTATGGCAAACTGGAATAAAAGAAATAGTTGAATTCAATCAACAGCATTTTCACTCTAATAAAGATTTTACAATTACTAAGAACTATCAGCAATTGTTTAATAACGTAGTCGCCGCTAAACCAATATTTGTGCAAGAAAAGCCTCAGCCAATTGTATATCCAATTGAACTGCCGGTAATTCAACCTGCACCGTTATCTGTAGTGATACCTAGTGTTGCAATACCAGAACCTAACTTAGATATAAACACTGTTAAGCCCGTAGTAATTCCGTTAGAATCTTCACCTAATCAATTAGATTGGTCTAAGCAAACACGCATATACGAGAATGGATTTGTACTTGAATACCCTACACACATGGACGGTGGTGGATTTGAAATTAAAGAGGAATTGTACTCGTTAATAGAGCGTATAGGAAAAGAACATTATGGTCGTGCATTAGAATGGTGCTCTGGAGTTGGCCCACTGGGATATGATTTGCTAGATAAAAACAAAGTAGACTCAGTGGCATTTGTTGACATGCACAGCCCGTCTATAAAATCTTGTTTAGCTAATGCAACAGCTAACAAAGTAGCAGATAAAATTAGTGCCTATGTGTGTAATGAAGTTACACAAATACCAACTACAGAGAAGTTTGATTTGGTAGTAGCTAATCCACCGCACAGTGGTGACAGACAAGCATTTATTGAATCACTTGAGCATTTAAACTGTGTAGATAACACTTGCAGATTAATCGTTGATGAAGGATATGAAGCATTGCAAGACTTTTACGCTAATATCAAAAAATACTTAAATACGGGTGCTGATATCTTTATTACTACTGGTAGTAATCAAGAACATTATATTGCATGGGCTGCCAGCGGTGGATTAAAGTTTATGGGCTTCTGCCCAATGGTTGAAAATCCAAATTGTGGTATATATCACTTTAAAGTCTAACGTCCAAATACATTGTACTACTCATGAGAGGGTAGTACAATAGTAGAAAATAGGAGCACATTTTGGATTTCACATTAAGATCATTGGCTGTTGACGAATTAAAGCCTAAGGAACGCCCCACAGAGGACATTGCTGATGCACGCCATCGTAGTATGATGGAAGCAATTGCACCTTATGCTAAACCAACTGTACAAAAGAACTTAACTCCTGTATACGTTGACTACAAGACAAGAAACACTAAGTTGGTTCTTGTATTATGCCCTGAATGGAGTCCTTATATGCCTCCGTTTAGTCTTGCACGATTAAGCGGTGTTGCTAAAAGTTCGGGCTATGAGACACACATCATAGACTTGAATGTTAAAGCATATAACGCATTTAAGAAAGACTGGTGGCCTAAACAAAGAATTCCATTTAGACTATGGGATCCTTCTAGTTCTTGGCATTGGATGGGTGATACTTACATGAATGATATTCACCCATTGTTAGGCCCTGAGATATTAAGCCCGGCCGTAGATAAGATCATTGAAATGAATCCTGATGTAGTAGGCTTTAGCGTTTACTACATTAGCGAAGAACCTACTAAGTGGATGTGTCGTGAAATCAAGCGTAGAGCACCTCACATTAAGATTGCTGTAGGTGGACCTAACGTACACAAGAGTTGGTTCGCAACACATCCATACTATGACTATGTTGTTGTAGGAGAAGGTGAACAGAATCTACTGGTAATGCTTGACGAAATAGAAGACAAGATAGAAGTAGAGTATCCACGCTATTTAACACAGCCAGAAGATCAGCGTATCAACATCAACGGCTTGCCCATGCCCGACTATGAGAGTATTGATTTCTCCCAGTATGAATTACCTAACGGTGTGAACAGTGAGATATCACGCGGCTGTACAGCTAAATGTACATTCTGTGAAGAAACACACTTTTGGAAGTATCGTCAGCGTCAAAGTGTTGACTTGATTACAGAAGTTGAGTGGCTGTACTATAATAAAGGCACAGACATTATCTGGTTCATTGATTCGTTAATCAATGGTAATCCTAAAGAACTACGAGCCTTTGCCCTGGCTCTTAAAGAGAAAGACTTAAAAGTCAAGTGGACAGGATATGCCCGTTGTGATGGTCGTATGGACTTAGAGTACTTACAAGACTTAGCAGCCGGCGGCGCTATCATGTTTAACTTTGGGGTTGAATCCGGAAGTCAGAAAGTACTTGATGACATGGCTAAAGGTGTTACTATCGCTGAGATGGAGCAGAACTTCATTGACTGTAAGAAAGTAGGCATCTGGGCGGCCACTAACTGGATCGTTGGGTTCCCTACAGAAGACTATCAAGATTACAGTGACACTATGACATTCTTCTGGCGTATGCGTAACAATAACATTAACAATGCAGGTTTAGGTGTTGGTTACGGTATGGGTCCTGAGACTATTGTAGGGCAACATCCCCACAAGTTTAACATCAGCTGGCACAAGTATCAGGGTCACTGGATACGCAATGACTTTACATTTGGCGGCACACACTTGATGATTCGTGTCAAAACATGGCACATGTTTGCTGACTTCTTTCGTGGAGTAACCGATGTACCTATCAGCTATCCTGTGCGTCATGCATTAGAGAAAGAACACTACAAGATCAAACTCAACCATAGTGACATGGCAAGAGAGATTGAGTATGAAAAGTTTGATTACAACATCATTAAGCCAAACATTAATCCGTTTGCTGATGCATTGGTAAATGAGATGTGGCCCTTCTTGCGTATGCTATGGAAATGTCGTGGCGGATACGAAGCAGAAATACTATACAACCCTGAGATTGACTTGAAAGAGTTTGGTCAACAGTTTGGTCCAGGCATGTTTAATGCTGTATACAAGTTTAAGATCAGTGACAGTGGCAAGTGGGAAGCAGACTTTGATATGAAGTTTGAACAGATCGATAACCCTTTTGATGATCGTGAACGTCCTCCTCTAGGTCGCAAAGGTCCGTTCTATGCACAAGACTATTCACGTATGATGAGTAACACTGCACTACGTGCCCGTAAGCTTGCAAAGCCTACATGGAGTGATGCTGAAGGTCGTGATGGTCAAGACTTTAGTGATCTGTTGGATGAAGAGACTGAGTTGAATAAGACAGTTGACTTTACATTTGACTATCATTATATTGGGTATGGTAACTGGGGCAACTACAAAGACTTTGAAGTTGAAGTATCTAACACATCACGAGAAGTTATTCCCGAGAAAGAAGCAATGTCTGCACTTGACTTTGCTAAAGAGGCACAGACTATTTCAATCGACAGTATTAAACGAAAGCCGAAATGAAAGAAGTCAGTGAGCTAGAAAAACAGATAGCAGACTTCTATGGGGCTAAGTATGCTATTGCTACTGATTGCTGTACACATGCTATTGAGCTATGTTTGCGACTACAAGATGTAAAAACTGCAACTACTCCTAAACATACATATCTCAGTGTTCCTATGACATTTGAGAAGCTTGCTATAGATTGGAAGTTTACTGATACATATTGGAAAGACTATTATCGTATAGGTGGTACAAATATTATTGATGCCGCAGTGTATTGGAAGCGTGATTCGTATATACCTGACGCATTTATGTGCTTGTCGTTTCAATATCGCAAGCATTTGAATTTGGGTCGTGGTGGTATGATACTCACCGATGACAGTGAAGCGGCAATCCAATTAAAGAAAATGAGTTATGACGGCAGAGTGCCTGATGTACTCTGGGCTGAACAAGATGTAGATACATTGGGTTACCATTACTATATGACCCCAGAGACAGCACAGCTAGGTTTAAATAAACTCAAACAAGCAAAAGAATCAGAACCTAAACAATGGTCGTATAAAGACTACCCCGATATATCAACGATGAAAGTATTTAATGTTAAGTAAGAACGAATGGGATCCGTTAAAATCAGTTATAGTGGGCATTGCAGATGATGCCCGGGTTCCAATAGCAGATACTAGTTTGCGTATGGTTAACTATGCTGATGTACAGAAGTTCTATAACATCCCATCAGCAGGGTTATACCCCAAACAAGTAATTGACGAAGCTAACGAAGACTTAGACTTGTTCAGTAAGTTCTTAGAGTCATGTCATGTAAAAGTACATCGCCCGGATAAGTCGGTAGTGCCTAGTTACTATAACTATTGCCCACGTGACAGTGTATTAATACATGATGACACAATCATTGCTACACCTATGCCATTGCGTAGTAGACAAGATGAATACAAGGCATTGTTGCCTACACTATCACAGTATGGTGATGTATTAGTTCCTAGATTCCCTAGAGATAGTAGTTTATACAACAGTGGTTGCTTGGGTAATCCTGACATATTAGCACTGACTGAGACAGAACCTGCGTTCGATGCAGCCAATGTACTTAGAAGCAATGATGATTTGTTTTATCTTGTAAGTAACAGCGGAAACAAAAGTGGTGCTGAACTATTGCAAATGGCACATCCTGACAAGAAAGTACATACTATTGAAGGTGTGTATAGTTATATGCACTTAGATAGCACGATTGCGTTATTGCGTGAGGGTCTGATGTTATTGAACCCGGCACGTATAAAGTCAGTAGACCAACTACCCAAGCCACTACAATCATGGGATGTTATTTGGGCACCCGAACCAGTAGACATAGGTCATTACCCTGGCTACTGTAATGCTAGTACATGGGTTAGCGTGAACTTATTCAGCGTCAATCCTAACCTTGCAGTAGTAGAAGAACACCAAGAACAGTTACGAATAGAATTAGAAAAGCATAAAGTTGATGTAAAAATGATGCCAATGCGCCATGCACGTACATTAGGAGGCTGCTTTCATTGCGTGACATTAGACATAGAGAGAAATCACAATGGCAAATAAATGGACAAGAGGACACATAAGTAGATTTTGGAACACTGACGATGTAAAGAAGTTTGAATATGTAAAACAACCATTAATGGATAGCGAACTTGAAGAATGGAAAGCTAAAGGTTATGACTATGTAAAAAGTTTTTCTGGCTCGATGTATGATAACCGTAATCCTATGCCAGAGTGGGTCAACCAATTTAACAACATTTTTGATCTAAAGAACATGACATATAATTTCTACAAAATGCAACAGTTAGAAATTATGCCAACACACGTAGATCATTTTCAAACATACATGAAATTATTTGATGCAAAATATGAAAATGTTGTCAGAGTATTGGTAATGTTAGAAGATTGGCAACCTGGACATTACTTAGAAATTGATGGTGTGGGAGTGGTTAATTGGGTCGCCGGAGACTATTTTATGTGGGACAGTGATGTTTCACATGCCGCTAGTAACATCGGCATAGAAGACAGATACACATTACAGATTACAGGTACGAAGATTACGTTTGATGATATTTCTAGCTTGCATTGGTATAACATTCCTGATCTAAAAACTAAGAAAGAATCATTAGATGCACCTATAATGGCTAATATGCATAAGGCTATGCAAAAAACCACACCCTACTACATCTACATGTATAATAGGGAAATTACTGAATTAGAAAACATCAAGCACGATCCAGAGACAGTACAAAAATTAAATGAAACAGGTGTTGAGATTTATCTGTATGAACCGTTATGTTCTTACAGGTCAACCGATACTCAGCAATATCCTCCTCATGGTACTGTTCATTCATTGCTATTTTATAGTGAGTTTCACTATGACCACGTACAGCGTAAATTTGATTTAAGGGCAGTTGAACTAGACAGCATCGAGAAATACATTGATAACAATGGATTAAAGAATGTTACTGTCAAGTCATGCGACTATAATATTCAAAAGTTTTACATAAATTACAGATCAAAAATGCGTCTTGAGGCAGATGATTTGTTTGTTAAGTTTTTTGATATAAATGAATTTGAACAACTAGACGACACTAAGACCGGCGATTTTACTAAAAAGTTTATCAATATGAATTGGAGATATGCACCACATCGTCAATTGGTATCAGCGTATTTGGCTAATTATGAAATAGATTCGTATCTAACCTGGTACTTTAAATCTGACATGAGTGTAGTCAGTGTAGAACCCTGGTACAGTATACATCATTGGTTACAGAAGAATCCAAATACATTCCAAAAGATGATTACTGGATTTAACAAGTTGAATTCTAAATCACCGTGGAACATTGATTTAAAAGTCAAAGAGCACACATTAATTTCTCATAGTTATTTCAAAAAGATGTTTCCTACAGGAATGATATTTGATCACAAAACTCAGAGTTTTGGTGACAATAAAGACCGTTTGAAAACAGCATATGCAGATGTTTTTGTTGACATTGTAAATGAATCTAGGTTCGCACAGCCTACTGCTAACTATAGCGAAAAAGTGTATAGACCTATGTTCTATATGAAGCCGTTTGTGTTAGTAGCACCTCCTCATACATTGCATTATCTTAAAGAGCAAGGCTTTGAAACGTTTGGTGATTTTTGGGATGAGTCATATGATGCATTGGAAGATCATGAATCCAGGCTCTTTGCAATATTTGATATTATAGATCAAATCAACAATATGTCGATAAGCGACCTCAAGATTATGTACAATAGAATGTTGCCAATATTAGAACACAACAGAAAAACGTTGTTAGAAAAATGCCCTAACAGGTATTGAGTTATAAATACATAGGAATTTAAGGAGCTCCTATGTTTATAATCAGATTTTTCAAAAACCTAGTCAAAGAATACAAATATCGCAAACGCATCAAAGAACTACGTAAACGTGACCCATTTATCTACAAGTGATTTGAATGAACTACGTAGGAATAAGCAACGGCTTCCATGACGCCGGTATCTCTGTTGTGGATTCGAATGGCAACATTTTATTTGCAGGTCATAGTGAGCGTTATAGCAAGCAAAAGCATGACGCTGAATTATGCTCTGGATTGGCAATAGACGCAGCCAAGACTCTAACTGATGAATGTGAAATTCATTATTATGAACGTCCTTGGATGACTGCATTACGACAATTACGAGCAGGACAAAAATTAGATTTACGTACCGCTAAAATGCGTATAGGTAAATCTATTCTCGATGTGTTTAACAACCCAAAAGTCGTTACACACAATCATCATTTAAGTCATGCCGCTGCCGGCTTTCAAACAAGTCCATACAATGATGCTACGGTTGTAGTAATTGATGCTATCGGTGAGATCGATTGTATCTCTATATGGGATGCTTGGTACGATGAAAATGGCTATGCCCAATACAAGAAACTTTGGACTAAAAAATATCCACACAGTATTGGTTTATATTATAGTGCAATGACTCAGCACGTTGGTCTACGTCCACTAGATGAAGAATACATTCTAATGGGTATGGCTGCGTACGGTAAACCTATACATTTTAATACCATTGAATCTAAGTTGTTAGAAAATAGCACCAAAATAGATTTCAAAGAAAACCTACACATTGGTGTCCCTGAAAACTTTTTAGAAGGCGCTAATGAAATGGACGTTGCCGCCAGTGCCCAGGCATTAGTAGAATATCTAATTAACACCGTCATGGCAAAAGCCCGTATGTTAGGCAAGAGTCGCAACTTAGTATATGGAGGCGGAGTCGCACTTAACTGTCTAGCAAATAGAAACTTAGGTGACTACTTCAATGATATGTGGATAGTACCTAATCCAGGTGACTGTGGTTCTAGTTTAGGTGCTGCTGCGTTGGGCTACGGTAAGAAGTTGAACTGGGTAGATGCTTTCTTAGGGCATGACATTCCAGGCAATTATCCCAGTAATCGTATCATTGACGAACTAGTTAAGACTAAAATAGTAGGTGTAGCCTCAGGTCGTGCAGAGTTCGGTCCACGTGCATTGGGTAATAGGTCATTGCTTGCAGACCCCAGAGGTGATACAATAAAGGATACTGTAAATGAAATTAAACGCAGACAAAAATTCAGACCATTTGCGCCCATTATTTTGGAGGAGCATGTTCATAATTATTTTGACATGCCTCGTAATTGGAGTGACAGTAGGTATATGCAAGTCATCGCTCGTTGCAGGCATCCTGACTTATTTCCTGCTATCGTTCATCATGACGGGACTAGTCGTGTTCAAACTGTGCCGAAAGATGGAAGCGGAGTCAGAGAACTACTCGAAAAGTGGTATGTCTTGACTGGATGCCCTATACTGTTAAATACCTCCCTTAATATCAGAGGTGAGCCAATGGTCAATGATAGACTTGATGCCGATAGATTCGAAAAATTGTACAATGTTAAAGTGATATCATAAATGCTAAGAGATGTTTTTTATTTCGGCACTAAGCCGAATGTCCATCCAAAAGAACAACCTGCTAAAAATTTAGTAGACGCTAGAAAAAAAGCAACAACAGAACACTTTTGGATCATCAACGAATTCTGTGACTATACTAACTTTGATTGGGATTTTGATTTTGAGTTTTTACCTGACAGTGATGTTTGGGCAGAAGATCACAACAATGTGTGGCCTAGTCTCCATCAAAAAGATAGCGGCACGTGGCTGTGCGCAAATAACAAGAGTGATGTTATTGTGTATCGGTGTGATGTTGAGCCTCTCAAAAGAAAGAACATAGTATCTGACAATTGGAAGATACTAGAAAACATCAACGTAGAAAAGTGGGACTTTAGTTGGCATCCTGATCCAACAGACCCTCCATTCATTTATAGATGGGGTTCTAAGTATGCACCTGCAGAATTAAGCACCTGTTTAGAATATCACGTGCCAGGAGCAACTGATATAAAATACATGAACACTATAGTAGAGTTATTGCCTAATTGGAATAGCATCGTTGAGGTTCAAAAAGTAGACAGGATCCGATGGGATATGAGTTGGAGACCTGATCCAATGGATCCTCCATTCATATATGTATGGGGTAACAAATATGTAGATGGTAAGCTGAAAGCAACACTAGAATATCATGTACCGGGAGCAACTGAAAAGAAATACATGAATGAACTTGTTCCGGTGTTGCCTGAATGGGATCAGTGGGATATCATACATGATGTAGATAAAACAACTTTTGATTTCTGCTGGAGACCTGATCCTAGAGAACCTGACTTCATATATGTATTTGGTAATGAGCAATACGAAGCCGGAGTGATGCCGACAATTGAGTATCACATGCCAAATGCTACTGAAAGAAAATACCTGCATGATATGAAAGCTAAGTTAAGCGCCCATGCAGAAAAGTTTGAGCATTTAGAGAAAGCTGACAGCATTGATTATAGTTGGGTACCTAATCCAACTGCCCCTCCATACATTTATGCATGGGGTAATCAATGGAACAAGCCTGAAGATAAAGTTAGTATTCAGTATGTAGTAGAAGGTGCTACAGAATACAAGTTCATGGAAGCTAGATCAAAGCGCAAACCATGCATGGACAATTGGGAAGTGCCTGCTAATGTAGACACGACTGGCTTTGATTTTAGTTGGGAACCTAGCCCAGCAGACCCTGCATTTATATACGAGTTTGGCACTCAATGGCAGAAAACAGGTGGACCTCGTTATGTAGTCGAAGGTGCAACGGAAGTTAAGTACATAGAATTTCAAAAAGTCAAAGCATTGGCCAATACCGACGGATGGACTATTCCTACTAATTGTGATGTAACTGGCTTTGATTTTAGTTGGCATCCTGATAGCACTAGTCCATCATACACATATCATTTTGCTACCCAATGGGCATTAACTGGTGGCCCTATATACCACATGGAAGGTGCAACAGAAATTAAGTATGTTGAACATCCAAGTGCTATTGCACTACCAAATAAAGACAATTGGGAAGTACCTGATTATATTGACAGTGATGCATTTGATTTCTCATGGCATCCATATGCGCAGGACGAGCCCTACATTTATCAGTTCGGTACACAGCATCAGAAGACAGGCGGCCCGATTTATAAAACGCCCGGGATTCATAAGAATAGTGCTATTAAATATATTGACACTCGTGTTATAAAAGCAAAGCGCCTATCAAATAAGAAAAACTTTGCAATATTAAACAACTACAAAATCAAAGACTTTGATTGGTCATGGCATCCAGATGATACTGATGAGCCATATATCTATGTATTTGGAAACAATCTATATCCAGCAGAAATTATGCCTACCATTGAATACTCAATGCCCGGCGCAAAACAAATCAAGTATGTTAACAATGTTATAGCAACCTTAGATGTTGATATGACTAACTGGGAAGTACCTGACGATATTGATTGTGATGGTTTTGACTTTAGTTGGAAACCCAATCCAAAAGAGCCGGCATTTATATATGAGTTTGGTACTCAATGGCAGAAAACAGGCGGTCCTCGTTATATTGTGCAGGACGCATTTGAAGTTAAGTATGTTGACTCACAAAAAGTAAAAGCATTAGTTTCAGACAGTAACTGGACTATTCCCGTTAATTGTGATGTGACTGGTTTTGATTTCTCATGGCATCCAGACAGAACAAGCCCGCCGTATATCTATCACTTTGCTACTCAGTGGGCATTAACAGGTGGACCGATATATACTTGTCCTGATGCTGTTGAAACAAAATACTTAGATGAGCCTAGTGCTATCGCATTACCAAATAAAGACAATTGGGAAATTCCATCTTATATAGACAGTGATGCATTTGATTTCTCATGGCATCCATATGTAGAAGATCAGCCCTACATCTATCAGTTTGGTACTCAACATCAAAAGACAGGTGGTCCTAGATATTTAACCCCTGGATCACTGCCTTCTAGTCCAGTTAAGTATATTGATACTCGTATCATACGATCTATCAGAAAACCTAGCAAGAAGAATTTTGCAATATTAAACAATTACAAAATCAAAGATTTTGATTGGTCATGGCATCCAGATGACACAGATGAGCCGTACATATATGTATTCGGTAATAACCAGCATCCAGCCGAGATTATGCCTACTATTGAGTACGTAGTACCTGGTGCAACACAGATAAAGTATGTGTCTGATGTTATTGCTGTACTTGACGTTGATATGACTAACTGGGAAGTGCCTGACAATACAGATACATCTACCTTTGATTTCAGTTGGAGACCTAATCCCAAAGACCCGGCATTCATTTATCAATTTGGCACACAGCATCAAAAGACAGGCGGCCCTCGTTATGTAGTACCTGACGCCGATGAAGTTAAGTATGTGTCAACACATCAAGTAACCGCACTACCTACTAAGGATAATTGGACAGTACCTAGCTACGTAGATACTACTGACTTTGATTTTAGTTGGCACCCTGACGATACAAGTCCTCCCTATATCTATCACTTTGCCACTCAGTGGGCATTGACTGGCGGACCGGTGTACACAGTACCAGGCGCATCCGAGACAAAGTACTTAGAAGAACCAAGTGCTATTGCGTTAGAGAACAAAGACAACTGGAAAGTACCGAATGAGATTGATGCAGATAGTTTTGACTTTAGCTGGCATCCATATGTAGAAGATCAACCATATGTGTACCAGTTCGGCACACAACATCAAAAGACAGGTGGACCGAAGTATATAACACCTGGAGTGATTCCTTCTAGTCCTGTCAAGTATATCGACACTCGTATTTTAAAGGCTATTAGAAAGCCAAGTAAGAAAAACTTTGCAATATTAAACAACTACAAGATTAAAGAGTTTGACTTCACCTGGCATCCAGATGAAACTGATGAGCCCTACATATATGTATTTGGTAATAATCAACATCCTGCTGAAATAATGCCTACCATAGAATACGTGGTTCCTGGCGCAAAGCAAATCAAGTATGTCAACAATATCATGGCGGTACTTGATGTTGATATGACTAACTGGGAAGTACCTGATGATATTGACACTACAGATTTTGACTTTAGCTGGAAACCTAATCCAAAAGATCCTGCGTTCATTTATCAGTTCGGTACACAATGGCAGAAAACAGGTGGACCTAGATACGTAGTACCCGGTGCTGATGAAGTTAAGTATGTGTCAACTCAAAAAGTAAAAGCGTTACCTAATCAGAACAACTGGACTATTCCTACTCATATTGATGTGACTGGATTTGATTTTAGTTGGCATCCAGATGATACAAGTCCTGCATACATATATCACTTTGCTACTCAATGGGCATTGACAGGTGGACCGATATACACTGTACCCGGCGCTGTTGAAACTAAGTACTTGGAAGAACCAAGTGCTATTGCGTTGGAGAACAAAGACAATTGGGAAGTACCTGAACATGTTGATGTTAGTGACTTTGATTTCTCATGGCATCCGTATGTAGAAGATCAGCCCTACATCTATCAGTTCGGTACACAGTGGCAGAAGACAGGCGGACCAAAGTATGTAACACCGGGCGTTATTCCTTCTAGCCCTGTAAAGTATATAGATACTCGTATTTTAAAATCTAAAAGATTACCGAATAAGAAAAACTTTGCAATACTCAATAACTATAAGATTAAAGAGTTTGATTGGTCGTGGCATCCGGATGAAACCGATGAGCCATATATCTATGTGTTCGGCAACACTCAGCATCCTGCTGAGATAATGCCTACTGTAGAATACAAAGTTCCGGGTGCAAAACAAATCAAATATGTGTCTGATGTTATTGCTGTACTTGATGTTGATATGACTAACTGGGAAGTGCCTGCTAGTGTAGATACAACTGGCTTTGACTTTAGTTGGAAACCCAATCCAAAAGATCCTGCGTTCATATACGAATTCAGTACACAATGGCAGAAGACAGGTGGACCTCGATATATCGTTCCCGATGCCACCGAAGTCAAGTATGTCACCACACAAAAAGTAAAAGCATTGCCGGATCATGACAAGTGGACATTACCTGAGAACATTGATGTAACTGATTTTGACTTTAGCTGGCATCCTGACAGTACTAGCCCTCCGTACAACTATCATTTTGCTACTCAATGGGCATTGAGTGGTGGACCTGTATACAAGATGGATGGCGCAATTGCAACTAAGTACATGGATTCACCTAGTGCAAAAGCGTTGCCTAACAAAACTAACTGGGAAGTTCCGGTTGACATTGATGAATCTGATTTCGATTTCTCATGGCACCCTTATGCAGAAGACGATCCGTATATCTATCAGTTCGGTACACAGTGGCAGAAGACAGGCGGACCTCGGTATGTTACTCCGGGCGCAAAAAGAAGCGCACCAGTCAAGTACATTGATACTCGTGTTATCACATCAAAGAAATTACCTACTAAGAGTAAATTTAATGTATTAAACAACTTATCAGTTGCATCGTTTGATTGGTCATGGCATCCTGATGACACTGACGGTGAATTCATCTATGTGTTTGGTAACACACAGTATCCTGCAGAAGTGATGCCTACGATTGAATATCGTTCAAGTCCTTATGCTGAAAAGATAAAGTATGTCAATGATGTGAAGGCAACACTTGCTACCGACCTTACTGGATGGGATGTACCGAGCAAAATAGATGTAAGTCAGTTTGACTTTAGTTGGAAACCAAATCCAAATGACCCTCCCTATATCTATCAGTTTGGTACACAACATCAAAAGACAGGTGGACCAAAGTACACTGTATCAGGTGCAACTGAAGTAAAATATGTAGAAGAATCTACTGCAAAGTCAGTAGCTTCTAAGAAGCATTGGTTTGTTCCACCTAGTATAAACTCATCGGTGTTTGATTTCTCATGGCACCCAGACGACACTGATGAACTATTCATTTATCAGTTTGGTACTCAATGGCAAAAGACAGGTGGCCCTCGCTATGTGCCTGAAGGCGCTACTAGCGACACCCCAGTTAAGTATTGCAGTGATATCAAATCTATCCATTTGAAAGATAAGAAAAATTTCACTACATTGATAGAACACGATATCAAAGATTTTGACTACAGCTGGCACCCAGATGACACTGAGAAACCATACATATATCGTTTCGGCAACAAACAATATTCTGCTGAAATTATGCCTACTATTGAATACAAGGTTCCCGGAGCAGTGCAAACAAAATATGTGACAGATATTGTTGCAATACTAAGCCCTAATAGAAAAAATTGGGTAGTACCTAAGAACATACAAGCCGAAAGTTTTGATTTTAGTTGGATCCCTAATCCAAACGATCCTCCATACATCTATCAGTTTGGCACACAGCATCAAAAGACAAATGGACCTAGATACGAAGTTTTCGGAGCAACTGATATAAAGTATGTTGATGATATCCGAGCAAAACGCAAAGAGGACAAGACTAACTGGGTCATCCCCAATGGTGTTGCTGTAAATGATTTTGACTTTAGCTGGCATCCTGATGAATTAGCACCACCGTATGTGTATCAGTTTGGTACTATGGTAGATGATAAGGATGGTCCTAAGTATGTTACACCGGGTCATACTGGAGAGATTGTATATAAGTTACGTATAACTAAACCATATGAAAATGAATTAGCAACCTCTATCCCTGATCAGGTTGTTGTTCCTGAATACTACATCGAAACTACTTTAGAAGATTTGATTAATCAACATTCTTCTGAAGTATTCTGGGCATTGAATAAGAACATCGACTACACTGGTTTCGACTTTGATTGGAGACCAGAAGTTATCAATGTTGCATGGGAATCTGACTACGTACACGTGTTTGGATCACCGGACTCAGTAACTACTCATACATATTTTGTAAACGCTAGGTCTTATCTAGATGGTAAGAAAGATTTAAAGTTTGTAGAAGATGCGTCATTGAATGAAGGCTACTTGTCTAGGTTGTTTATCAAACCAGACATGTTCTTTGTTGATAGAGGCAACCCAGAATCAGCACACAGATATGAAGAATTGAAGATTAAATTTGGTAACATTCAAAAGACTCGTTATCTAAACAGCTGGGTTGATACTATCAATCGTTGTATCAATCGTAGTACCACAGAATTGTGCTGGATATTGAATAGCGAATTAGATTACACTGACTTTGATTTCAACTACTATCCTAACCCCTGGCAGATGAAGATGGTTCATGTGTTTGGTACTCAGTGGAGTCATTGGGGTACAACCTTTATAGTTAATCGTGACACATTTTCTGCTGATACAAAATACATCAAGATTATTGAGCATTTGAGCAACCTTAACTTTATTAAGGATAGAACTGCTAAAGCCACTAACGTATTGTACGATGTGTACTATATTGATCACGGTAACACACCTAACTTACCTTTAGCAAATGTTGTACCTTATGATACTGATTACCTAACTACCTTTAAGAATATAATATCTAAACTTCCTGAGAAGAAAGAACATTACATTTGGATAGCAAGCACAGTATGTGATTATGAGAGTTTTGACTTCACTTACATATGTGATCCATTTGCTAGAGAGCAGTTGCATGTATTCCCAAGTGACAAGCAAAAGTTTGGTGACACATTCTTGGTCAATGTGAACAAGTTACGTGAGTTGATAAAGGACATGGAGTCATTGAAAGATTATGACAAGATTAATTTTAATCAGCATCAACGTACCAAACGATTGGCAGCTCCTGTTATTGTTTCTGATTTTGATAGCCATGTTGCTACGGTAATGCAGGACTTTGATTTCCCCTATGCAACTTTTGTAACAAGCGACAACAAAGACATTGTAGTAGTAGAAGAAGAACCAATGAACTTGTGGGATATTGAGTCAAAGAACATATTGATTACTAGTACCGGTGGCACACGCATTGTTGTTCCTAAAGAAGCAAAGCAATATGTTGAGACACAGTTGTACGACTATCCATACATCAAGACTGCATCACGATTAGCCAAGAGTAACCCATTAGATATCGTATTCTTGAGTAACGGTGAGGCATGTGCGGATGAGAACTATGAACATCTATTGAAAGCTACAAAGGGCCTACCTAACAGAATTGTTCGTGTAGATGGAGTTAATGGTCGTGTTGAAGCATATCATGCGGCAGCAGAAGCAAGCAACACCCCTTGGATGTTTACTGTGTTTGCTAAACTGAAAGTCAACACTAAATTTGACTTCAACTGGCAACCAGATAGATTGCAGATACCAAAGCACTATATGTTCTTAGCTAAGAATCCTGTGAATGGTTTGATATATGGTCATCAGGGCATGATTGCGTACAACAAGCAAATGACATTAGATAACTTAGGATATGGACTAGACTTTACACTTGATAGTCCGCATGAGACTATTGAATTATTGTCTGGTATAGCAACATACAATATTGATGAATGGTCGACATGGCGTACTGCATTCCGTGAAGTAATCAAATTGAAGAAAGAAGATTCTGAAATTAGCAACAGCCGCTTAGAAGTGTGGCTGACTAAGGCAACCGGCGAGTTTGCACAGAGTTCACTTGACGGAGCCAAAGACGGTATTGACTATTACAATGAAGTAGATGGCAAGACAGACAAACTAAAATTAAGTTATGAGTGGGCATGGCTCCGAGAAAGATTTAACAAATGAAATATATCACGCACAATCAATGGTCCGGGGATAATAAATTCATAGAATTTTATCATCGTGTGCTCAATGAGGAATGGGATAAGATAATAATATTCTGTCAAAATGAATGGGAATGGTACAACCACGAACCAATACATTGGAAGTTGTTGCAAGAACATTGCAAGAGCATAGGTAGGCCCATACATGTTATCGTTGGTGCTGCTGAAAAAGATTTCCCAGTTCAGATTGACAATATAGTAGTGACATATTGGGCTACAGCTTGGTTTAGCAGAACATACACTAATGCCATACGAAGCAACAGCACTGGTATCTTTATCAATCCTCTTGGTCCTGCTGAGTACACACATCATTATTTTAATTTTAATCACAGACCAAAGTCTCATCGTTGTAGGGTTATAGATCAATTGGCAAAACATAATATATTGAAGCACGGCAAAGTTTCTATACATGATAGTGAAGTGTATTCTGGCTATGCACAAGAAGCTTGGAGAACATATAACTGGAAACACTTTAACTTTACACCTCTAGAGGTCGACCATGAAAAGTTCACAGTAAATTCACACTCGCAAATGTTTGCAGTCACCGATGTACATAAAAAAGCATTTTGTCAGTTAGTTAGTGAAACTACAGATAGATCCTATTTTATAAGTGAAAAAACAATCATGCCTTTATGTGCAGGAAAGCCTTTTTTAGTTGCATCAAGACAGGGATATCATAAGATGTTAGTTGATTTAGGTTTTGTATTATATGATGAAATCTTTAACTATTCGTTTGATGATGTTACGGATGAAGATATCAGATATGAAATGCTAGTTGACAATTACAAACGACTATGTGAGATTCCGTTGTCTGAGTTACCATTTATAACACATAAGATTTCTGATAAACTACTACACAATAAAAATAGGGTAAGAGAAATAGTTTATGATCGAAACCTTAAACCTGACCTTGTAAAAGAAATATTAGCTCACTATACTAAGACAGGCGAAGAAGTAGATCACCTTCTTTGCTCATTACATAATGAAGAAGAAATGTTGCAATTCTATGAGTGGTAATGTATCTAACTATATAGGACACAATCAATGGGACGGCCTAAACTTTGCTAATTTTTATAACAAAGTTGTTTCTGGATACTATGACAAGGTAATTTTATTTTGCCAGAATGAATGGGAATGGCATGCACAACCTGAATTATTTAACAACCTACTTTCTTTTTGTAAAAGTAGGAATCAACCATTATATGTCATATCAGGTTCTGCTGAGTTGCATTACCCTACACGAGTTGAAAACACTGAGGTTTCCTGGTGGAGTACATATTGGATAGGTAAAACATTAGGAGCTCTATTCAATAGCAATGAAGGGAAAAAATTATCAATAGACCCATATGAACATGTAGACTACAAATACCATTACATATCGATGAACAACCGGCCACATGCTCATAGGTGTTTATTGATAGATTTGTTAGCTAAAAACAATCTGTTAGAACATGGAGCAGTGTCAATGCATGGTACCCCTGTAATGTACACCTATAGATATTTTGACGGTAGACCATTGATACTAGAATCTGAGTTTGCAGAGGATAAAAATCAATATAGAATAGTAGATCAGTACTATGAATCATTTGCACAATTGATAAGTGAGAGTTCCGGGAATACAATTATTCTAACTGAAAAGACTGCTATTCCTTTGTTACTAGGTAAGCCCTTTCTGGTAGCAAGTCAGATGCACTATCATAAATTCTTAAAAAATTTAGGGTTTGAACTGTACGAGGAACTATTTGACTATTCGTTTGATGACGAACCCGATGAAGAAAAACGTTATGAGATGTTGTTAGAAAACTTCAAAAAACTTATAAAAGTAAACAAGCAGGATTTGTATATATTGCGAATGCAAATAGCCAACAAAGTTGCATTCAATAAGAAACATGCAAGGGCATTGGCCTATGATAAATCATTGTATCCAAAAATAGCAGTAGAAGCCATCGATTGGTATGAAGATACCGGGAATATTTTGGATCGACACTTGATAGATGACTATGAAAACCTCAAATCATGTAGGGACTATGAAATTTGACATAAATACAGAAAGGTGATACAATCATGAATATGAATAGAGCTTTAGCACTTAAGGGATTACTAGCACTAATGGGCTTATATGTAGCCTACAAGTTAGGGCTTGAACTTTGGTGCATTGCATATGGTTTGTTAATGTAAGGAGCGTATATGAAACGTTTTATTGGTGCTGTTGTTATTTTGGGTAGTCTTGTTGGGTGTGCTACACCTCAACAAAACGCGGCATTGACCGGTGCAATAATCGGCGCCGCAGTTATGGGTTCAGTATACTCACAACCTGCACCAAGACCGTTGCAATGTCACTCTACCAAAAGAGTGATTGGGTATGATATCTATCATCGTCCTGTGTATCAACATAGACAGGTGTGTAGATAAAAGTTAAGACTGTATGAAGTAGACAGAAAAGGATTCAAGACGCGGGGGCAGTGCCCGCCAGGTCCACCATAAGCATATTAGACGAATGGATACAAACTGTAGGCATACAGTAGCAACAGAGCGGTTAGTATGTTTTTGATGGGCCTGACACAGGATCGATTGGGTCAAGAGTATTGAAATGGACAGTCCGGCAATGTAGAAGCCGTTAGGATTGGGGTAACCTGGTCGAAGAAGCAAAAAACGTAAATGCAAACGACGAACAGTTCGCTTTAGCAGCCTAAGCGGCCGCTTAGGGTTTCGGTAGGTTTCCTCGTAACAGAATAACCTACCCTAATTTAGGAAAAAAAATGTCATTTCAAGACAATCATTATGAAATTATTAGGGGTGCATTACATCCTGAAGTGTTAGAACTTGTAGACATAGAAATGGAGTTATTGAAAAAAGTAACTTACGCCAAAAACAAACAAGATGAAGAAAATAAATTTATATTTTCAGATGGACAAGTTACTAATTCTTATTCCAGGTATGCCCCTCCATGTGTTGAAGCACTGAGTATCAAATTACTACCATTAATGGAAAAAGTAATTGGCAAACAATTATATAGTAGTTTTAGCTATGCTAGAATATATTACAACGGTGCTACAATGGCAGAACACAAAGACAGACCAGGTTGTGAATTTGCTACGACTATTAATATTTCAATAGACCCTGAGCCTTGGGAAATTTGGTTTGATGATTTAAAAGGAAATAGATTTCCTATTTTATTAAATCCCGGTGATCTTATTGTTTATAAAGGGAGTGTTTTACCCCATTGGAGAAATGAATACCTGGGTGAGAGACAATTACAAGCGTTCTTGTTCTATGTGGATAAATTCGGTAAATACAAAGATTACAAATATGACCGTAGGAAATGTTTAGGCATGCCTGATCCTGAAAAATATTGTGGCGGAGTATAAACATGTTAAAACCAGAAGAACATACTATACTAGACTTTGTACAAGTTTATAAAAAAGTAATTACCAAAGAACAATGTTCATTCGTAATTAAAAAAACAGATGAATTTCATTGGTTGCCACATCAATGGTCCGGCTACAATAAGCTATCGGAAGCACCAAAATCAGAGGAAAATTGTGATAGGACTGAACTTTTCGGAATGACAAGATTATTAATATCTGGATTTGTTAAGAATGCAATTGATGAATATAAAAAATATGTTATCAAAACATTAGGAACCAATTTTAACATTAATGGTATAACTATACCTGAAATCAACAGATACAGAGAAGGTAAGGGAATGGCAGAACACGTAGACCATATCACTAGTATTTTTGACGGGGAAACTAAGGGAATACCCACACTGAGTGTGGTTGGGTTGTTAAATGATGAGTTTCAAGGTGGCGAGTTTAAATTTTGGGATAAATATGATATGAATTTAGAAATAGGAGACATATTAGTGTTTCCTAGTAATTTTCTATACAACCACCAGGTAAACAAGGTCACCCGGGGTATAAGATATTCTTTTGTGTCTTGGATTTACTAATGATAAATACTAGATACAACTAACAGGAATTACCATATGAAATATTTAATAGATTTTAAAAACGACACGGCTGAAGCAACAATTCAGCAATATTTTACTGATAATACTATTACTGTCATTAGACAGTTTGATAAATTGGGATTAGTTTATGAGGTGTCTACTGATTCTATCCCACCTACTACTGATATCATTGAATATGTTATCAATGATGAGGAAGCACCTATAAAACTTTTAAGTCGTGAAACGGTCGATTTTGATCCTGAAGTTGATTCAAATTGGTGGAAACTTGCAGTATTAGATTTACACGTTTATGATAAGCCAACTATAACACATAAATTAAATGAACATTATATTAGTGTATATGTTGTAGATAGCGGAATTACTGCGGATCATCCTGAATTTGTTGGAGTTAATGTAGAAAATGTTTATAGCTATGATGGTACATTTAATGACATTAACGGTCACGGTACTGCTATATCTAGTATAATAGGTGGTAATACTTGTTCATTAGCTAATACAGACATAAAAGTTGTAAAAATATTTGGAGAAACACCTACTCGTCAAAGTCATTTACTTGCGGCTTTTGATGCTATTATTTCTCATAAATCTGCAAATCCTTTCCGATCAGTAGTTAATTTAAGTTGGGCTATTGATAAAAATGAGTTTATTGAATCTAAAATTCAAAAATTGCTTGATAATAAGATTATAGTTGTATGTTCTGCAGGTAATGCAGGAATACCAATTCCCAATGTTACTCCATCATCGATGCCCGATGTGGTAACAGTTGGCGCATATAACCATGACTTTGAACCATGTGATTTTTCTAACTATACAAGTAGTGGAATTGCAGTAACAGGTGGAACTGTTAACTATGGTGCAATCGATGTGTGGGCTCCGGGTGTTGGTATTATGGCAGCCAACAAAGATGGTTCTTATCATATTGTATCCGGAACTAGTATTTCGTCTGCTATCCATAGCTCTGCTGTAGCATTTCAAATTGGGTTAGAATTTAGTGTAAGTGACCCTAATCAATATTTAAGTTCAGTACGTTATAATGAAGTAATAAACATTCCTAATCTTGATAAATTACACGCCGGCTGGAGAGAACATATATTAACACTAGAAGGTAACTATGTAAATTCAACTAATAGGATAACATCAATAATGTCTAAACCTGAAGTACTTCAGATTATAGCATTTGATCTATACGAAACAAAAACAGTGGGACAGCCAATTGGTGAAGTTGTATTTTTGAATATGTTCATTGAGTCATATAACCTAGAACAGCCACTTCCTACAGGTTTACAATTTATTGATGGATTTATTGATGGAGTAGTTGATTCCAATTATTTAGAAGGTCAAGACTACAAATTATTCTCTACAAGATGTAATTTTACAACTATTTTAGGAGAAACTGGATTTAGTGAAATACGCTTATTAATTAAAAAAGATAGTGAGTTTGATGTTACATTGTTAGACGATCCTGAAGTTGTTGTACATTTACAAGCAGGCCCGAACTGTCCTAACGGCTTTGCATGTTTCACCGACTGCACCGCTCCACAGAAAGGTGTGCAGTGCCGGTGGCCAGGTTTTCCTAACGTATGCGCCTGCTTTTGACCGCCCCCTAATAGGAAGTTAATAATTATGAATTTTACAGACAAAATTAAAGAACAACTTAAGCGTGGCCGTGATATTGTTTTTGTTGATACTGAATTAGCACAAGAACGTATTGCTATATGTAGTTCATGTGAATATTTATCCGGACTGCGTAATTGTAAAAAATGCGGTTGTTTTGTTGACGCTAAAACAAAATTAAAAGGTGCTAGCTGTCCAATAGGTAAATGGTAAATGTATTGGATACCGGAGATCAATGATAGTAAAATTAAGGCTCTGTCATTTAAGAACGCTATCTTTTCTAAAAGAGCACCGATCGATATTGCAGTAGATGCAGTAAAAAGAATAACAGAACGATATCCCCCACCTTATACATTATTTGCATCTGGTGGTGTGGATAGTCAGTCATGCATATATGCTTGGCTTAAATCAGGGGTAGATTTTAAGGTTGTGTTTGTTAAATATGAAAATGATTTTAATGAGCATGATTTTGTAGAATTACAGCTTTTCAAAGAAAAATATAATTTTGATTTGGAAATTTTAAATTTTAACGTAATACCCTTTTTAACCACACAACTAGAGAAATACGCAATTAATTATAATTGTATATCACCTATGTTATGTACTCACTTTGCTATGTCAGAAATGGTCAAAGATGGTACTGTAATTTTTAGTGGGGTACTTGCTGGTTCCTATATAACTGAACTCAATCTGATAGAAATAGCATGGCTAAATTATACTAAGTTAAGTAAAAGAAATATTATAGGTAACTTCTTTGGAATAGAAGATCCAGAATTACTTTTTGCCTTTATAGACATATACCAGCGTGTTCACAAACAAATAGTAAACGATCCAAATATAGATAAGTCAATCAACATATATAACCGACCTTTATATGATTATAAAATAAAATATTTGACGTATCAAGAAGGTGGGTTCCCAGTAATACCTCAAGAAATTAAACTCAGTGGTTTTGAAAAAATAAAAGATTATTGCGACATACATTTTCCAATCACACCCAAAGAACGTTTAATGTATACGACTCAATTTAGCAAAAGAGCGTTTGAAATAAAATTTAGATACCCTTGGATTGGTAAGGTTAATTCAGAACAAATAAAAATAATATATTAGTAATAATAGAAGTATAAATACACTACTATGAAAAAAATTCCAGCATTTAATATACCATTTTATGAATTTACGGCTGACGAGCAACTAACAACTAAAACACTAGAGTTAGCACAACGTCAACAATATACTGCAAATATGACAAATAAATCGAATTTTCAAGAATTAATAAAAAGTAAAGAATTAGTTACTTGGTTTAATTCGTGTATACTAGAAACTAAAAATGATTTGTATAAAGACTCTTTGTTTGATATAAAGGTAAGTGATGCATGGTATAACAAATCGTCATATACTGAAAAACATCATATACATGCACATCCAAATTCTGTACTTAGCGGAATATTTTATTTAACAACCCATACTAAAAAAGCTAAAACTAAATTTTATTTTCCTAACCCATTCTATCATATGGATTTTAGCAATATAATATATTCGGGTGAACATTTTATAACTTCCGAAAAATTTATAATAACTGAAGTGCAACCAGTTGCAGGCAAGTTGATTATTTTCCCTTCTAATATTCGACATGATGTTGAAACTAATATTACTAGGGATGATAGATATTCTATAGCATTTAATTCATTCTTTTCTGGAATTATAGGAAAAAAAGATTCTTCTACAATGTTACATATTACTGTGCAATATCCGGATTTAGAATAAACTATCCAAATAGACTTACTTTTTGTGTAAACAAATAGTATACTTTGCTACATGAACTATTTTATTGGGTTGTAGTTAGCTCAATAAATACTATTCTAACTTGTTGAAAAACAGTTTTATTTTAAAAGGAAAATCTTATGAAAAAAATCGCATTAGCGACATTATTGGCCGCAACAACAATGGTTGCATCAGCACAAGTATCAATCTCTGGTAAAGTTGCTGAGTTTGTAGATAGCACCAAAACTGGTGTGGTTCGCACAACTAGCATTGCCGGTGAGCCAACAAACAACATCGCAATTTCTGCTACAGAAAATTTAGGCGGTGGATTGAAGGCACGTGTTGTTGTTGAAACAAGTATCGGTGCAAACACTATCAATGGCAATGGCACACAATTAGGTGATCGTCAAAGCACAATTGGTGTAGCATCTAAATCTGTTTCAGTTGATATCGGCCGCAATGTTCATAGCCATTTCTTAGCAATCACAAACAACGATACTTTCGGTACATTGTTTGGTAGTGTTGCAGGTGATGTTCACAATCTACGTAATCTACGTTTAGGTGATTCAGTGTTCGTTAACGTAACTCCTGTTAAAAACTTAGCAGTTGCTTATGAGCGTTCACAAACTATTGTAGGACAAGAAGCTACTGTAGTTGCTGGCTCTACGACATTATTGGGCGTAGGTGCAACAGTCGCTCGTTTTGAGCAAGGTACTGAAAAGAGTACTGTTGTCGGTCTAAGCACTAAGTTATTTGGTAACAAAATTACTTATACTCATAGTGATGACCAAGGTGCTACTAATAGCAAAGGTGACTTGATTGGTGTCTCACGTGACATCGGTTCTATCACTGCTAAGGCAAGTTATGGTACCACAAACACTGATGTTAAAGCATACGCACTAGGTGCTGATTATAATTTCAGCAAGCGTACTGCGTTGACTGTTGCATATCGCAATGTCAACAAGACAGGTTCAGCACATGATGTTGAGCAAGTGGGTGTAGGTTTGACACATCGTTTCTGATAAGATCGACCTCAACAAAAGGCTCTTCGGAGCCTTTTTCCATGGCTTGACAATAAATAGGATATAGTATAGAATACAATATGGAAATAAAAACTGCATTAGAAGGTAGCGAAGCATGTGACAAGTTACGCAAAGACTTGTCTAAACTACGCTACAACCCGGATCTCAACAAAATGTTGAAGAACATCATATCTATGGTTACTGAACTTTCCAAACTAGAAGTGACTTGTCGCCGTACTCCTAGTAAACATATTTTAGAGACACCTCTGAAAAACCTAAACGAGTCCATAACACATTTAGAAAAACTAATACTAATTGCTAAACTAGTAGACTAACATGAAATTCATTTTAATATCATTGATCCTTTCAAATGGCTGGGCTGTCGAATTTGATTCACAGTCTGCCTGTCAAAATGCAGTTCGGGAAATCTATGCACAACGGCTCAATCCTCCAGGGCAACGATTGAAAGAACTTGAACAAACCATCGACCTACAAGTCAAAGTCTCCAAAGAATACCTTTGCGTGAAAAAAGGTTGACGATAAATCGGTTTGGTAATATAATCTATACATAGATCAAAGGATTAGTAATGGAATTCAAAGTTGAAGGCAGTCGCCGAAACAAAAAATTCGTAGAAGCATTACTACCCTCTATGTTCAAACAACTGAAACTTGAAAATAGTACCAAAGCAGTGGTTATTCGTATTGCCGATGAATGTGGGGACAACAGCGGCATTACGCTAGACCTTTCACAGGCAACAGGATGCTACATGGTAGTCATCAAGCCCAATCGCCGACTCAAAGAGATTGGACTGACACTTGCACATGAAATGGTCCATGTCAAGCAAATGGCTAAGGGTACACTAAAGTCTACAAAAAACGGAACCACTATTTGGGCAGGCAAAAAGTATAGCAAGAAAACTGAATACTTGAGTATGCCTTGGGAAATCGAAGCATTCAGTCGGCAAGAACTGATTCTCCGTCGTGCGTTTGAGGAATAAAAAGGTTGACAATAAATCGGTTTGGGCATATAATCTATACATAGATTGAAACAAAGGAACTGAAATGACTAAGCAAGATCACACAATGTACATCTACAAAGCCGACAAGCGCACTAAGTCCGGCGAGCGTATTGTTTCAACTACAGTATGGCGCAACCGTGATGAAGCTGAAATGAAGCGTGAAGTCCGCGAACTTCAATACGAACTGTATCCAACAAGCAAGGGTTTCCGTATCGAGTTTCACCCTTCTATGATTACAGTCAAGAACCTCATGACTGGCAAAGATGTTCAGATCGACCGTAACACTCCTTGGGCTTGCAACCCTGCTAGCGAAAGCTACTGGTCAATGTAATTTGACAATAAATGGACCTTGTGCTACAATACTTGTATTGACACTGAAACATAGGAACTGAAAATGACTCCCCTGACAGAACGCCAAAAAACTCTGATTGTCTCTAACGTTGTTAAAGCAGTCAAAAACATTGATAATCTGAACAAGACAGGTTACAACTTTGTCTATCAGTGTTCCGGTTTCATCGCACACTATGACCTGTACGGTTTCATTGCAAGCTACACAGGTCAATCATTGAAGCGTGACCTCATTTCATATGCAGGTCAGAATCAATGGAACAACTTTCGCCCAGGCGAGCGTGACTACGATTACATGATGGCAAAGAAGGATGTGTACAATCGCATCGTTGCCCAAATCATGTAAAATAAATTTGACGACAAATCAAATCTCTGCTAAACTACAGTTTCTCTCTTTTAACACACTTTCTTTATAGGATAACACATGTCTAAAGTTTCTGACAATCTCACAATCACTTCCGTTCAAGCCCGCAAGGCTGTTCTCAAAGCTTTCCAAGCAAAGCGTCCTATTTTCTTGTGGGGCCCTCCCGGCATCGGCAAGTCTGAGGTTGTTCAAGAAATTTCTGATGAACTTGGTGGTTTCGTCATTGACTTGCGTATGGCGCAAATGGAGCCTACTGATATTCGAGGCATCCCTTACTTCAACAAAGATATCAACAAGATGGACTGGGCCGCACCCGTCGATCTGCCCGATGAAGAATTCGCAAAACAATACCCAGTGGTTGTTCTCTTCCTCGATGAAATGAACTCTGCACCCCCAGCTGTTCAGGCTGCAGGCTATCAACTGATTTTGAACCGTCGAGTCGGTAAGTACAAGTTGCCCAATAATGTCGTTATCGTTGCCGCAGGTAACCGTGACTCTGACAAAGGTGTGACATATCGCATGCCGATGCCCCTCGCTAATCGTTTCTTGCACTTGGAAATGCGAGCCGACTTTACTGCATGGCAGAACTGGGCTGTTGACAAAGGCATTCACAAAGACGTGGTTGGTTACTTGTCTTTTGCAAAACAAGACTTGTACGAATTCGATTCTAAGTCTTCAAGCCGAGCATTCGCTACTCCCCGTTCTTGGGTATTCGTGTCTGACTTGTTGAAAGACGAGGACGTTGACACTGACACACTGTTCAACTTGGTTGCAGGTGCAGTTGGTGAAGGTCTTGCTGTTAAGTTTATGGCACACCGCAAAGTCGCAGGTCGTATGCCCGACCCAGCTGATATCTTGTCAGGTAAAGTCAAAGACTTGTCTGTCAAAGAAATCTCGGCTATGTACTCACTGACAGTTTCTATGTGCTACGAATTGCGTGATGCACTTGAAAACAAGAAAGTGACCAACAAAGAATTCCATGACATGGCGAAGAACTTCTTCACATACATCATGGCTAACTTTGAAACTGAGTTGGTTGTTATGGGTGCTAAGATTGCACTCAAGACTTACAAACTCCCAATCGAGCCTAGCTTGCTTGGTGCTACATTTGATGATTTCCACAAGAAGTACGGCAAGTACATCGTGGAGGCTGGTAACTGATTCAGTTACTAGTTTTACAGGGTGAGTGTAGCAATATGCTCACCCTTTTTTTATTAAGGATTATTATGTCAGGTAAAAAGTATTTTTATGCATTAGGGCAACGTGCCCGCTCTTGGGGTTGGACCAAGGATGATGGTATGGAGCACTTCAAAATTGAAGCAGGTGCAGCCTATGCACGAATCGCATTTGATGCAGGTTACCGAGGGTTGTCACTATGAGTAACGAAGAAAAAAAGCCATTAGAGGTTGTGTTTGCCCCAGGTTGCTTTGATGACTTTGATGGTACACAGAAAGAACTGGACGAAATGATTGCTGAGATTAATCGCCTAGCCGAAACAGGTGAACTGTTTGAACGATCACTTCCTGTTGATTTGGATGAACTCTCGGACGAGGAATTAGAAGAACTTGCCGGAAAGATGGGTATTGACCTCGATGACCTTAACGAAGTTGACCTTGACGAGGATGTAGTAAATCGTGCTACAAAACGGACCCTTCAATAATTTGACAGAAAATCTATTATTTGCTATAATAGACGCATAAACACTAAAGGACTAACATGAGCGAAGTTATCGACAAGCGCAAAACTAAAAAGAACAATGACAAGTTTGATAAACTTGTCGGCCCAACTGATCCCAAGATTGACCTGCAAGCCCGTGAGCGACTGGTAACTGCTCGAATCGGTTTGCTGTTGCGCCATTCGTTTTTCGGTAACCTCGCAACACGCATGTCATTGACCAATGCCGATGAATGGTGTAGTACTGCGGCAACTGACGGTCTCAAATTCTATTACAACTCCCGTTTCATTATGATGCTCAAGCCTAAAGAGGTTGAGTTTCTTGTGGCACATGAGGTGTTGCATGTAGTGTACGATCACATGGGTCGCCGCGGTACTCGTGACCCGCAACTCTTTAACATTGCAAACGACTATGCAGTCAATGCCGACTTGAAGCGACACAAGGTTGGTCAATTCATTACCACTGTGCCTTGCTTGTATGAGCAAAAGTATGACGGTAAGTCTTCTGAGGAAATCTATGATGACCTCATGAAGAATGTCCAAAAGATTGATATCAATAGTCTGATTGACCAGATGATTGACGATCACCTCGATGGTGATGGTGATGGTGAATCTGATGGTGACGGTGACGAAAAAGAAGGCAAAGGCAAAGGTCGTCCTAAGATGTCTCCTGAAGAACGTGAACGTGCCCGTCAAGAAATCAAGCAAGCTATTTTAAATGCCGCACAGTCTGCCGAAGCAGGCACATTGCCTAAAGGTGTTGAGCGTTTGATTCGTAGCGTTACTGACCCAGTCATGCCCTGGCGTGAACTGATTCAGACTAACTTGACCAGTGCAATTCGTACTGACTTCTCTTGGATGCGTCCTTCACGCCGTGGTTGGCACATGGATGCTATCATGCCCGGCATGACGCCCGGTGAAGAAATCGATGTGGTCGTTGCTATCGACATGTCAGGCTCTATCTCTAACAAGCAAGCGCAAGCATTTTTGGGTGAGATTGGTGGCATGATGGATGCATTCGATGGCTACAAGGTTCATGTTTTCTGTTTCGATACTGAAATCTACAACCCTGCTGACTTCACTAGCGAGAACCTTGATTCAATTGATGGCTACGAACCACAAGGTGGCGGTGGCACTGACTTTGATGCTATCTTTGAATACTTGAAAGAAGTCGGCAATGTTCCCAAGCGATTGATTGTTTTCACTGACGGTTATCCCTGCGGTTCTTGGGGTGATGCTGATTACTGCGATACAACTTGGATCATTCATGGTGACCCTAATCCGAATCCCCCATTCGGTACTTACGCACTGTATGATGACAAGTGAAAAGTTAATTTTCGAATCACCCGATGGAGGTAAAACAGTGTATGCTCGTAAAATGGGCGAGACTGATCGACACCTTCATTGGGTTGACCCGGTGCACAAAAAAGAAGGAGAACTATCTGCTAGGTGGTTTAAATTAAAAGAAGCCGTGTTCATGGCAGACAGTGATCCTACACTCAATGATGCAATAAGTAAGGTAGAAATGTTGTATGCTATCAAAAAAGGATCCTAATCAATTGAGTGTCCATTCTATCATCGAAATAAAGCCTGAGGTGTGGCATGTTAATAGAAAGTTAGACTTCAAGCCCCCACATTTTGTCACAGCAAACACAGCAATAACAAGAGAATCAGCTAAATGGATCGTTCATACCCTATCAGGACGTTATACCTTTATTGGATCAGAATCCATAGATGATTTCTTTGTGCCAATTACATTGCCCTCATTTGAAGATCCTACTGAGGCATTACTGTACGAACTAAAATGGTCTTGACATTTATTTTAAGTGTCGAAAACTACTATTAAATAATAATATCAAAAGGAGAAAACTATTATGAGTTTTTTAAGACACGTAGGTAAACATGGCGACCGAAAAGTTGCAGTCATTTTTAGAGAGGTACCGGGCGAGCCGCATATGTGCTTGGTAGCCTATACAGAGTTGTTAAATCAACACATTCATGATCCAATGATTAAATGTATTGAGTCTGATATTGGTCAAAACAGTGAAAACTTGGCGGACGCATTGAATCGGTCTTATACCAAAGACGGTAATCCAATTCTACAAGTTTTACACAGAGAAGGTCAATTGAAGAAAGTCAATACTGAGATGGTACTGATGACTCCTGCACCCAACACTAAGATTAGGTTGAATGAACTCAACAAAATTTTGAATGAAATGAAACAGGGTGAAGCCGCAGTCAAGCGTCTTGCCGAGATAGATAGTAGCCGCGGATTGCAGGACCCGGCCGATGTTGCTCGTAGAATGCGTGGCAATCAAGAACCACCGCAAAACGTACAAAGTGCCCAGGGCGTATTAGCCGATAATGAGTTAGCAAATAACTTGCGTCAGCAAGCACAAAAGATGGATGCAGAGGCTAAAGGACTACTAGCAGAATCACAACGTTTGCTGAAAGAAGCCGCACAGATGGACGGCGGGGTACTTGAAACAGTGTCAACTGCTTCTATCTCTGTTCAACCAAAGCGTAGAGGTCGTCCTGCAAAGGCAAAAGCAGTAGCGTAACAACACATGTCACCTGAATTCATCGCAAAGTGGGAACACATCTTAGAAGATGTTGAGAAACAAAAAATACCTGTACAGTTTATTAAAAAGATAATCGTCAAGCTTGAAGGTAAACGACAACAGACAATTAACATTGAAAAGTTTCTCAGTCAAGGTTTGGACCCTGAACAAATTGAGGATGCAGTTGGTAGAAAACTGCACGAGCTTGACGATCAAATTTCAAGTGTGGAATTTGTTCTCAATGTTCAAAACATTGCCGAGACGGTACAACCAGAAACTGATAGGTTATTGAATAAACTATGAAACTGATAGTAGCATGTGATCCAAAAGGTGGAATAGGCTACAACAACAAATTGCCCTGGAGTAAAATCGAGGGCGATTTGCCAAGATTCAAAGAATTGACTACAGGTAAAGTTATACTTATGGGTCGTAATACTTGGGACAGTTTACCTAAAAAACCTCTACCCAATCGTATTAATGTTGTAGTGTCTAGTAAGGCTATCCCAGAAATAACTACACTGACTAGCCTACCTGCCAGAGACACAATGGATTTAGTAGATGTTTGGTTAATAGGTGGTGCAAAAATCATTAATTCAAGTTGGCACTTAATTGATGAAGTTCATTTGAGTAGAACAGTAGCCGAACACACTTGCGATACCTTCATCGATTTAGTAAAATTAGAGAAAGAGTTTGTGTGTTGGTTTAAAGAACAACACACAGACCACTCATATGAAATTTGGAAAAGAAAATGAAACAATATCACGATTTACTACAAGACATACTAGATAATGGAGAACTTAAAGATGATAGAACTGGTGTTGGCACCTATAGTGTTTTTGGCCGTAATCTTCGCTTTGATTTGCGTAGAGGCTTTCCCGCTATCACTACTAAAAAGCTTGCATGGAAAGCTTGTGTCGGTGAACTTCTTTGGTTCATTGAAGGATCTAGTGATGAACGTAGATTGGCAGAACTCACCCATGGTGAAGGTAACGCAGAGGGAAAGGTTACTATCTGGACACCGAATGCGCTTGCGCCGTATTGGAAACCAAAAGCGAAATTCGAAGGTGACTTGGGTAGGGTATACGGCGTACAATGGCGCCACTGGAACAAAGACACGGTTGAAAAAGACATGGGTCCAGCGCACAAAGGTGGCACACGCCTCGCGGTAGACAGAACAGAAGTTGACCAATTGACAAATCTCATCGAAGGACTGAAACAAGATCCTAATGGGCGCAGACACATTTTAAGTGCCTGGAACGTGAGCGAACTAGACCAAATGGCATTGCCACCTTGTCACGTTATGAGTCAATTCTATGTCAACAAAGATAAAGAACTTAGTTGTCATATGTACCAACGTAGTGTTGATGTGTTCTTAGGTCTTCCTTTTAACATTGCTAGTTATGCGTTACTGACACATTTGATTGCGCATCATTGTGGATTGAAAGTAGGCGAGTTGATTATCAGCACAGGTGATACTCATATCTACAAAGATCACATTGAACAAGTTAAAACACAACTATCACGAACCGAATTTTCTGCTCCTACTTTATATCTGAGTGCTCAGAAAACAAATATATTTGAAATGAGAATGGAAGACATTCACTTAGATAACTATGAGAGCCATGGACAAATTAAAGCGAATATGGCAGTTTGATGACGGTAAGGACATCATAACAAGTAGTTATGTTGTTCATACATTTTCGTTAAGTGACGTAGATGATCCTGATATCTATGCAGGCGGTCCTATCTTTGACTGGGAACGTAGTGAACCAGGTCAATGGGTAATGAAAAATGCAATTACTAAACCAACCTGGTATAAGCAGCTTGATGCGATGACATATGGGTATAAGTTTCAAATAAGAGCAGACCTAACACCCGAACAAATAACATTTTTTGAATTGAAATTTAAATGAAAATATTAGTAACCGGCGGCATGGGATTGATAGGACATCATGTCGTATCTAAATTAGAGCAACTACAACATGATGTTGTTATAGTTGACACCCAAACAAACTACGGAATTATTCCACAAGAAGAAGTCAACTATCTGGTGTCTGAACGAAAAAAGAAAATAAAGACATATCAAAATTTTAAGTTTGATATTTGTAGTGCTGGAAACATTGAATGGTTGTTTGCGGCAAATAAATTTGATATCGTCATTCACATGGCTAGCTTCCCTAGACAGAAAGTGGTCAATGCTAACCCACCATGGGGCAGTCGTGTAATGAGTGAAGGTCTACTCAACCTATGTGAAATGAGTAAAAAGAATAACGTAAAGAAATTTGTATACATCAGTTCAAGTATGGTCTATGGTGACTTTACCAACGATGTGACAGAAGATTATAATTGTAAGCCACAAGGACAATATGGAATACTCAAGCTCACTGGGGAACACCTGGTTAAAGATTACACTCGCAGAGGCTGTTTTAATCATACTATTATTCGGCCAAGTGCTGTATACGGCCCGCTTGATGTGGAAGATAGAGTTATTGCAAAATTCATGCTCACAGCAATGCGCGGTGCTACTCTTAAGGTTAATGGAGCAGGAGAAACACTCGATTTCACCTACGTTGAAGACGCCGCCGATGGAATCGTTGCCGCGAGTTTAAGTTCCAATACCGACAATAAGACATACAACATTACCAAGAGCCACAGTAGGAGTCTGCTTGATGCGGCACAACTAGCTGTGAAGATTGTCGGTAAAGGATCTATTGAAGTTAGAGACAAAGACGCTGACTTCCCAAGTCGAGGTGCACTAAACATTGATGCTGCCCGTAGAGACTTCGGTTATGATCCGAAAGTAGATGTTGAAGAAGGATTTCAAAAGTACTATGAATGGCTGAGTACATCAAGTTACTGGCAGAATAGAATATAAAATGAATGAATTAGAAACTGCATTAAAAACACATGACTGGACTTTAAATGGATATAAATCTAGAGTCATAGTGGATAAGTTGATGAAGGAAAATCCTGAACAATCAACAGTGTTATGGGAACAATATTGCCCGTGGTCTGTTACTAACGGCGGCTATATAGAATGGGCAAAAAATGAAAATCACTCACTTCGGTCTAGCAAGACAGTATAAGAACATCGGGGAAGAGTTGCTAGATGCAACTCACCGTGCTTTAAAAGACGGTCAATTAGTCGGTGGTCACTACACTCGTTCGTTTGAAGAATGGTTGAAACATAAGACTAAGACTAAATATGCTATAACGGTACATAGTGGTACTCAAGCACTTGAAATAATTGCACGATGGAAAAAGATTAAGCATAATGAAACTATGGATGGAAATCCCAAAGTTCGCATCCCCAACCTAACCTATCCTGCAACACTTAATGCATTTTTAACTGCAGGTTGGGATGTTGAATTAGCAGACACTGACAAAAACGGTATCATTTCTCATGAGTCTAGAGTAGGTGGAATATATGATTGTGTCATGGGCTTTGCGGGCCGAAGGCCATGGTCAGATGTAAGATATGAAGATAGTTATGGCGTTATAGTTGACGGAGCACAACACTGGTTAGAAGCCGGCGGCAATGTAGGTAGTGGCATGGCAATCAGTTTTGATCCTACTAAAAATTTGAACAGCAGTGGTAACGGTGGTGCTATCGTAACCAATGATGAAAAGTTATATCTATATGCATCAAGCTACAGAGACAATTGCAAGCCATACTTTCATGATGTTGGAACTAATTCACGAATGAGTGAGCTAGATTGTGCTCATCTTCTAGTTAGAGTAAAATATATAGACGAATGGCAAACCAGAAGAAAAGAGATTGCTAAATTTTGGTGCCAGTCTTTTAAGGATCTACCGCTAACCTGTCTTAGTGATACAAAGGATCCCCACGCACATCAAAAATTTGTAATGTATTTGCCGGATCGCAATTCACTTTTTACGCATTTAATGCTGAATGGAATTGACTGCAAGAGACACTATGAATATGTTCTAGGAGATTTACCTTCTGCAAAAGATTTAGCAAAACCAGATATGATAAGTACAAGTGTACTGCTCAGTAGAGGTGTCATTAGTTTACCTATATATCCCGAATTGACTGATGAGGAAGTTGAGTTTATTGGTGATGAAGTTATTAGATATTTTAAACAACAATAGTTTTTGTGTGCTGCCATGGATGAATATATCCACGCACACTGATGGTACTGTTAGATTATGCTGTGTGTCTGATGAGTTCATGCATAAGGAAGATGGTACTAAGTTAAACTTGGGATATGATGAACTGCCTAATATCGTAAATTCAACTGATTTAAAAAGAATCAGAAAAGATATGATTGAAGGTAAACCAATCAAAGGATGTCAGAAATGCTATGATACTGAAAAGTACGGTGGCAAGAGTTATAGAAATTGGAATAACGAAGGATACACAAAACAAATTCCTATACTAAAGAAAATAATATCTTCTACTACCAATGACGGGGCCATCGACAACACTGTAGAATATTTTGACATCCGATTTGGAAATATGTGCAACTTGGCATGTAGAAGTTGTTATCCAGAAGCTAGTAGCCAATTCAACAAAGAAGTTATCAAACTGTTTCCTATATCTGATATAGGAAATTACCACAACATCTCTACTAAAAATCTAAACGATTGGTACACAACTGATGTATTTGAGAAAAACATAGACTCACAGTTAGGAAACATCCAGTCATATTATATGAATGGCGGTGAACCTACTATCATTCAAAACAATCTTGTTATCTTACAGAAGATGATTGGTGCCGGAGTTAGTAAGAACATCAGCATAGTGTTTAATTCCAACATGACCAATACTAGGAAAGAGTTCTATGATTTGCTACCACACTTCAAACAAATACGATTTATGTGTAGTATAGACGGATATGGATCTATGCAAGAGTATCTAAGATACCCTAGCAAATGGAGTCAAATTGACAATACTTTGACTAAACTAGTATCTATGGGACTTACTAATTTGTTGGTACGGCCTACTCCTGTAATCTATAAGCCTAATTTGGAATACATTACCGACTTGTTTGACTACTTTGATTCAATCAGTGACAAATACAAGGTTGACATAAACATAACCCCCATCATTTTAATGGAGCCAGATTACTTAGATTTTTACTACTTGCCAATAGACTATAAACAACGATGCTGGGAGAAAATAGAAACTTGGATGAAAAACGACATTAAACCCCGAGACAGTAATTTCTACGGAATAATGACTACAGTTAAAAATAGATGCTTGGAAGAAGTAGAACATAAAGAAAACTTGTCTAGATTTTTTAAATTTAACGATATTTTAGACTCTAATCGAAATCAAAAACTAGCAGAAGTTAATCCTACTTTAGATAGCATGAGATAAATAGTTGTATGTGGATAATATCAATACTACCCGAAGCCGCAATACACATAATCTTTGGATTAGGTATTTTGGGCACAGTCACTGGTTTTGTGCTAGGATTCGTTCCTTTTGTCAAAGCCTATAAACTAGCAATTCAAATCATAAGTATATTGTTACTTGTTCTAGGGGTGTACCTAGAAGGAGGATTAGCAGACAATAAAGAATGGCAGTTAAAAGTCAAAGAGATGGAAGCAAAACTTGCACAAGCTGAAACCAAGGCTAGCGAAAAGAACATTGAAGTCCAAGAAAAAGTAGTAGAAAAAACTAAAGTTATTCGAGAAAAAGGTAAAGATATTATCAAGTATGTCGATAGATGGAACACTAAGGAAATTATTAAAGAAGTAGAAGGTCCTGAGAGAATCAGACGAGAAGAAGTCATTAAGTACATTGAAAATTGCCCCGTACCTAAAGAAATGATAGACATACACAATCTAGCAACTGAATTGAATAAGGGTGATAAGAAATGAAATACATATTCATTGCCTTGTTATTTCTAGTTGGATGCTCTACTACAGTGCCCGTTCAAAAGAAATTCCCCAACGCTACTACTGAACTCATGAAAAAGTGCGAAAGCCTAAAGAAAATTGAGGGAGACAAAGTAGCAATAACTGACATGCTAAAAGTCATCGTACATAACTACTCTTTATATTATGAATGCTCAACGAAAGTAGATGGATGGCAAGAATGGTATAGTGAACAGAAGAAAATTCATGAAGATAGCGCAAAATAATAGCATATTATTGGCAATTTGTTTAGCTTTGTCCGGATGTTCAACAGTTAATCACTATGAAACCTATGTAGAAGCACAAAAATCATTAAGCCGTGATGCTACTGTAGCAGAGGCTGCTAGAATTGCAGCCTTGATTGAAATGGTTAAGAGTTCTGATAACGAAGTCAAGCTACAAGCCATAAGAGCATTACAAGAAATTCAACGAGGGAAACGCCAAATCATCATTCAGCAACCCAAGTCTTGGTTAGGTAACTGATAAATACTTTATAGTAGGATACAGGAAAAAACATGTCTACCCAAGAAATAATTAATATAGGTGTATTGCCCAACGACGGAGAGGGTGATCCGTTACGAGTTGCCTTTCAAAAGGTTAACAATAACTTTGCTAATGTATTTTTAACTAATTTTAGCATTACACAGGGAACTACATCTGGTTTAGTTCCTAACCAAGTCGTATTTGAATATCCCGCAGATGAATTTACACAGGGGACAATACAGATTCGCAGTTATGATCCAGGCACACCTGACATGCAAAATATAGTATTAGCTGCCGCTATTACAAATAACTTAGGTGGAGTTCGTTTTTCAGGCTACGGTACTTCTCGTGAAGGTAATGCGTTGTGTAGCTATAACATGGATGTAGTAGACAATACTGTGCGATTGTTGGTAAATCCAATACAGGATACAGTTATATATCATTATATGTGCTATCAGATAACATCTGCTAGTATGGTGGCAGGTACACCTATAGAGTTGGATGGTTATCCTACCGGGTCTGTAATGGGTACAGAAGATGATATCATACTTACTACGGAAACACCCGAATGAGAGCCAGAGAGTTCATAGCAGAACAAAAACTTAGTGATGTTCATGACGGTTTAGACGTAGCATCTAAGTCTCTTCCCAACACGTATGTTATTCCAGAGTTACAGAACAATGACTTCTATGATTTATATCGTTTCGGTGTAGCAATTGCCGCAGTAAGAGGCGAAAGCGGTACTGACGATGTACAAAATGGTTATAAGCCTGATTTTAGGGCAGAAAGTAGCTGGGGAGAAAATCAAGTTATATCATCTGAGTTTGACAAAGAGATTGGTAAAACTATTGCCCAAGCATTAAAGAAGGTCGGCAAATCCGGCAAAAAATTAGTCAGTACACCTAGCAGTGATGAAATGGATGACACAATGCATTCGTCTCCTGTCAAAGCTTTCAAAGGATACAAGAGAAAATGAGAGCTAATGAATTTATAAACGAAAATAAGATTGGCAAACTAAGTAAAAGAAAAAGCCAATCTTCTGTAGGATTGCATAAATTTCGTGATGAGAATTATGCAGACCGAATATATGAACTGAACAGAATTATGATGGCTGCAGCCTCAACTGACGGAACTTTCATGCCTGAAATAGACAGCGAGAGTTGGGCAGGAAGACATGACGTTGCGGCACCTTATACACAAGAAGAAGCAAACATGCTTAAATTGGCATATCAAGTGGTGGGTTCTCATCACCAAGACTTAAACAAAGGTGACTTGCGCAGTCAAGAATTACCCGGGGGGAACACTAAGAGTTTAGTTAAACCCTTTAAAGGTTACAAAAGAAAATAATATACACAGTCATTTGATGAATAAGTAATTCTATCAGATTTACAGGATCATCAATGATTGATATTAACACAACAATAGACCTCATCAAGTTAAAGTTTTACAACGAATGGTTGTATACAGCACACATATACGATGAAGGTGACAGCCAATTTCACAAAGAACTAACAACTCAGGTTGTAAAAACCTACATTGACCCATTGAATTTAGCTAAGGATGCTAAAATCTTAGATTTGGGTTGTGGCCCGGGCTATTTCTTAGATGAAATGAAGGCTAGAGAATACACAAATGTTACTGGTGTAACACTTAGCCCCGGTGACATTAGCTTATGTGAAGGCAAAGGGCATAAGATTTCAAAATACGACCTAAGCTTTTTGCCTCAAAAAGATGGGTACCATGACGAGTCAGTAGATTTCATCTTCTTGCGTCACGCATTAGAGCATAGTCCATATCCTATCTTTAGCTTGATGGAATACAACCGAGTACTGAAACAAGGTAGCAAGATTTACATTGAAGTCCCTGCACCCGATTGTGAACGTAAACATGAATGGAACTTGAATCACTATAGTATTCTAGGCGAACAACAGTTACTAGCCCTACTAAACAGAACCGGATTTGATGTCAATGTACTAAACAGTTTAGAATTCGACCTTGGAATCGCTGACCCTGCAGGCGGAGAACCTAAGAAGGTTCGTGAAAAGTTCT